CGGGCCGCCTCCCAGCGTACTCAGGGAGGCGGCCCGGCCGCGTCTTACTTCTTGCTGACTTCACCCACGTGGCCCGGCACATACTCCTGCCCGGTCTCCTCGGCGTGGCGCTTCCGCTCGCCCTCTATGGCGAGCACGCAGCCGCGGCAGGCGCGCGCGTCGTACCGGACGCCGGCGGGAGTGTCGATCTGCTTGACGCTGGCCGTGTCGACGCCGGTCTGCGCGCATCGGAAGCAGTCACCTGGCGCCCATTCGTAGAGGGCGAGGAGTTCGGGGTCGTCCATGGAGCCTCTCCTTGTGGGCGGGCCGGGTGATGGCGGGTGCGCGATCATCATGCTTAACGAGAAGCCCAGGCCAAAGGTCATTCACTCGTTCGAGTGAACATGTGTGCGATTTCAGCGCAGCATCTCAAGCCTCGGGGCGTAACCCCGAGGCGAGACGTGTGTGCGACAGGCGGGACCACCCGAGTGCCCAGCACCGGGCAGATGTATGCACCACGGGTGAACGTTTCCCCTGTCGTTTGTGCCGCAACCTTCGAGTGGGATCACAAAAGGCCGCATGAAAGCTGCTCCCATATGATCATCCGGGTCACAGCGTTTGTCGAGTGCCAGATCCTCAACCCGCCTGGGTGCTCGACCACCGGCGGGCCACCGCCGCCCGTATCGTGCAGCTCCGCAAGGCCGCCAAGATCACCCAGCAAGGCCTCATCGACGCCACCGGGCTGCAGCGCAGCACCATCCAGCGCATCGAATACGGAGGCGTCGACCCGCGGCTCAGCACTCTTGCCCGCATCGCGCAGGCCATCGGGGTGCCCGTCGCCGACCTCATCGCCGACCTCCCGGAGTAGCTGCCGTGCCGGCGTGGCACGAGCAGCGGCACGACGCAGCCGCCAGCAGCACCCCGTGGGCACCGGGCAGCGGCACATCCTTCGCGCTGCGGCAGTAGCGGTGGAGTTCGGCGGTGTTGCGGTCGGCGGCCATGCTGCACTCGGCGGACAGCGGCACTGGCGCCGCGGGGGCGGTCACGGGCCGGGCCTGTGGAGCGCGGCGGCCGTACCGGGCCGGATCGGCTCCCGGTCGTCGTGGCCGTCCGCTGTGGCTGTCCAGCCGCCGGCGTCCTTGACTCTGTCGAGGAGCTTGGTGCGGGCTTCGGGGTCGCGGGAGAGCCGGTCCCAGTCATGGATGAGGCACACCCGGCCGCCGGTGTGGCTGGCGACGGTGTTGCACAGGGCGTCGAGGGCGGGCCTGGACGTGTCGGACAGGGCGTCGTCGTCGGTGTCGACGAACCAGCCGCCTATCGGCCAGCCCTGCCGTGCGGCGTAGGCCTTCACGCGGGTGAGGCGGTCATCGAGGACCAGGGTGGTTTTGGTGGCGTGCCGGTCGTAGATGAACGCGAGTGGCGGCGGGCCGGCTGCTGTTCGGGGGCCCGGTACGTCCGTAGCATCGTCCATGTCGAGGCTCCTCCGAAGCGTCGGCCATGCCCCCGGGGCCGTGTCGCGCGGTCGCCGGGGGTTTTGCTGGAGTTTGAGCGTAGCGCGCTATAGCTCGCCTGGCGCACTATCGGTCGCCTTAGCAGATCATGGCTGCCTACGGTGCGCCGTATGGAGATGGAGTTCGCGGGCAATCGCCCCAGGTGGCGGCAGGTCCACGAAGTCATCGAAGGGCGTATCCGGTCGGGGCAGTACCCGTCGGGCGCGCGCGTGCCGTCACTCGTTCAGATTCAGTCCGAGTTCGGGATCGCCAACGTGACGGCCCAGAAGGTGCTGCGGCAGCTGCGGGCGGACGGCCTCATCTACACGGAGCAGGGCATGGGCTCGTTCGTCGCGGAGACGCTGCCGCCGGCCGAGGGCTGACACGTTCACCCCGCTGTCGCTGCCGCGCTCTAAGCTTGATCCATGCCCCCCACCCCCGCCGCACCCTCTCCTGGCGCGCGCTCGTCCGCCGAGGTCAACGCGCGGATCCGGGCTCTGTTCCGCCCGCGCTGGGGTCGCGGTCTGACCGCGGAGGAGCGCGGGGAGTACGAGCGGCTACTCGCGGAGTGGAAGGCGGCCGTGCGGGCCGAGGGGCAGGGCGGGTACGGGCGGGCCGCGTAGCCTGTGGTCATGGATGAGAAGCCACTCCGGGCCGGGATGATCCGGTGCGTGTTCGTCGGTGGCCCGCTCGATGGTAAGACGACCGATGTGGACGCCTACCTGTCGTGGCAGACGCCGCCGGAGTCGATTACCGCAGCCCACCCGCTGGAGTCGCCCGGCGTTGAGCACCTGTACGTCAGGGACGGTGAGGTGGAGGACCGACCGGGCGTTGGCCGTCATCTGCTGATGCGGCACGACGGCGAGCGCCCGAAGCCGCCAGCGGGTAACTCCCACGACCGTGCGGCACGGCGATCAGTTGCAGCCGGGTGGGGCGTCAGCGGGTAGCGACGGTCCCCGACGGTCGCTGTCAGACCCGTCGCCTACGCTCCCGCCATGAGCATCGACATCCCTCCCGCCCTGGCCGACCTGCAGCGCACCGCGACGGCCGCGTTCGAGGCGATCAGCGCCTACGAGGACCGGGTGGGCAAGCCAGCGTTGGAGTGGTCGGATGAGGAGCGGGCCCACCTCGGTGAGCTGTGGGTGGTCACGAACGCGGCGGCCGACGCCCTGCGTGACGCGGTGGTGGCGTCCGGGCTGGAGGCGGACAGCTACGCGTTCCGGCGGGCGCTGCACGAGGCGGCGCGGGACGAGTAGGTCAGCGTTCGGGCTGCGACGCGATGGCAGGCGGCGTCATCGCTACCGCAAGTGACTGCCGCAGTTTGGCCATCGCCTCGGGCGACGGCGGCGCGAACCGGACACCGGCGAGCGGTGCCACGCTGATCGCACGCATAGCGTCGAGCATGTTGCGCATCACCCACGCCGCGGCTGGGGGCAGCGTCACCGTAGGGATGGTGTCTGGCTGCTCGTGGCGGTCGAGTTGATGCAGGGCGCGGTCGGCGCGCGGGTACGGGCGGTACGTCACAGCGTCCTCCGCCCGCTCAACGGCTGAACGACTGGAACGCCGCCCGCTCCACGCGCCCGGCACTCGCCGCGTCGGGCATGATGCGCGCCAGGGCGGGTGACGCGGCGGCGCTGCCCCGGGAGGCCAGTTCCGCGAGGGTGATACGGCGGCGGGTCTGGGGTGCGGCGGCCAGGTGGGTGTGGTCCATGGGGGCTCCTCCGTGGGGGCGGCCTCGACTCGACGGGGGCGCGAGCCGAGGCCTGAAGTGAGGGTAGCGCGACAGGGGGAAGCCCCCGGCCGAATCGGCGCGGGGGCTGCATCCCCGTGGGTACGGGGCAGAGGTTGCGACCGAGATGTCTCCCGGTCCATCCCCACGTTGGTGGGGAACATCCGGTCTGCTTGCAGTCGATGGCGGTGGTGCCGCTCCGACATGAGCCAGTCTCGCTGGCCTGCGAGTCGACCGGTGGTGCGTGCCATCCCCGCCGCAGCGGGGTTGAGTACCAATGTGCCATACGGGGCCGACATTGGTGTCTAGAACGCGGCGAGTCCAGCGGTCTCGTCTTCCCAGCGCTCTGCGGCGGCCTGGCGGTCCGAGTACAGGCGGCGCCAGCCGCGCTCAACCGCTGGGGCGCCGGGCACGCCGTCCGGGTGGAGCGATGTGCGTCGGACCTCGTAGACCGTGATGGCGAGGCTGGCGGCGCGCATCTCCCGGAGGCTGAAGGAGAGGCGCGCGGTGTCGCCGCTTCGAGTGAGGGTCTCTTCGGCCTTGGTGCGCACGAGACCCTGTCGGAGGTCGCCGTGCATGGCGGCTTCCCGGATGGCCTTCTCGGTGTCGGGGTCAAGGCCCTTGCGGTCGGCGCCGCTAAGCCACTGGGGGATGTCGGCGATGTGAGCAGTGCCGATGGGAACGGCGGGCTGCATGCGGGTCTCCTCGTGTCGTGCCGGGCGGGTGCGCGGCAGGGTCAGGGGGTGGGGTTGACGATGGCGACGGAGTAGCGGGGGTGGCTCTCCGGCCGCCTGTAAGGTCAGCGCTTGCCGAGCCACCTGCGGACGGCCATCCGGTCGACCCCTGCCTGCTGCGCGAACCCAGCTTCGGTGGCGTCGCCGTTGTTGATCCGGGTGACGCCGATCTGTCGCAGGGCGACGAGAGCCTTGCGCTCGGCCGCGCGGGCGTTGACGCGCTCACTGGCGAGTTCGGCGATGAGGTCTTCCGGGGCCTCGACCATGAGGCGGTAGGCAGCGGTGAGAGCGGCCTCGCGGTCGTCGCGGTCGTCCTCGTCGGGGTACTGCTCTTCGATGTCACCGGCGGTGCGGAGGAGTTCGGCGATCTGGTCGTCGTCGAGTCCGTGGTCGTTTCCGAGCCAGGCTTCAAGTTCGTAGAGCTGCATGACGGTCCCTTCCCGAAGCGCCCCTCGCTCCATCTGTAGACCAGACTACAGGCGGGGTGTAGTGCTGTCTACAGGCTTGCGGTAGTCGTACGCTCGAACGCGTGAGCGAACAACCACCCCCGCGCGTCACCGTCACCCTCCCCGACGGCACGGCCCTCGACGGACGACTCCACGCGCGACGACAGCGGCCCGACGGGACCTGGTGGTACGAGGTCACGGTTGAGGTACCTGTTGGGGCCGTCACGCCGGTCCGCGGGGAGGAGTACGGCGGGGTGCCCACCGAGCGGGAGCAGGTCGAGGTGCGGTACGTGGTCGACAACGGACTGCCACCGGTCGACGGACGGCCACGGCTCGAACTCCACATCGCCGGATGCTGGTCCATCAACCAGAGACCCGGAGTCATCGTCACAGCCATCCCAGACGCGCGGGAGGCACGGATGATGCTGCGGTTCGAGGACACCGTGGCTTGTGGGGTGTGTAAACCGGAGCCGTAGGGGCACGTAGTACTACAGAATAATGACCGTTATCCTGTAGTCATGAGTCTGCTTCCGGAACCCGTCACCGCAGCACCCAGTGAGCTTGAGTCCGCACCCGCTGCGGCGGTGAAGCTGCGCGGCACACCTCCCGCCGCGTCACCGGCCGCGCTCGCCGCCCTGCTCCGTGACGCCGGCGCCGCGCCCGGCATCCTCGAAGCAACTGAGGCGTGGATGAACAAGCGCGAGTCCGAGCACTCCCGCATCGCCTACGCCAAGGACGCGTCCTGGTGGCTCGCCTGGTGCGCCGCATCCCAGACCGACCCGGCCGCCGCGCGCGCGGTCCACACCGACCAGTACGCCGCCGCCCTGCGCGAGTCCGGTCTCGCCAAGTCCACCCGGGCCCGCCGCCTCGCCGCCGCCTCATCCTGGTACGCCTACCTGGTGCGCGCCGAGGTCGCAGAGCGGAACCCATTCGCCGGTATGGACCGTCCGTCGGTGTCCGCCGACGACTCGCCCACCCGGGGCATGACGCCCGCCCAGTTGGCCAAGTTGCTGACCTACGCCCGCGAACACGAAACCGCGCGCACCTACGCCCTGCTCGTCACCCTCGCCACCACAGCCGGGCGCATCGGCTCAATCCTCGCCGCACCCGTGGCGGCCGTCGGGCATGACGAGGGGCACCGCGTCATCGACCTGGTGGTGAAGGGCAACCACGCCAAGCGAGTCGTCCTCGTCCCCCTCGCCGTCGCCGCCATCGAGACGTACCTCGCTGAGCGCGGCAAGGCCGACCCCGAGGCGCCACTGTTCGCGACGAGCACCGGCCGGCCGATGGATGAGCCCGCCGCGTTCCGTACCGTGCGGCGGGTGGCGAAGGCCGCGGGTATTCCGCACGCTGACGCCATTTCTCCCCACTCGCTGCGCCACTCCTACGCCACGGCACTGCTCAGCAAGGGCGTGCCGCTCGCCGACGTACAGGACGCCATGGGACACGCGGACCCGCGGACCACTCGACGCTACGACCGCGCGGCGGGTGCCCTGCACCGATCGCCTTCGTACCGGATGGCGGAGGAGTTGGCGAAGGCCATGCACGCACCGCCAGGTCCATAGCGCCTACGGGGCGCCCTCGACAGCAGAACGCCCCCACCGAAGCGGGGGCGGACGCGGGCGGCCACCGTTGGCGCGGCAACCGCGTGGGCACTCAGCCCGAGATGACCCGAGGACAGGGTACCGCCCGCCTACGACAAAACCCCGCCCACGAGGGACGGGGTGAGTTGGTGCCAGCCCGGGGTTCAACCCCTCCCGGGAGCACGGGTTCGCGCGGGCCAGCGGGGACCATCCGGCGATCAACCGGGCGGTGCTCCATCCGCATCAGCGTACTGCCGCCACATCCGTGTGGCCCCGCCCGGCTCTCCAGGTGAGGCCACACTCCGCGCTCCCCGTGGGTGGCTGCGCGTTCAGCCGTATGGGTAGCGTGGCATGTGGGTCTGACAGTAGGTCTGATGTCTTCGTCGGACCGCCGCGGGGTCACGGGATGGTCACCACCACGGCGCGCGCGGGTGTTAACCGGGTTCACAGCTGTACGGTCATGTCTCCATCTACCAGTCCTTGGGGGGACTTAATGACTCAGCCGCCGCAATGGGGACAGCAGCCCGGCCAGCAACCGCAGTGGGGACAGTCCGCGCCGACCGTGACACTGCCGCCTGGCCCGCCCGGTCAGGGGCCGAGATGGGCGCGGAAGCGCATCGTGATCCCGGTTGCCGTCGGCCTGTTCTTCTTCGGTGTCATCATCGGCGCGGCAGGCGGCGGCGACAGTACGACCACCGCCAGTGCGAAGCCCGCACCGACCGTCACCGTCACCACGAACACCGTCACCAAAGTCAGCGCCGCGCCGGAGCCCGCGGTCACCGTGACGAAGACCGCCACCGCCAAGCCCGCGGCGAAGAAGACCACTGCGGCGCCTGCCGGGAAGGCCCTGTTCAAGGTGTGGGGATCGGCGCCGTCCGGGGTGGACACCACCTACGGCAGCGACGGCGAGAACATCGGCAGTCACAGCGTGTCGATGTCCAAGACCCTCACCGTCAAGGACGACGCCCTCTACTACCAGATCACCGCGCAGCTGCAGGGCGGCGGTGACATTCACTGCTCGGTCACCATCGACGGCAAGACCAAGACCGGGCACGCCAGCGGCGGGTACAACATCTGCTCGGCACAGCTGAACGGCGACTTTGATGGCGGGTTCAGCTAGAGCCGGACATGATGAAGCGCCCCGCCCTCCCGAAGGAGAGCGGGGCGCTGTTGCGTGCGATCGACTACGCGGTCTCCACGACGTCGTATCCGCTCAGCGGCGGCGCCGGCGGTTCGGGCGCAGCCACGGGCTGCTCGGGCAGCACGCCGAGGTCGACCATCGTTGTCGTGTCGCCCGCCGTCGGATCCGGGCGCGGGGTGACCGGGCGGGGCGGGTTAGACGGCACGGTGGGCTCCGATCTTCCGGTAGGCGGCCGTCAGGGAAAGCGCACCCACCCCGAGCAGGCCATGGTTCGGCGACGGAGAATCCGTGGGGGCGGGGGTGTCGGTCGAGGTGTCCTCGCAGTCATACTGCGGGTCGTCGTCCGGCGAGTCCGCGGTGCGCGTGCACGTCACGTGGTGCGTGACCCCGGTGTCGTCCGTCCAGGGATAGGACCAGCCCGCCGGCGGGGAGCCGTCGGATCCGTCCCTGCCGTCGACCCCGGCCGGCCCGGGATCACCCTGGGCGCCGGCCGGACCCGGACTGCCAGCCACGCCGGGGGCCCCAGCATTCCCGGGAGCTCCCGATTCGCCGGGCGACGGGGTGATGGTCGGCGCCGGCTTACCCGAAGCCCCAGTGGGCCCGGGCGGACCCGGTGGTCCGGGGATCGGCACCGGCACCTCAGCGCGCGCCGACAGGGACGGCACGGCCTGGGTCGGATCGGGTGCGACTGGCGTGCCACCCTTCGCCTTGACCTGCTGCCTGAGGGCGCGCACGTCCCCGGCGAGCGTGGAGACGGCGTTGCCGCGCAGGTCAGCTTCGGCGGCAAGGTCATCGGCGCGCCGGGACTCCGAACTGATCCACAGATAGCTCACGCCGACCGCGCCCGACAGGAACAACAGGACGGCAACCAGGGCGAACGACCGCCAGCGCCGGGCCAGGATCCGCTGCGTCCGCGTCACGGCGCCCCCCTGAGCTGCTGCACCAGCAGCCTGAGGCGCGCGTTCTCCGCCTTCTCCGTGGCCAACTCCAGGCGCAACGCGGCCACGTCGGAGCGCAACTCTTTGCGCTCCTCCTGGAGCTGGTCCGTGAGGCTGTTGAAGCCGTTCACCGCATTGCCCTCCCGCTGGGCCTTCCCCGCGACCTTCGAGCCGTACATGGCTGCCGCGCCGGCCACGGCGGCGCTTCCGAGGACGCCTAGAGTCGTGGCCATCGCGGCGTCCATACGCCCTCCGTGCCGCTTGCGTGGGGCAGGTTCAGACGCCCGAGGCCGTCGAGGCAGAGTTCTTGTCGCCCATCAGGCGGGCCGCGAGGCCCTTCACGAGCGAACCGACTGCGGCGATCCCGGCGGTGCCGACGGTCTGCCAGAAGCTGGCGTGGAACATGTCGGCGGGACCGGCGGCGAGGGCAACGCCGCCGGATGCGACGACGAACGTCCAGACGACGCGCTCGCCGAGGTCCTTGGCGTAGGTCGCGGCGGTCTTGCCTATGGCGGGGAAGTCGGGAGTGGACATGAGGAGATCCGTTTCTGCTGGGAGAGGTCAGGCGGAGGTGGGGGTGCCGACGCTGACGTCGACCTTGATGACGGCGGCGGCGATGGCCTGCTGGACGGCGGTCACGACGGCCGCAGTGTCGACGCCCGAGCCGATGAGCCCGACCAGCGCGGTGATGGCGGCGGTCTGTGCGGCCTCGGCGGTCTGGATGGCGCGGGTGTCGCCGTGGATGTGCGCCAGGTAGTAGCCCGCGCCGTGGAAGATCCGGTTACCCTTGGGGTCCTTCTCCGTCAGCGATCCAATGTTCAGCAGGTTGTCGTGGAGCGCCTTGAGCTGGGCGGCCTGGTCGGTGGTGAGCGCCATGGGGTCCTCCTCGGTGGTGCCGCCCTTGGCGGCGGTCAGGATTGCGGCCATCGGGAAGGCGCCGGGGTCGCCGTGTACGTTGCCGCTGGGCACGTGCTGGTGCCCGCAGTGGCCCGAGTACTTGAGCCACGCCGCATTGGGCAGTCGCACGCCGTTGTCGCCGTAGGACCCCGGGTAGGCCTTCCATGTGACGGCCGAGCTGAGCGGCACGCCGTGCTGGTCGTGCGCCCACTTCGAGAACGCGGCGAGGTCCCGGATCGCCCAGTCGGGCAGTTCCGGCATGTACAGGTGCTTGATGCCGGCCTTCGTCCACTTGGCGTGCGTGGTGGGGTCGCAGGTGCCGACGATCTCGACCTGGTCGACGTTGAGGGTGTTCGTCGCGACGGCGCCGGCGTGCACGAGGGCGCGGGCGGAGACGTCGAAGTCGAAGTGCTGGAACCACGTCAGCTTCTTGGCCGTGAAGTCGGGCACGGCGGTGAAGTTGGGGGCCATCGACCCGCCGGAGTACTCCGGCAGGCTCGTGCCTTCGGTGGAGTGCCAGACGATGACGTTGACTTCCATCGCGTCGCCCGGGTACTTCGTCTGGTACCAGTGGCTGGTGTTGGCGCTGGGGTAGCGCTGGGGTCCCGTTTTGGTACTCAAGGCGCCCTCCAGGGCATAAAAAACGCCCCGTCGCTGCGGGGCGTTGTGTGGTGCTGCGGGCGTTTCAGCTTGTGGTGATGACGATGACGATGCCGTCGCCGCCAGCACCGCCAGCACCGGATGCGTTGCCGTTGAGGCTGCCTGCGCCTCCTCCGCCGCCGGCGCCGTACTTACCGCCCGCGCCGCCCGCGCCCGACGCGGCTGCGGTGGCGGATGCTCCGCCGCCTCCGCCGGTGCCGGTGAGGGGGTAGCCAGCCGTTACGGTCACGCCGGCGCCACCTGCTCCGCCCGCGGTGCCCGCTGCGCCGCCCGCGTTCGCGCCCGCCGACGAGACGTTGCCGCCAGCCGCACCGGAGGATGCGGCCGGGGCTGTGGTGACACCGCCACCGCCACCCCCGCCGGGCGCGGAAATCCCGACGCTCGTGCCTGAGCTACCGGCGCCACCCGTGCCGGACGAGGCGCCGCCCGCGCCGCCGTTCGATCCACCTCCGCCGCCTGATCCTGCGGCGGCCGCCCCAGTGGATCCGCCACCGCCGCCGGCGCCCGCATTGGCGACGAGGAATGTGGTGGCCTTGAAGACGGAGTTCGTTCCGATCGAGCCCGCATTGCCGACCGTGCCGTCGGTCGTGATCGACGTCCCCCCGGCGCCGCCCGCGCCGACGGTCACAGTCTCGGTCGCGCCGAGGAGGGACGCCGGAATGGTCCTGGTGGTGTACGCGCTGCCGCCGCCGCCCGCACCGCCGCTGGACACGGTGCCGGACGGCTCACGGGCGCCGCTCCCGCCGCCGCCGCCCCCGCCGATGGCCACGACCGTCACCTGTACCGCGCCAGCAGGCTTCGTCCAGGTGCCCGAGGAGGTGAATGTCTGCACATCACTGAGGGCCTTGGCGGGCACCCATGTTCCACCGCTCCGCACGTACAGCACTAGGTTGGTGGTGTCGACGGCGAGGGTGCCGTTCATGGGGACGTGCGTGAAGGCGCCGTCGGTCACCGCCCCGGCGACCTGTGGGACCGGGGAGTTCCCCCACCATTTGCTGGGAACAGTGCCGCCGACTTGGGTGCCGGTGCTGCTGTAGCAGTTGACGACCTGGAAGTCGCTCGTGCTTGACGGTTCGAAGTACAGGTGGACGCCGGTGGGTGAGGCGTTGTAGTTGCCGACGACGTTGCGCGCGACCGCTGTACCGACGCCGGAGAAAAAGTCCAGACCGGAGTTGACAGTCGAAGAGGCGCCTGTCGAGATGAGGACGTCCTCGATCGCCGAGTTGCCACCCGACCATTGGATGACGTTCTGGGCGGTGCTGTATCCGCTGTAGAAGCCGCCGGAGTACATGTACAGGTGGTTGGCGAAGACGTGGCGGCACGCGGACGTCACCTGCAGGTGGGGGCCACCCCGGACCTGGCTGGTCTCGAATTTGCTGTCCGAGATGTAGATGCCGTTCGGATTGTTCGTCGCGGCCGGGCCCTGCTGGATCCACAAGGCGCCGGTGAAGAAATTCTCGAACCGGCAGCCAATGAGGTGGATCTGGTTGGTGTTGTCGGCGCTGTACCCGAATCCGCTGGTCGCGGCACTGTTGCGCAGCAGAATGTTGGGCGTTGAGGCATCGGCGGCACCGCCGCAGGACTCGATGACGAGGTTGTAGAACCTGCTGTCCCAGAACTCCGCCGTGTCGATGCACGTGTCCAGATTGCTGCTGACGAAAAGGTCGCGGAAATAGTGGTTGTCCGCGTAGTACAGCTGTAGGACCAGCCCGGTGTGGCCGTTGCCGTTGAAGCCGAGACTCTCGATCGAGCAGTACTTCCGGTGGGTCCTGCTGCTGGTGTCCGTGCCGGGGCCTGACATCGACAGGAGAACGCCATTGGCAGTCTTCTTCAGCGTGGCTGCCTTCGAGCCTGCCCCGACGAGCCGAATGCCGTTGCCCGTCAGCGCCAGGGCCGGGCTGCTTGTCGGGGTGACCAGGTAGACCCCGGCAGGAAAGTACACGACGCCGCCGCCCGCAGCCGTGCACGCGTCGATGGCGGCCTGAATGGCGGCGGTGTCGTCCGTGACGCCATCACCGAGCGCACCCTTGTCCTTGACGTTGTGCCAGTCGCGGACGCTTCCAGCGGTACCGGCGACGACGTTTTCAAGATTGAGGTCGCCGATCGACGCGTAGGGAAGGCGCTTGGCTGCCCGCAGTTCCCGCATCTCCTGCTCCAGCGCCTGGACCTTGCGTGCCAGAGCGTTGGAGCCGGGGGGGAGCTGGTCCAGTCGATTGGCCATCAGATGTCCTCCAGCAGGATCGGGGTGACCTTGTCGGCGCTGGCGTCGAGTTCCCAGGACCAGCAGCGTGCGGCGATGTCTGCGCCGCTGAAGTGGCGGGGGGATGTTTCGACGGTGAGGCGGACGGTGTCTCCGAGTCCCCAGTCCCGGCCGAGCCGGGGTGCTTGGGAGGCGGTGGCGTTCAGGGTCCATGCCTGCGCGCCCTGCGCCATGGCGGCAAGAGCCTCGACAGCATGGGCATCGAGAGCGTCGGGGTCGGTGATGCCGGTGGCCGGGGTGTAGCGGTACTGCCACAGGCACCAGCCGTTGGCGATCAGGTCGGTGGCGATGTGAGCGCTGGAGGTGAGCCGGGAGTCCCCTTCACCCTCACCCCGTGCGATGACAGAGTTGGCGCCTTTGCCCTGTTCGTAGGACTTGACCAGGTGGTATTCGGTAACGCTGCCGGGGAAGTCGAAGGTGCCCTCAGGGGTTGCGGTCTGGGTGCCGACGGCTGCCCGGATCCTTATCGGAAGGATGAACCCGGTGCGGGTGGCGTTCCAGGCGATGTCGACGGTCCACTCGGGGCCGCCCTCCAGCGCCATGACCTCCTGGGCGCAGGACAGGATCGTCTTGTCGTCGGAGTCGGCAACCGCGTAGTCCATGGTCACGCCCGTTGTTACGGCGTCGACGACGAAAGGCGGGCCGTTGGTGAGTGCCGGAGTGAGCAGGGTGCTGAGGACGGTGGCCTGGTCCACTCCGATGAGCGTGTGCCCACCTGGGTAGCGGCTTGCGAAGTAGGTCTCCAGTGTGGCGGCGCCCAGAGAGACGGTCTGGGAGCTTCCGCCGTCCTGGGTCAGCGTTACGCCCGCCCATAGCGGCAGGTCGGTTGCGGTGTCGACGGCGACCAGCATGCTCAAGCCCGGGTCGGTCGCAGCCTCCCAGTCCGCGGTCGCCCCCGGCAGTGCGAGGTCGAACTGTGTGGTGGTGGAATCCCCGAGGCGCCGGCTGAGAGCCCCGGTCGGCTTCAGGGATGGCAGGTCTTCGATGATGTCGCCGGTTTTGAGGTCGCAGCCGTACCAGGCCAGTACGTAGGGCTCGGTCACTAGGCGATCTCGTAGGTGACGTCGACCCGCATCTGCTGGTTGGTCGTCCAGGCGTAGGGCGTGTCGCTCCTGGCGGAGAACAGCTGCAGGTCGCCCGCAGGATCAGGGAAAAAGGGGGCGGTAGTTGTGGCGGTGGGTGATACGACGCACTGCCCGGCGTACCGGCCCACACCGGTGCCCAGTGTCATTGCGGTGCCGACTCGGCTCCCGTGCCCGGCCACTGCGGCGAACGGAAGGGCGAAGAACCAGTTGCCGCTGCCGTATGTGGTGGTGCTGCCGGTGATCAGGTCGATGTGGACGGTGCACGTCTTGCCGACGAGGGAGTAGTAGCCCAGCAGGGTTCCGTTGCCGACGACCGGATCGGTAGTGGACCCCGTCCATGTCGGCGTGTAGGACGTCCAGGCGCCCGGGGTTTTGACGTAGGTGTCCCAGGTGCTGCCGTTGTAGCGGAGCAGGTTGGTGCCGTCGTCGTAGTACTGGCCGGTGTACGGGCTGGTGGGCGCGGCGCTGCTGGGCAGGATCCCGCCCGGCGCCACCGTCTTGGGCATCACCGTCTGCGACACCGATGCCGCCCCGCCGCCAGAGGCCGGTACCGAGATGGTGGCCAGCTGAATGTAGATCTGGGTTCCGGCCGGCGTGGGCGCAACCGGCGAGGATGCGGCGGTACCCGCGAGGTAGACGGCGTCCGCCTTGTTCAGCCCTGACGCATCGACGGCGTTGTCCCACACCCGCAGGTACACCAGGTCGATGCGGGCCAGGGTGGCGTGGGCGGCGTTCATGGTGAGTGAGGCGCCCGATGTCAGTGGCACCGCGTACATGCCCTGCCCGGACTGGTAGACCCAGGCGACGCCCGAGCCGACGGTGATGGCGGTGCCCACCACCGACACGGCCAGGCCGCCCGTGCCCGGCAGGACGCCTGCACGGGCTCCCAGTGCGGTGCCGTTGTGCATCACCGACAGAGTTGCGGCCTGGCGCAACTCGATGCCGTCGTAGGTCAGGCTGTTAATCCACAGGGGGTCGACTGCTGTCACGGGGACCTCCTCATATCCATGCGGACCGCCAGCGGACGGTGAGCATCGCGGTGGCGTTGTAGGCCGAGGACTGGAATTTGAAGCTGACGGTCTGGCCCGCCGGGATGTCCGGCCATCCGTTCGGCAGGGACAGGAAGCGCCGGCGCCCGGTCGTGCCGTTGAGGATCACCGAGTGGGCATCGGTGTCGATGACCAACTGTTCGCCGGTCGCCAGATCCTGCGAGTAGTTGAGGAGCTTCACCGACCCGTCCGGCATGGCCGCCAGCACCTGCGGTGCGACGACCGGGCCGTCGATGACCACGACGGGCCGGGTCGAGAAGGTGCCCGCATTGGTGGCGTCGACCTGCCCGGACACGGTCGTCGCCGAGATGGTCAGCGGCGGCGTCAGCGGCGGTGTGAGGCCGCCGGTCGTCGTGGGCAGCATCGTCGTACCGGACTGCAGGGTGGTGCTGTAGCGGCGCGGGTCGGCCGCGGTCACCATCACCGAAAAGGTGGCGGTGCGGTCCGTCACGTAACTCATGAGCAGCTTGCCGGAGCGGCGCACCATCGCCATCTTCGGCGTGTACTCCCGCACCGTCAGTTGCGTGTCCGTGAGGGCCGCGGCGACCCGCAGCTGTTCCATGCAACTCTCCAGCCCGGCCCGGTCCGGGGCCTCGATGGTGCCGGTCAGGGTGATCGGCCGGGACCCGAGGTATGCCGGGGATGCCCACGCGCCGTGGTCGGCTTCCCGGTCGGTGAACTCCGACCGGACGTCCGGTGAGTCCCAGCCCTCCAGTGTCTGCAGGAACCAGGCGACACCGTCCGTGTCGACGGCGCCGAGTTGCACGTCACCCAGGTCTGCCTGCAGGCCGCCCAGATTCGCGCCCGGGATGTACGGCACCCGCGCCCCCTCTCAGCCCACGAAATTCAGGTGGCGGGCAATGTCCTGCGCCTGCTCGGCAGAGGACTGCTTGGCGCCGTACAGGTGGATGGTGACCTGCTTGGACACCTCCCGGGCCACGGCCGCCGTTGACACTCCCGCCGATGCGAACCGTCCGGCGGGCACAAGCTGGTAGCCCGCGGCGGCAGCCGTTGCGGCCATGAGGGACCGGGAGCGGCTGCTGCCGTCCCAGGGGATCCACGACTCCCGCACGCCGGCCTCGCCGCCGAGGACGGCGGTGGGCCGGTTGAGGATTCCGCCGCGGGCCATGGCGACGCCGCCCTGCTGGACCCACTGCCGCACGAAGGTGTCCTTGTACTCCGCCGGCAGTGCACCGATCTGCTGGGCGATCTTCGGCACGAGGGCCTTGATGGTGGCCGTGTCGAGTCCTGCCGCGATGAGCTGGGCGTAGCCGCTGCCGGGTGCTGCCCGCAGGGTGGAGATCAGCGTGAGGGCGTTGGTGAGGTCGTCGCCCGTCAGCGTGGCTGCGTTCTTCTTGACCGCACTGTTGGCTGTGGCGGCTGCGGTGGATGATCCGGCAGCCTCGTGCGCGAGAGTCTGAGCGGCGGCATCACCTTGCGCGGCGAGGCTTTGCGCGAGATCGCCGTAGCCTTCGGCGGCGAGTTTCTGCAGGTCAGCCGCAAATTGCGCGTTGACTTTCGTGCTTGCGTTGATCTGCTTGTTGAAGTCGGCCAGCGTGGCCTTGGCCGTGTCGCCGGTCTTGAGCAGCTTCTTGACGATGTCGTTGAACTGCTTTTCGGACGCCCCGGCGAGGCTGTTGACCAGCGCGTAGCCGTCTTCGCCCATCGCCTCCAGGAGCGCCTCGACTTCGGCCCCTCCACGCTTGGCGATCTTGCCGAGGCTGCTGCGCCACTTCTCGGTCGCCGCCACGGACTTGCCGAGCTGGTTCTGGTAGGCCTTCAGATCGAAGCCCGCGGGGGCCTTGGCGCCCTTCTTCAGCCCGAGCGCGGCGTCGACCGCGTTGACGCCGGACCGCGCGGAGGTGACGGCCTTCGTCGCCTTCGTCTCCGCCTCGCGGGCCTTCTTCAGCTTGTTCTCGGCGGCTTCGAGTTGCGCTTCGGTGTGGTGATGAGACCTCACCTTGTGCAGGTTGGCCTCGGCCTCGGAGGTCGCATCGGCCTTTTTCTTCGCGTCGGCCATTGCCGCCGCGAGCTTCTTCCACGCCTCCTTGAGCTGCTCGATGAGCTTGTCGTACCGCTGCTTCGCATCACCAGGGCCGCCGAGGACGGGGGCGCCGCCGGGGGTGTAGGTGAAGCCGCCGGAGGCGTAGTGCCGCAGGCCGCCGTTGGCGTACCAGGCGATGCTGGAGGGGTCTCCGCCGAGGCGGCGCACGATCTCTTCGGTGATCCTCCGCGAGCGAGGCCGCTTTGACCTCGCGAAAGGCACGTAGCCCTCACCCTGGGTCTCCGGCTCCGCCCACACACGCATCGCCCCGGCCGGGGCGATCTGCGCGATGTGCCGCTCGCGCATGCCACCGTCGGCGTAGGCGCTGAAGATGTTTCCGTTGGCGCTGCTCTTGGCCTGCTGCTTGGCCAGGGCGATGGCTTCGGAGTACGTCTTGATGTGGGTGACACGGCTGACCGAGAGCGTGACGGACTTGTCGCGCAGCCCACGGATCGCGGCTGCGAGGGCATCGACGTTCCTCTTCTGCGTGCCGGTCGGCACGGTGATCGTGACGTTTCTGCCCTTGGTCCGCTTGACCTTGTAGCCGAGGTCTTCCAGGGCCCGCTGCCCGGCCTGCGTGAGGGCTTTGACCTCGATGGTCTTGCCCTTGGTGCCGCGCACCTTGCCCTGTACGGCGTCCAGATCCTTCAGCGCGGCGGCGGCGTCGACCCTGACCTGCGTGGCGCTCTTCGGCGAGAGCTTCGCGTAGGCCTTCGTCAGGCTCTTGATCTGGGTCTCGGTGAACCCGGCCTGGCGCATGGTGCGCTTCAGAGCGTAGATGTCCTGCTCAAGCACCTTATTGCCTGCGGTCACCGAGTTCTTCTGCTCGGACACCGCCTGCGCGTGATCCATCGCCGCCTTGGCGGCATCCAAGTACGCCGACTTGTTCTTGCGGCCCTTGTCGGTGTGGATGTCCAGGCTGTGACCGTTTTCCTTGACGGAGTCCCGGACGTCGGCGAGGGCCTGCTGGAACCCGATCTGCGCCTCGGCGACGGAGATGTTGACCCCGTTGAGGGTCTTCAGTGCGTCGGTGAGCTTCTCCGCCTCGGTGCGCTGATCCGCCAGGGCGTCGGCGGTGGTCTGCGCGGCGTCGGCGAGGGCGCCCTGCTTGTCGCCGGTCAGCTTTGTCTGCGTGTCGACTCCGGCGAGGGCGTCGGTGTACTGCGGGAGCAGCGTCTTGAGTTTCTCGGTACTGGTCCCCGACGCGTTGGCCTCGGTGGCCATGCGCGCGAAGGCCTGCGCCGCGACGTCGGAGTTACCGGACTGGACCAGGGATGCCAAGGACTGATCCAGGGCAGTGACCTTGTCGCGGGCTTCCTCCAGGTTGCCCTGGTCGCCCATGAATGGGTGGGTGACCGAGTACAGCACGTCGTTGACGCGCTTGAGGACGCTCGGGTGCGCGATGCGCGCGACGGCGTCGCCGACGCCGTCCAAGTTGTCGCCGAATGCCTTGGCGGCCTCGCCGGAGACGGTGCCTTTCTGTGCCAGGTCGACCAGCGAGTTGGTGAGCTTTGCGACGTCCGGGGGGGCGTCCTTCAGGACACTGTTGAGCTTCTCCGAGGCGTAGGACATCGCGGTCAGGCCGGCCACGACCAGCGAGGCGCGCCCCATCGTCGCCATTGCCGCACTGGTGCGGGCCGACGTCAGCCCCAGTGTCTGCATCTCGGTGCGTACCGTGCGGATGCGCGGCAGGGTGAGCAGCAGCGAGGTGCCAACCAGGCCGATCGCTCCGGCCAGGCCAGCGATGACGATGGCGGACTGCTGGACCGGGCCTGGCAGTTTGCCGAACCACCTGATGACCGTGGTCAGGGCCTGCACGACGTCGCGGAGCATGCTGGTGGCTCCGGAGCCTCCCTCGATGAATGCGGTCTCCAGGGCGCTCTTGAGGCGCTGCAGGTCACCGACCAGGTTGTCGGTCTGCGTGGACGCGTACCTGCTGGCATAGCCCTGGTCGTTGGCTGCTTTGGTCCACGTTTTGATACCCGCCGCACCGGACTTGTAGACGACGGTCGCCGCGCGGGTGGCATCGGATCCGAAGATCGTGGCGAACGCTGCGTTGCGGGCTTCCGGGGTCAGCTTGGAGAAGGACTGCTGCATGCGGGCCGCGGTCTCGCTGAGGCCCACAAAGTTGCCGCTGCTGTCGTAAGCGGAGAAGCCAAGCCGGTCCATGAGGTCGGCAGCCTCTTTGGAGGTCGGTGTGAGGCGCATCAGCATCGTCTTGAGCGATGTGCCTGCGTCGCTTCCCACTAGCCCGTTCTGGGCGAACAGGGCCAGCGAACCGGCGGTCTGCTCCAGCGTCAGGCCCGTCTGGTGGGCCATGAGCGCCGACTGCGCGAAGGCCAGGCTCATGCCGTGTACGTCGGTGGCGCTCTTGCCTGCAGCGGCGGCGATGACGTCGGCGATGTGCGCCATATCCGAACCCTGCAGGCCGAAGGAGTTCATGGCCTTGGCCGCCACCACGGCGGAGTCAGCCACGTCCATCTGGCCGGCCGCCGCCAGGTTCAGGGTGCCCTTGAGGGCGCCGCCGAGAATGTCGGCGGTGGACACGCCAGCCTTGGCGAGCTCAGTCTCTCCTTCAGCGGCCTGCGTGGCCGAGTACTGGGTGGTCTTGCCCGCCTGGATGGCGGCCTGCCGCAGCTGGTTCAGCTCGCGAGTTCCGGCCCCGGTGGCGGCCTTGACGCCACTCATGGCCTTCTCGAACTTCGAGCTGGCGTATACGGCGAGACCGAATGCTGCGACGAGGGTGAGGGACGCAGTGCGAGCGCCTCGGAGGGATTTCTCCGAGCTGGCCGCGCCCACGGTCACGGCTGCGCCCATGGCGCGGGCCCTGGCGCTGACGCGGGCCAGCGACGAAGCGGCGGCGGCCTGGGACGCCCGCGACGCCTGCGTGGCCTCCGCCAGCGCCAGTCGGCTCGCCAGAGACAGCCGGTTCGTGCCGGTCACCCCGGCCGCCGTCGCCTCGGTCATGGCGGCTTGAACCTGAACGACTGACTGGGCGGCGCCCAGCATGGCCTGACGGCTTTGCATGGCCTGGCGCGTCATGCCGCCCATGGTCTGCGTGGACGCAATCCCGGCCGCGCGGAACGCGGGAGGGATCTCGCCTGCTGCGACTGCAACCTGCCGTGCCGCCCGTGATGCGCCAGCGGCACCCTGTGCCACCGACCGTTCGGCGAGCCGGGTGGCCTGGCTGGCGGCGCGCGCTGTCTCCTGCGTCATGGCCCGCGTGCCGTTGGCCAGGGCCTGCGACGACTGAAGAGAAGCCCGCTGCACGCCTGTCAGTGAGGCCTGCGCCTGGCGCCCCACGTTGGAGAACGTGCCGCCCGCCTCCGCGGCGGCGCGCTGCGCGGACCGCGCCATCCGCTGAGTGCTCTGCTCGGCCTGACGGCTGCCCGCCTGGAAGGCCGTGGCGTCCAGGCGGAGCCGCACATTCACGACGCGATCGGCCATGGACTACCCCCCGCGCTTGGTGACGGTGACGTGCAGGCCGCGGCTGTCGCCGCCCCGGTTCTGGTAGGCGGAGACGGCCTTCGTGGCGGTCGTGCACGCGTGGCAGCGAATCAGCTCGGCCTGGTACTTGAACTCGTTGTCGGGGTCCGTGACCTCGGACCAGGGGTGCCTGCAGTCCGGGCACTTCTCGGCCTCGATCTGCGCCAGGGCCAGCACCCATGCCCGGTCTTCCTCAAGCCACAGCGACTCCCCCCGGGCAGGCCACGGGCGGCCCATGAAGACCGATCTGGGGATGCCGTGCGCCCGCGCGACTTCTACTTCACGTCGCCAAGGGCCGCGAGGATCGCGGAGGCGCTCACAGAGAAAGGGATGGAGGTTGCCTCCGTGTTCACCGAGTAGGCAGCCCTGAACAACTCGCCGCGCTGCCCCTCGTTCAGCACCTCGTACAGTTGCCCCACCTCGGGCTCGGTCATGACCGGGTCGAGGCAGCACGCCGCGATCAGCGCCTTGGGGAACGTGGTCGGATCCCAGAGTTCGTCCGGGTTCTTCGCCGGGTGTGCCGCCAGTAGGTCCGACCACACCTTGTCGCCCAGCGCGCGCAGCCGGAACTCCACCGCGGACTCCTGCATCCGCGTCCGGGCCGCCTGAATCTGCTGGGCCAGATCCTTCGACGGATCGGTCGCGGCCAGCGAATCCGGCGCCCATGTGTCGGCCAGGCCGGCGAGCTGCCGCTCCAACTGCTCCACCTCGGACGCAGCCGACCCGTCCAGGTAGATGGGCAGGGTTGTCTCGCGCGGCTTGGCCCGGTTGAGGATGTCGCTGATATCGGGCATCAGGCCACCGTGGCGGCGGTCGCGGGCGGGCTCGTGACCTTCATCGGGCTGACGAACTTCATGACTTCGTTGGCGGCGGGGCTGCTGTTCTGCGGCTCGCCGCAGGTGATCGGGTAGATCTCGGCTTTCTGTCCAGCAGTCCACGCGGTGGCGTAGGCGACGCCGCGGCGGACGGCCAGGTAGCCCGAGACGCCGTACTTGAGGGTGGCGTAGGGCAGATCCTCGGGGGTGGTGGTGCCGCGCTTGTAGGTCGTCTCGGTGTCGAATCCGACACGGCCCACGGTCTTGGTGTCGAACGTGCTGGCCAGCGACGACGTGTCGACGTCGGCGGTGGACGGGTCGATCTTCAGCCCGTCGGGGGTGATGCGGGTCGTGAAGTCCTGACCCGCGGTGAGCTCGGCCGCTGTCGGGGCGTTGATGTTGGCGATGCTGGTCACCCAACTCACCTTGGTCATTCCGTCGTTGATCAGGTCGGACATGGACCCTCCTCAGGGCATGAAAAAAGCCCCGATCAACGGGGCGGGCAGGGCTGGGCGGTGGATCAGATGACGAGGTTGGCGACGGTGACGCTGGTGGTCGACGAGTAGGTGATCGAGGCACTCACGCCGTCGGCGGCCGAGGCGAATAGGTCGGCGCTGATCGGGCCGATCAGTTTGTCGCCGGTCGTCGCCGGGACCGTGATGACCACGTCGGCGACGAGCTGGTTGCGGATCCTGGCGGTCGCCGTGAGCGTGACAGTCATGCTGGAGCCGTTGGTGTTCTTGACATGCAGGAATGACCGCTCGCCGCACGTCACTGTGGTGGATGCGGCAGCGGCGGAGTAGGTCGGGGTGAGGCCGGTCAGGGCGACGACTTGCTGGGCCAGAAGGGCCATGGAGAACTCCTCAGGATGTGGACTGGAGCCGGTATTGGATCGGCAGGAAAAAGGTGGGCGGCGAGGTGTCGTCGTCGCGTTGCACCGGGGGCCCGCCGAGCTCCTCCGGCCGCCAGGGCGTGCGGCTAGCGACGGCGAGCGGCAGGTACAGCGCGCCGCGAACCTTGTCGGCGACCCACAGGCACTGCTCCTCCGTCGGCCCCACGCACGTCACCTGAAACGAGCACGCGAAGTCCGTGCGCAGGTCGGCCAGCGACTCCGGCACGGACTGGCCTGGGTCGAAATACAGCACCGCATACCGTGTCACCGAGCCATTCGGCGGGGCACCGTCGGGAGCCTTGCCAGCACCCACCGCGCCCGACGGCAACGCCGCAACCAGGGCGGCGAGCACTGCGTCCCGGTGCGGCAGGACCGTGGGCGCCGTCACCGCAGCACCGTCAGCCCGAGCGCCTCCACTGCGGCCATGAACCTGGGCTCCTCCGCCAGCAGCGCCCTGCCGCCATCGTTGTGCGGAGGATTATTGACGGAGCCGTACTCCAGAAGGTTGCCCAGCGCGCCCTGAGGCTTGTCCTTGTCCGGGCCGATGACCGCCTCGACGTAGCCCACACCGGTGACCACCGGGTCGTAGCCGATGCTGTACGGGTAGATGCGCCCATGCCGCCCCGCCGTCGCGATCGCGTTCGCACGCCAGTCGTTCTTGATGTTCAGCGCACCCTTGGTGACGACCGCCTTGGCTTCGCGCTGTACGGCCGCCGAGGCACCCGCCAGGCTGGAGCCCAGGTGCAGCAGTCCGGAAACGTCCGCAAAGCCGGTCATGACCTGTCCTCCGCACTGATCCGCCACGCCGTTGCCTGCGCGTTCAACTGCTCCGCCGTCACCCACAGAGTCCGACCCGTCAGTCGGCCGTCAGCGGATGCCGTCACCTGGACCTGATCACCCGGGAGGACCGTCTGCCCCGTGGGCGGCAGCGCCGAGAATGGCAGCGACACCACGTAGTCACGAAGGACTACCTCGCGCTCGCCCGCCTCAACATCCGAGCTGGCCGACCGGCCGAAGGGCTTCACCCGCGCCTTGCCCGTGTACAACTCCACTGGGGTACCCGGCGTCTCCGTGCCCGTGGTCCGGTTGAACACGACCGGGCCCGGCCGCCAGATGCGGACCGTGTCGAGCATGATGGCCTCGTGCTCGCGCCGGCCCGACGCCAGGGCTGCATCCAGGGCGGTCACGAGGCCCTCACGCTGAACGCGGCGACCCGGTAGGGCCGCAGGTCGTCCTTGTGCTGCTTGGTGAGCGCGGCGCCGCCGATGGTCTCGGAGGCGAAGGTACGGCTGTAGTCGTCGATGGCGACCGACCGCAGGTTCTCCGGATTGCTGAGGGTCATCGTGGCCAAGTCCAGGACCACGTCGAGGATGTCGTCCGGGATCACGCTGTAGCCGTGGCTGTAGGTCAGCCGGACTTTCGGCGCCCACGCACCCAACGGCCGGTTGAACGGCCAGCCCATCAGTCGCGATGGCGCCTGCCACGGATAGCCCCGGGTCAACTCCGAGCCGAGCCGGGAGTAGTCGCGGTTCTCCAGGGCCACCCATTCGATGCCACTGAAGTCCGCGAGTTCCACCACGGTCAGCGGATTCGACCCGTCGACCACGAGCGGACGTTGCGGAACCCGCAACACGCGCTCGCCGCCCGGAACTTCGATCGTGTCCCCGGCAACGAATGAGATGTCCTGGCGGGTGTACCTGCGGACCCGGCCCGACGCCCGACGCAGCGCCAGCGTCGCCTGAGTGGTATCCAGGCTGCCTGTCGGGCGCTGCATCGCCGCCTCAAGGTCGGCCACCGTCGCCAGCAGGGGAAGAGCCACGGCGGCCTCCCCTCAGTCCTGCTCGGCGAGCTTTTCGAGCTGCTTCACCAGCGTGGAGCGCGGCTTGTCCTTCGCCTGCTCCGCCTCCAGCGCCAGCTCGGCGCGCTCCGGGTCGTCGCCGACCCAGGCCAGGATGTCGGCCGCTGTGCCGTCGGCAGGGAGCGGCTCGTCGTCTGGCTCGGGGGTGGGGTCCTCGGGGTCGTCGTCCTCTTCGGGCTCCAGGTCGTCGTCCTCGGGTTCCGGCTCCGGGTCGGCTTCGAGTACCTCCACCGACTCGCCAGGGCCGTTGTCGTCCAGGTGCCGGGCGAGGTCACCCACGAACTCCTCGCCCTCAGTGAAGGGCCGGACCTCGTAGTTCCAGTACGCCGCGAACGGCGTGACGATGCGCACGCGCATGCCTGATCTCCTTACTCGGGGGCCCGTCGGCGCAGGGCTCTCCTGCGCCGACGGGAACCAATCAGGCGTGCTCGATAACGACACCGCGCTTGAACAGCGCCGCGTCGCCCGTGCCCGCATCGGAGGGAACGCCGTAGTCGCCGACCCACGACCAGGTCGTGGAGATGACCTGCTGCAGACGGTCGGTCGGCGGACGCACGATCAGCGAGATGTCCACGCCGGCCGCCGGAGTGATGTTCCGGATCTCCGGCACATCCTCCACTCCCGAGCCTTCCAGGAGGGTTCCGGTCCGCTCGAACGGGGCGGCGATCAGCGCACCCGCACCGAGGACAACCGGCCGGTGCACCGTAAGCGTTGTCGCCGAGCCACCCAGGACGGTCGGGACCTCCAGGTTGCGCACCCAGTCAATCCCCGCAAACCGTCCGATGCTCAGGTCGCGGTAGATGGGTGAATCGACCCTGCCTTGCAACGCCTGCTTGAAGTCGGAGTCGGCGAACAGCTGGGCCTCAGTGTCCGGGTCGATGTGCGCCACGTAGTAGCCGCCCAGGGTGGGGACCGCCATCTTCCGCAGGCGAGCGACCGCCGACCGGAAGTTCGCGAAGGTGACCGTGTTGGAGCTGGACAGGTCGAAGGCTGAACTGCCCGTCGCCCGGACCGAGACCGGAGCGTTCGCCGCGACCACCGAGTCGCCAGCGGTGTCCGCACGGGCCGTACCCAGGGTCAGCGTTCCCGGAGTGCCCGGAGTTACGCCGGTCACCGTGTTCGCGACGCCCGCGATCGACACGGTCAGCGGGTTCGACGCCGACACGGCCGTCGGAACGCCGTTGACGAGTACCTTCTCGAAGCCGTTCGTGGACTGCACGATGATCGATGAGTCCGAACCGGCCGTGGTGGTGCACCAGGTCCGGCCACCCGCGTAAGCGGTGTACAGCTTGTTCCGGGCGATCTGGTTCAGGGACTGGCCGGCGTTGATGCCGAGCGTCTCGCCGTCGGACAGGAACTTGTTCGCCAGCGCCATCGAGCTGGACAGCATGTTGGTGTCCATGCTGTTGCCGTACTGGTCCATCGTGACCGAGTACTGCTCAAGGTTGTACGTGGCCGCCGACGGGTCCGAACCCGTGATCGCGGTGGTCGCTGTCGCCAGCAGGCCGCGGCGGGTGAACGTCTTGGTGTCACCGAGGCCACCGGCCCACGGCTGCGGGTCGGCGATCTGCGGGAACAGGAACTCGGGCACGAGCGCGTCCTGGAAGACGCGGTCGAGGATGCCGTTCTGCAGCATCGCCCGGATCGCAGCCGGCACGGTGCTGCGCACGTCGTGTCGGTCGAGACGGAACCACGGCCGCGCCGCGCGCCGCTGGACATTCAGCCGCGGGCGGACCGCGGTCATGGTGGGGCTCATTCGTCACTCCTGGGTGATTTCTACGGACACGAGGTCCGGGTACTGCCGGGCGTATTCCTCAAGCCCGAGCAGTGCGGTTTGGGTAATTGCGGTGATCGCCGCACAGACGCGGCCGTCCACGGCGTGGCCCTCGTGACCGGACACCTCAAGGAGCGTGTGTCCGTCGCCCAACCGGGCGCGGATTTCGATCACTAGTAGCGCTGCCGGAAGCCGACCTTCGCCAACTCGGCCGCGACCTCGTCCTTCGGGGCGCTGCGGAAGTCGGTCGCAGGTGCAGGCAGACGCGGCCCCTGGCCCGGGTCAGGCTTCGGCTGACGTACCGGCTTCTTCTCCGGCTCCGGCGCGACTGGCTCGGGCTTGGCCCAGTGGGGCTTGCGCTCCAGCAGGTCAGCCAGCGCTGCCTCGATCGCGTCGGTGTCGATCTCGCCGTCCGAGTCGACGTAGTCCTTGACGTCGCGCATCAGCACGTCCACGGCGTCGCCGACGTCGGCGAACTGGCCGACGGCCAGCACCTTCACCTCGGCCTGCACCGCTCGCGCGGTCGCCTTCGTGGCCTGATCGGTGAGCCGCTCAGCCCTCGCCTTCTGACGGTCCAGCTCGGACTTGTCGCGGTCCTCGAAGTCCTGGACCTTCTGGGCGAGGTCGGCGAGCTGCTTCTTGGCCGTCGCGGCTTCTTTCCTTGCTGCAGCCCTGTCGGCCTTCATGCGCGCAAGGGCCCTCTTGCCCTCGTCGCCGAGCTTGTCAGCGCCCTCCGGCTCAGGGTCCGGGTCCGTGGGATCGGGATCCGGGTCCGGCTCAGGATCGGCCGGGTCGGGGTCGCCCTGGGGGTCGACAGGATCCGGGTCGGCCGGATCCACCGGGTCGGGGTCGTCGTGTCGGTCGAGCCGGAACCAGTCCGCGCCCTGGGCAGCGGACAGCCAGCTTTTACGGATGCTGTGCATGGTGGGGTGTCTCCCATTGCGGGATTGGTCTCGCACCGTTGCGGCGCAAGAGGTCTGTGATCAGCGGGCCTTTGGCGGTTGCCCAGTCCCGGGATAAACGTCGCCGCCCAGAATCGCGGCACGTCGGGCAGCGACATGGCTCTGCTCAGCGGGGCGGGTGGTCTGGAGGCGCAGTAGCTCCTCGATCAGTTCCGTCTTCTCGCGCTCCGCCTGCTTGCATCGCTTTTGCCACTGCCGAGCGCGAGCCCGCCAGTACTCGACCGTCCCCGCCTCAATGTCAGGATCGATTTCGTCGAGCTGGCCATCGGAGGACGTTGCATCCCCATCGGAAGGCGCCATTGCGGCTCCTTTGGTAGCGGTATCCGAGGTGCCGGAGAACGGCCAAGAGTGAGACTCAGACGCTCCAGCCCAGATAGCCGTATTGGCGGAGCAAACTGATGGCCTCGTCGCGGCTACCGGCGATGCGATAGATCTGCTCAGGCAGCAGACGCGGCGAGGAAAGTTGGAAACGCCTGGGGTACCGGGGCGAAGCCGTGCCCGCCCGATAGGCGCGCGACCGCTCCATCTGGAAGTACAGGCCGCGGCGCGTGGTGCCCTCGTAGGTGGCGCGCAGTCGGCCGCCGTAGCCGTCGGCCGCGGTGTACATGCCGCGGCGGGCGTTGACGACGGAGTTCATGTCTGCGCCGTCCCGGATCGCCTTCGCCCCGGCCTGGGTGAAGATGCGGTCCTGCTCGGCGCGGGACAGGCCCTTGAAGTAGGCCTGCGGATCGAACGCGCCGGGGATGTGGCGGTCACGAGCGATCAGCTTTGCGGGCATATGCGTACAGTCACAGTTTGATACAATGAGACTGTTCGCAACGTGCCACCCCTCGACCGAAGTGAGGCTGTAAACGTGCCCGCTCCACTCGCTCCGGCGAAGCTCGACTACGCGATCGAGCTCTACCTGTCCGGAAAGCCGATCCAGGAGATCGCGACCTTGGCGGGCATATCCGTCACGCGTTTCCACCGAGAACGAGTCTCCCGGGGCATCCCATCGCGGAAGACCCGCGATCTCCCCATCAGTGAAATCGCGTCCGCCTACCTCAATGGAGCCAGCGAGTTCGCGCTCGGCAAGCAGTACGGGGTGTCCCGAAATGTCATCGCGCGCCGCCTCGCGGAAGCCGGAGTACAGCGGCGTGACGCCAGTGAAGCTGGCGTTGTCAGGGCGGCCAAGTTGAGCGCTGGCGAGCGCAAGACCCAGGCCGCCGCCGCCAACCGGGCCGCCCGATTGCGTCGCGTCCCACAGATTCAAAAGCATCGACGCGCGCTCGGCATCGAACTGGCCGGTCAAGCCCAGTCCTCCGGCGAGGCCGAGTTGCACCAACTTCTTGCCGACCGTGGCCAGATTGCCACTCGCCAGCGCGCGATCGGCGTATACAACGTCGACCTCGCCTTGCTGCCCGTCGCCGTGGAAGTCCTCGGTGGCGGTTGGCATGCGGTCAAGACCGTGCACGCTGAGCGCACCCCATACGTCCTCGATGAGGGATGGCATCTCGTGATGGTCTGGGACTACGAGGGGCGTAGCGCCCTCGGGGCGGGTGCTGCGGACTACCTCGTCGCCTTCTTGGATGAGGTTCGCCGGAACCCACCCGCGACTTGTCAGTACCGGGTGATTTCCGGTCAGGGCGAGGTTCTGGCCGCTCGCGGTAGAGAGGACAATGAGTTCCCCTTGGAACCACCGCCGCGTGGCCGCCTGTGACCTAGGCCCCGACACCACCACTCCGGCCGGGAAGCAGCGCGGATGCCGTTGGAAGCCGGTATTCCAGCCGTACTCACGTCCGGCGAGGACGATGCACCGACTGCACGCGGGCGGGTTGACCACCCGGATATAGCCGTTGATCGTGCGGTTCCCCGCGATCGACACCCCGGTGGCCGCCCTCCCGGCGTCCGTGACCTCCGACGCCGCCATGCGCAGCAACTGCTGCAGGCCCGTCATCATCGCCTCGACCTCATCGACGCCTGCCGCGATGGCCGTCTTCGACGTGATGAGCGGCAGATCCAGCAGCGTGTCCAGCGACCGACCATCAGCAGCAAGCCCAGCGAAGGCCTCTGGACGGACACGGCCCGCGGGATCCGAACTCAGACCCCGTGCCGCGATGATGGACTCGACGTAGGCGTCTGCGGCTGCCGCCGTAGCCAACTGGCCGGCGGTCACCGTGCGGACCACCTCCGGGCCGATGTAGATGGCCCACGAACGGCTCAGATCGCGGCGGTCGATCTCCCGCCACAACTGCTGAACCCGGTCCGCCACCCGGCGGGCATGCGACTGCTGAGCCACATAGAAGGCGTTCGCGAGCTCCTCGGCCGACAAATCCCGCACCGACCCCGTGGCCATCAGGCCACCTCCGCGGGTTCGGGATCAGCCTCAGGCATGACGGGATCGGGCGGAGGCTTCGGGCCCGCCTCCAGCGCCGAGAAGTCGCCCGCCATGATGCGCTGCATCGCGTCCTGCGCGGCGGCCTCGTCCTCTTCCTCCATGCGCTCGATCTGCGCCTGCGTGTACCGCAGGTCTTCGCGCGTCTGCCGGAGAGGCACGATCTTCGCCTGGAACTTCTTCACCGAAGCGTCCGCGACCTGCGCCACCGTCGGAGTTGAAGCGTCCCGCCAGATCGTCTCCAGTGACCGGGCCGCCGGATCCCACTCGCCATCCTTCACTCGCAGCACAAGCCGCATGACGCGCTCCCACGAGCCGCCCCACGCCCGCTGCTTCCGCTCCGCGCGCTTCACCAGGCGGGTCTCGCTACTGCGGATCGCATCCGCCGAGGCCGGGTTCTGGGTGCTGTAGCCCAGGAACTGCGGAGGTAGACCGGACAGGCTGGAGACCAGCTGCGCGAGCTGATTCAGCGTGCTGTGGAAGTTGCTGAGCGACGCTTCCGGGAACTGGACGACATCCGCGCCATCCTGCTTGGAGCGCTCCGTCGCCCACATCCGGCCGATGATCCGGCTGAACGCCGACACCCGACGGCCGGACTCATCGACGAAGTCCTCCTCGCCGAAGCCGAACGCCACGCGCCGCGGCGTTGCGTGATACTCGGCGCTGACCATCATGTCCGTTGCGATCTTGCAGGCCGCGTCGGACAGTGGGATGACGTCCTGGAGCTCCGACACACCGCCCGGACACTTCAGGCGCGGCCGGTTCGGCAGCACCTCGACCAGAACCTCGCCCGTCTCGTGCTCATCCCTCGGATACTCCGGATCCTCGACCCAATGACCCGACTCCTTCACCCACCACACCGTGGCGTCCGGCAGGTACAGCGTCGCGTGATCGACCTTCCGGCCCTCGTCGCCGTCCTCCTGCCAGCGCTTCACCGCAGCCGCCACCCGACGCGTCCGAGGATCGAACTCCGCGAACATGTCCAAGGCGCTCTCGACGGTGATCAGCGGCGTCGAGTCGTCATCCTCGTTCGCGCCCACCACGATGTACGAGCGCCGCATCGCCAGGGCATCCAGGTGCCCCATCTGCGACTGCTCGTCCATGTCATTGGCCTGCCAGATCCGCCAGAGCTCGTCATCGGCGTCCGCCACGCCGGGGAAACGGAAGCCCTCCACGTCCAGGCGCTCCTCGATGCTGTCGACGATCAGGCGCGGCCAGTTGATGACGACCTGGCGAACCGTCTCCTGCAACTCCACCTGAAGCTCCGGCGCCATGTACGACAGCGGCTGAGAGCCCTCGTAGTAGGAGTTCAGGCGCTTGAGCTCGTTCAACTCCTTGTCGTGGCACGAGATCAGGTGAGTCAGCCACTGCAGCTCGGAGCGCTCCACAGGCACCCCCTCACCGCATGACGATCATCTTGGACTTCTTCTTGGGACGGGCCAGGCCGGCGGCCGTCGCATCCCCAGCGGCCTCATGGGCGAGGATGCTCGGGATCGCAGCGTCGATCTTCTGAGACGGGCTCGCCTTGCCGAGCACATACCGGCCGCCGACACGGGCCGCCTTACGGGCGTTCCGGACGTGCGCGGCCGTGATCACACAGCCGTCATGCCGGAACACCGACTCCGTCTTCGTGACGTCCGTTAGCAGTCGCTCCGCCGCCGCATGCATCTGCACCGTGCGGTACGTGTACCAGCGCACGACGCGCTTTTCGCCGTGTCGGTCCGCCCATCCGTCGACCTCCGACTCCCAGTACGGCGGATCGCAGTACATGCGCAGCACGTCGAAACGCGCGAACACCTCGTCGACCGCCGCGGCCACTTCAAGGCGAGGCACCTGGCCGCCGTAGTCCGCCGGATTCCAGATTGTCGGCAACTCATCCGGGCCGAATGTCGGCGTGAACTGGTAGCCGTCCAGCGTCTCCAGGCGGAGCGCTGTCCAGTCATCAACGTCCGAGCCGTCGAAGCCGGCCACGACCGTCGTGCCGTCCGGGACCTCGCGGAACTCCGCGAGGGTGTCCCAGGCGTCGCCGTTCATCCAAGACCCGGCGCCGTACACGATGCGGTTCCCGAAGAATCGCTCCGCCTGCTCCGGATCCTTCTCCAGTAGCTCGGCAGCCTCCGCCTCGATCGCATCCAGGTCGACGTGCGTCGAGCCCATGTAGACATGCCGGTGGATCTTCCGCCGGTCCGTCTTGTTCGTGTACTTCAGCGACGCCGGCGGCACCCGGTGGAACCGGAAGATGTCCTTGACCTTCGCCTCGGACGTGGCCTGCGCGACGCTGTTCTCCGACGGGTTCCACGCATTCGTGGTCTCCATCGTGCGGCCACCCATACCGGCGGCGCCGCGGCGCTGGGTCGTGGCAACCCGGTCCATCTTGTTCGCCGGAGTCCACAGTTGGGTCTCATCCTGAAGGACGAACGTCACCGGGTTACCCAGGCGGGACTGCGCGCTGCTGGTGACGACGTCGATGCGGCCGTCATTCGGAAGGCGAATGAACTGCTCCCCGACCCGCATCAGCTCACCCAACGGGCCGGTTCGGATCATCGCCTGCAGAGGCCGGTAGACGTTGTCGGTCTGCTCCTCCGAGAACGCCGTGATCTGCACCAGCGGCGTCGGCCACGGAATCGCCATCGGCTCTCCCGGTGAGTACTCGTACACCCACCCGCAGCCGCAACCATGATCGCGGCAGTCGTACACCTCGCCGCCAACCGCCCAGCCGTCAAAGACCGCTGGTCCAACGCCCTCATTCGCACAGACCGCCGCAGTCCACGGACCTTTCCCCGTCTTCTGAGGAGCAACACACTGGGACCGGCGGTAGAAGAACGCCGGCGCCAACTGGCCCACCGTCGCAGTTGGCTTCACGCGGTAGAAGTTCGCCGTGCACCACAACTGCCAGTCGTACATCTGGAACGGCTCACCCTTGCGGAAGCCATCCGGAATGCGGCAATGCTCCTCGATCCAGTCGCAAGCCACCCACAGCGTCGGAAAGTCGACGACGAACTCGCTACTCTTCTCCATCGCCCGGGACGACCTTCAACCGCGACCGCGCCGACGACCGCACCGGCGCCGAACGGCCAGCAGCAGGCCGGGCCGGGGCCTCCTCCGCGGTGATGCGCCACCGGTTCGCCCGCATTCCCGGAGTCGTCAGGCCGAGAGAGTCGGCCATCTGCCGCACCAGCGTCGACAAGTTCACCCGGGAATCCATCAGCTCAGCCTCCGAGAGCCGGCGCACGTACAGCGCCACCTCGATCTCCTGGCCGAACCGCTCCCACATCAGCGCCTGCGGCATCCGCCACAACCGCTCCCACAGCTCGTCCTCGCGGACACTCTGGTCTGTCAACGGCCATACGGGCATTGCACCCTGGCGGCCCTCCGCAGGCAGAATCGTCCACTCGCCGGCATCCCGCTCACGCCGAAGCGCATTCGGATCAGGGGCAGGACCAGAACGTGCGCGTGCTCCACCCTTCGGCATATCGCTCTCCTCGGATCGCGCCATTGCGGCGCAAGCGACGGCCGGGCATTGCGCTCAGCCGATCAGGAGCAACTGCTCCCCACCGCCCCGATTCCCCTTGGCGCTGTTGCAGCCCAAGTGAGCGAGGCGGACGTTTGAAGGATCGTGCGCTCCGCCTTTCGACAAGGGCACGACGTGATCCAGGCTCGCGCTCCGCACATGGGGCCACGCGATCTTCTTGCCGACCCGGGTTTTACAGATGTGGCAGCGCCAGTGATCCCGATCAGCTATCCAAGCCAGAATCACAGGCTCGCCAGTAGAGGCGGCCACCTTCTGTGCCCGGCGGCGGTGGTACTGGTCGCGGCGGGCATCGGTCCACGGTCCAGGCTTCTGCCGGCCATCAGCGCGGGACTCACGGTTGTACAGCAGCTTGCCGTGCTTCTCCGAGCAGCAGCGCTGGCGCTCGCTCTTCGGCTGGAACTCCAGGCCGCAGCCGGGGAGGGCGCAGGCGCGAAGCGGAAGAGGGAGCGCACGGATTGCGCCGGAGTTGATCGCCCAGCACCGCGCAGAGCAAAACTCCGACTTCCGAGGCTCGCACAGATCCACCGAGCACGTTCTACAACTGACGGGGCGCTCGGGGAGTCGATGCCGATCGCGGCATTCCACCGAGCAGAACAGCGACTTCAGCGACAGCTGATCAATCTCAACCTGGCAGTACCGGCACCATCGGAAGAGCCTGACGAAGTCATTCGGGTGCAGCCTGGCGAAGTTCTTGCAACTCCGACTGCACCAGTCGTAGCGCCCGAAGGGGAGTGGGGCTACGCACCCACGGCAAGAAGCTTTGAGGTAGGAAAGATCCATCAGATCTCCAGATGAGCGAGGCCCCTCGGCGTCTGGAGTCGCCAGCGGGGCCTCTGACCCAAGGGAGCTACCCTCGGGATGGTTACGGATGGTAGCAGTCTACCGGATCCGCAAGTTGATCATGAAGTTTAGAACCCTCCTGACCTGGCAGCCACCTCCCCGGCGGTCCTTCGGCCGCCGGCCTGCAGGGCATAGCCCCGCCCCCTCAGCCGCCCGCCGTCACCCTTGGTGACCGTCGGCGCCGCTGTTCGTCTCGGCCGGCGGGAGCTTGAGCTCGACCACCAGCGGCACGGTCCGCTCTTCGCTCCACGCCTGACCGTCGTGGTCGGGGTCGACGAGCCGGCTGCCATCTTCGGTGGTCTTGTACTGCTGGTATCGGATGACGGTCTGGTCGTCGTCTCGTTCGATGCTGAGCCAGTGGTCGACGACGTGCTTGGGGTCGACGTCGTTGGCCTGGAGCCAGTCGCAGAGGGCTTCGCGGTGCTGTTCGATCTCAGCTTTGCGAATGAGCCGGAGGACGACGGTCACGGTCAGCGCCAGACGTAGAGCGCGTCGCCGTCCTGGTGCTGGTGCTCGTGGCCAGCCTCGCCGGGCTCCAGTTCCTGAGCGTCGAGCTGGCAGGTGACGTGTCCGGCGAGGACGGGCAGGAAGTGCGGTGCGCCGCAGCGCGGGCCTTCGACGACTGTCTGCTCGTCGGCCTTCGGCTCGGGCTGGGCTGCCTGCTCGTCGACTGCGGGCTCCGGTTTGGCCTTGGCGGTCATGCTGCCTCCTCGGGTGGTGTCCAGCCGAGTGCGATGAGGGCCTTGGCTGCGTGGTCGTTGACGATGACGCGGGCGGGCTGGAGTTCGGTGGCGTCGAGTTCGTGGATGACCGGGTCGATCGCGAGCGTGGGTAGTTCACCAGGCGCGATGGTGAGGGTGGCGCCTCTCAGTCCGTGCGATAGGTCCACGCCGTCCACGATGACCTTGTGCCGGGTGTCGTTGCTGTTGATCTGCACGGCGTGGGTGCGGTGGCCGTCCTTGCTCATGCGCGAAGGCCTCCGGGCCTGGGTCGATGGTCGGGTCTTCCTCGGCATGAGGCGTTGTGGCGGCCGAGGAATCGGCAGGCGATGCGGCCGGTGTACGAGTAGGCGGCGTCGCGGGGTTCGGCGAGGATGTAGCGAACGGTGTAGGCGAAGGCCGATCGGCATTCGCTGCGACTCCGGTAGCGCGGTCGAAGGCGCCGCGTCTTTGCCGCCGCTCGTCGGGGCCGCGTCACGCTCATCGCCGGTTCCAGCCGCCGGCTTGTTCCGGGTTGGCCGCCGTCTCCTTGGAGTGGCAGGGACCGCACAGGCCGCGTCCGTACTGCGGGTCGTGTTCGTCGAGCCCGCGCGCCCGTAGCTCCCGCTTGTCGAGCGGCCAGTGGTCGGCGTGCTTGCTGGGCTGGCCACACGGCTCCGGGTGTCCGTGGCCTTCCTCGGCGCAGACGCACGTCGGGTCCTTGGCGAGGACGCCGGGGCGGAAGCGGGTGAGGTGTTGGCCGCCGTACCCGCGCTGCTTGGCGGTGCCGCGTTTGGCTTCGGCTTCGCGCCGGTGGTCTTCGCAGCGCCCACCCTGATCGGTGAACTCGGGGCAGCCTGGGGTCGAGCAGACTCGCCAGCCTGTTCGTCGGGTCATCGTCGTCGCTCCCGGTGCGTGGCGATCGCTATGGCCGTGAAGAGCGCCCCGATGAGGCTGAAGGTGATGACGCCGGTCGGGGCCGTGGGATTGCCGCGAGCCCAGTCGATGGCGGCGACGATCGCCGTGGCCCAGGAGGCGGCGGCCAACAGTGCGATGACCTTGATCTCGCGGCTGTCGTTGCGCTCTCTGGCCATCGCCTTCCCCTGTCCGTACCGTGTGCCATTCGATGCGAGGGGGTTGGCTATGCGGAGCGATGCTGCGCTGGGCGTGTTCGTGGTGGGTCTGGCTGTGCTGATGTTCGGCGTGATCACCGAGTTCACGGTCGTCTGGCTGGTGATCGGCGGCCTGTTGATGCTGGGCGCGGTGGCGGCGACGGCGCGGCAGCGGCGGACGGGGCCGGATCCGGAGGTGACGCTGCGGCCGGGCGGGAAGGATCGGCCGTGGCGGCGGGGGGGTGAGGACCGGTAGTTCAGGCTTGCTGCGCGAGCCACCGTCGGACGGTCTGGTTGTGCTTGGCGTCGGCGAGCGCGTTGTGCACGCCGTCCATCTGCTGCGGCAGATCGGCCAGGTCGACGCCGAGGCGTTCGATCTCCTGTTGCAGGTCGTGCGTCCACATAGGTACTCCGACCGGGAGCCGCATCATCGAGCCCCAGAGTTGGCACAGGGCCACGTGGTCGTAGGCGCCGTAGTCGGCCCAGAGTTGCGGCGTGACGGCGTCCGTGGCCTGGATGAAGTCGCGTACCTCGTTCGCGATCACGAATCGGGGCTTGACCCGGCTGTCGGTGAGATCGGGGCCGAGCAGGTTGAGGGGCGGTCGAGGATGGACGTTCGGGCTCTTCGCCAGGTACGTGTCCAGGGCCGCTCTGCCCGTGACCGGCAGGTGCGGCACGACGTTGCGCACAAGCCAGTCATTCTCCTTGATGCGGTCCCAGGGGGCCTCGCTATTGACGGCGTAGTACTCGCGGCCGTCGTCGCACACCATGCCGATCGAGATCACCTCGATCGTGCGGCCGTCCTCCAGGAATTCCAGGTCGTAGTCGATGGCGGGCAAGGTGCGGGCCCTCCATTCAGATCGCGTCGAGGACGCCTTCGGTGATGAGGATGGCGCGCTACTCCGCAGTCGACTGATCGTCGTTGGTCCAGGTGGGGTCGTCGCCCATGGCGGGCGACGTGTGGACGAGGTGGTCGCCTTGGTGGCGGCCGTTGGGGTCGTCGCTCCAGTGGACGCAGCGGAGTTCGAGCAGCTCTTCGTCGATGGTGACGGTGGTGGTGGCGGGGCAGCGGTTCATGGGCGGGACCTCCTCCGGTCTCATACGGCGACCCAGCCCCAGGCGGACCCGTCGAACATCGCTTCCAGGCGCAGTATCCCGCCGGAGGCCACATTCACGCTGGTGGCTCCGGGCAGCGCCGCCACGGTGATGGTCTGCGCCGTGCCGGTCGCGACGGCCAGCACGTTGGCGCCCATGTTGTGGAAGACGTACCGCACCGGGTTGAAGTCGGCGGCGGGCAGCGTGGCGGTGAATCCTGCGCTGGTCGTGTCGCAGATCAGGGTTCGGTCGATCGGGGACGCAGTGAACGCCCCGGTCTTTCGCTTGATGGCCCGGGGCACCTGGCCGTTGCGCAGTTCGATCCCGCAGGGTCCGGATGTGCTCACCCCTGCCTCGGTGAACAGGCCAGTCAGGACGGCGTATCCCAGGGCGAACTTCACCGCGTTGGCGGAGTTACCGTCGATGTTCGGGGTGCTGGACTCCGTTGACAGCTGGTCCACGTGGATGGTCGGGCCCACGCCTTCCGACCCGGCACCGATGATGTACAGCTCATGGACGCATGCCTCCACCGAGGCGGAGATCACCTTCATTGCGTGTACGGAGCCGACGCTGCCGAAGTAGGTGCCCACGGCGCAGATGGCTGCCCAGCAGTACAGCACCATGAGCCGGAGCATCACCCCGTGCTCAGTGAAGGCGATCGCGTAGGTGTAGCCGCCTCCGCACGAGATGTCCTCGGCGATGGAGTGGTCGTTGTTCCCCGGCGCCGGCATCAGTGCGCCGAAGCTCAGTCCGGTGCCGAACAGTCCTGGGGAGGTGTAGTCGGTGGACGGGGATGCCACGGTGCCCGCTGTGCCATATCCGACGTGGGCGACGCGGGCGTTGGCGATCCCGTAGAAGTTGAACGCCCCGTAGGTGAGGCCGAAGGAGGAGTGCGTGGTGAGGATCGCCAGGTTCTCCAGCACGGCCATGGTGTTGCTGTAGGCGGCGGCCACGCCGTACCCGCTGCCCTCGTTGGGCCCGCAGATCACGCCGGGGTTCCCGGCTGCGTTGATGCTCGTAATCTGTGCGGCGGTGGACGCGTACACGCCGAAGCTGATGATGCAGGACCCGGCGAACTGGGGCACCACCTGCTGCCAGTGGCGGACGGCGGCCGCGCCGCTGCTCTGGCCCCGGAATTCCAGGATGCGCTTCACGCCCGTGGTGGCCTGGGGCCCGAAGACGATCTGCCCGTTGCCGGATTTGCTCGCGTTCAGTGCTCCGGCGACGATGAACGGCCGCGGGGGGAAGTAGACCTGCGCGTAGGTGTGGCCGGCGGCCAGGTAGGCCTCGGCGGCGTCGACCGCGGCCTGAATCGCGGCCTGGTCGTTGGTGCCCCAGATGACGACGGCATTGGACACGGCGCCGGCGGAGGCGTTCACCGCGTTGAGCGTGATCTGCGTGGAGCTCTGCCGGCTCGCGACGGTCGTGACGAGCGTGGTGACGCCGTTCGCTGCGGCGCCTTTCACCGAGATGGACTTGCCGACGATGTTCGTGGGCCAGTTGGCGGTTGCGCTGGTGAGGACCGCGACGCCGGACGACATTGCTCCGTCGCCGACGACTTGGGCGTCACCGACTGCCCCGTATGCCGGGGCGGTGACGTCGAACACCCAGGGCGTGCTCCGGCTGCCGCTGCTTCCGCCGCCGAGGAAGACCCGCTGCTGGGTCGCGGCCGTCACAGCAGGCCCTTGACGGTGTAGGCGGGGGTCCCGGCGCTGATGAGTTTGATGCTGGTGGGCGAGCCGTAGCCGCTGGCGTTGACGATGAGCGAACTCATGCCCGCGGGGAGGACGTCGCAGCCTGCGCCGCCGACGGTGGGGGTGATGCCGCTGTCGACGGTGGCGTAGATCTCTGCCGCCCCGTCACGGTTGACGATCTCGACGTAGGTGTAGTCGGCGTCGAAGGTGACCGTGTCGACGGTGGAGGCGGTGAGGGTCTGGTGCTGGATACGGCTGCCGGTATAGGTCGCCATGCCGGATCACCTCCGTGTGAGGGTTGCGGTCCGGCTGGGGCTGTGGGGCGTCAGCCGCTGGGCGGCCCGGAGACGATGCCGGCGGAGTCGCTCGGGTCCGGGGCGTCGCTCGTGGACGGACTGGGCGCGCTCGGCGACGGGCTTGAAGACCTGCTCGGGCTGGTGCTGCGGCTGGGGCTGACGGTCGGCCACACTGTGGTCGGCGTCCCGGAAGGTCCCGGCTCGGGGTGCTTGTCACCGCAGCCAGCGAGGCCGCCGAGGGCGAGCACGGTCACGGCTGCGGCGGTGAGGGCGCGGATGCGCACTGGGTCTCCAGGGTCAGAGGTGCTGGCCGGCGTGGACCAGGAACGGGAGCACGAATGCGGCGAGTCCGGCGTAGGCGATGCGGTCGCGGTACGGGACGGCCTGCGGTAGGAGCGTGGCGAGCAGCAGCAGGATGAACGCGAGGAGGTAGCAGACGAGTTCGAGCACGGTCACTCCCGTTCGGCGACGGTGCGGGCGATGGCGATCCATGAGTCGGCGAGGCGTTCGAGGCGTTCCATCAGCGCGAGGTCGGTGATCATCTTGGCGTTCTGGAGGAGTCTCGCCGCATTACCGATGGCGCCGTCGACGGTGACCGGTGCTGTGGTTGCGGCGATGGGCATCTCGTCGTCCATGCCACCTCCCGCCTAGCGTGGGGGCCCGCTGCCCGGCGGGCGTAGTGATGACCGGGCAGCGGGGTTCCGGCGCGCCCTTGGGGGGATGCGAGCGCCGGGGTTGTGTCCTCGCGGCCGGGAGCGCCCCGCAAGCGCTCAACCGGACCGCGAGGAGTGCAGGGGTTACGCGGCCTGTAAGGCGACGCGTTCGCGGCCCTTGACGGGCGGCGCGGGGGTTGCGGTGACGACGCGCCCGTCCTCATCGCGCACGGCCGGGTCGATCTCCATGAGGTCGTATCGGGCCTGCTTGCCGTGGCCGTAGACGGTGATGCGGCCTTCGGATGCCCAGCGCCAGATGGTGCCGACGGGGCGCCCCGTCCAGTAGGCGACGTCGGAGGCTGTGGCGAGCGCGGTGGAGGGCATGGTCACCTCCGGGTACGACAAAGGCCACCCAGCGTGGGTGGCCTTAGCGCGGACGAACTGCGATCTAAGCAGATGATCGCTTCGCTCTTGGCCGTTTGTCAAGTGACTGATGTGCCGGTTGTCAAGACCCTGGAGCCCACTCCGCCTTGTAGCCGGGCCAGTCGGCGAACGGCGCGGCGATGAGCCGGAGCGTTGGACACGGATACTCGTCGCCGCACTGCGCGCACTCGAAGCCCGCTTGGTCTGGGCGGTCCCAGTCTGGCGCTCGGCGCCGATAGTGGCGCTTGACGATCGCTCGCTTGGCCTCGACTTCGACGAGAACACGGGAGGGATTGTGCCGGGCGATGTGGGTGGCGGTCGCACGTAGCTGGCGGTTGCTGAGCGCGAATGCCTCGGCCACGGTGATGTCGTCCACGGCCAGGACTTCGTCGGCTTCGGCGTTCAGGCGCCACGGGCCAGGGCTTGCCGCCAACGCGGCTTCTTCGTCTTCAAGGAGTCGGGCGTCAATGAATCGACGGAACGCCATGGTCACCTGCGGGTCGATGGGGTCAGCGAGTGGCGCCCAGTGCTGCTGGCTCGGGCCCGACTCGCCGCCGTCGAATGTCAGCACGATCTTCGGGTCGGTGGGCTCGAACACCGGGAGCCGGTTCCATTCCAGGAGTCCGGCATTGAACCCGTCCACCCACGCCTGAACATCGTCAGGCAAGGGCTTCGTGGACTGATCTGCCCACCGGGCAGACACCTTCGCGCTGGACATTGTCAACTCTCCTTGCTGGCCATGTAGTCCGGGGGTGACGCGTCTTCGGGCTGCTTGCGGTGCGGGTGGTCTTCGCCCAGCAGCAGCGCGGCGGCGAGGTCCATGACGCCTCGGTAGTCCGGGTACGTGCGCAGCATCTCAGCGCCAGCCCGCAGAATGTCCATACGCGCCTCTTCGGCGAGCTGCCGGTTGTCGGCCTTGCAGGCGGCCAGACCTGGCTCGCAGTAGACAGTGGCGCAGTGAGTGTCGGCACGGCGGATCAGTTGCTCCATTGCGGTCTCGGCCGGGCCGGTCACGCCCCACTCCTCGGGTCCGGGTCCCGCTCGGGCTGACCATTCTCGCCTCGGTACTCAGCGAGGGCTTCCCGGACGCCGTCCTCGCTGCCGTCGTTGGAGTCCCACCACTCGACGGCCTCCCAGACGTCGGTGAGCCGCTGCATGCGGACCTGCGCCCGGGTCTGCCACTGCTGGAGCATGACCAGCAGCTCCTCGGTCTCGGCTGCTGCGTCTTGCGCGTACCCGAGTCCGGCGAGGCGGTCGGCCATCTCCCGGAGGGCGCCGCGCTTGCCGTTGATCTCTTCGAGGTCTTCCGCCCAGCACAGGTAGTTGTAGCTGCCGCCGCTCATGCCGCCATCACCCCCTCGGCCGCTTCCTGCGCCCGCCGCAACTCCCGCCACGCCCCGAGGTCGGGCCATTCGGTGAGGCACTTCGGGCAGCGGACCTTGTGATTGGCGGTGGTCGCGGTGAGCTGGGCCGCGCACCGTCCGGAGTCGAACACGACGGGGCACAGGCCGATACGGACCCGCCCCGGCTTCGAGTCCGGTGACAGCGCGCCTGTGCACTCCGCGTGCAGCCGTCGCACCTCCTCAATGTCCTGCCCGACTTCTTCGTACCGCTCGCACGCCCAGCCGAGGTTGTTGGTCAGAAACTCGATCTGCTTGGGCAGGGATTGGCCGGCGTTGCCGCGCCACGGGGTGACCGTCCAGCCGAGGGTCTGCCGCCACGCGTCCTCGATGACCTGCAGGCGGGTTGCGACTCCTCCGGCTGCGGCGAGGTTGAGGACTTCGGCGTTGGCGGGGATCGGCGGGACCCGTGACCCGGTGGGCATGCCGGTGCCGCGCCGGGAGCCGCGCACGAGGGCGGCAGTGGAGTTCACGCGGGCGAACAGGCCGGGGAGTTCGGCGAGCCGTTTCCCCGTCCGGTCCTGACAGGGCCTGCACGCCCAACGGTTCGTCTCGTCGGCCCACAGGTCTTTGCTGCAGGCCACGCAGCGCGGCCACTCGTAGCTCTGGTCTTCGGCGGTAGCAAGGTCATGCACGGCGGGTCTCCTTGCGGGCGGGGCGGGCGGCTCAGTGGCTGATGTAGATGGTCGCCTTGGTGTGGGCGGCGCAGGCATCACGGAGGCGACGCAGATAGTCGAGGGCGCCGTCGTAGTCACCCCAGCCGTTGGCGGGGTTCATGGCCTCGCACTTGACCGGGTTGGCTTCCATATCCGCAACGGCGCGGATGAGGTCGTCGACGTAGTCGCCGGCCGTCTCGTCCTTCAACTCGGCAAGCCGGTAGCCGAGAGCTTCGGCCCACATGCCGGAGACGTTGGCGGTGTAGTTGCCGATGTCGGCAGGGCAGAACTCGTGGGGCTCGGGGCCGCCCGTATCGACTGTGACGTAGAGGGCGATGTCGTAGCTCACGGGCGGGTTTTCCCTGCGATGGCGTCGTCGATCCGGTCGGCGTAGTCGACGGCGATGCCGTAGGGCGAACACCAGGTCCGCATGTCGATGGCGAGAGCCTGGACGCGTTCGACAGCGTCCTGCGCCTTCTGCGTTGCGGTCTCGTTGCTAGCGCAGATTTCGGCGATGGTCAGCTCGTCGAAGTTCTCCATGTACCAGCGGGCGCGATCGCTGAGCTCGTCGTAAGGGTTGGCCACAGGCGGGTGCTCCTCGGGTGCGGGCGGTACGAGGTGCTCAGTCTCTGACTGTAATCATGCACACCCTGGGTGACATCCGGGCCAACGACTGCGCAGATTGCACAATCTCCCCACCGTGCGCCGGTTCAGCCCGCCACACTCAACTCCATGGCGGTCGCGTTGTGGGCGTTGGGTGATGACGAGGCGGAGTTGGCCGAGTGGCTGGCTGCTCACGACATGCTGCCGGTGGGGCAGCCGGTGCACGGGGTCACGGCGCGGGCCCGGCTGATGCAGCGCTGCGAGCCGCGGGGCGTCGAGGCTGAGCCCGAGCACGGCTGAGGCCCCCGCTTTCGGCGGGGGCCTCGTGGGGCGGGGTGGCGGTCATCACCCTCGGATGTTGGTCCGGTTGTCGATGCGGACGTTGACGTTGACCTTGCCGGATCCTCCCCCGCCGCCCATGCGCATCAGGTAGACGATGGCGAGGCACACGCCGGTGCCGACGATCGCGCCGGTGGCTTCGGCCATGGCGTGGAACATCAGGCCGGCGCCCCCTCCGACTCCCACCGCGCAGATACCTCCGGCGACGAGGCGCTTGGGCCACGGGTCGGGCTGGAAGGTAGCGGGGATGGCGGGTGGTGAGGCTGCGGTCTGTGCCGGCGGGTGGGCGTACAGGCCGACGGGCCCGTTCGGTGTGTCCATGAACGCGTCCGGCGCCGGGCCGGGCATGAGGCGCCCGTCGGCGGTGCGGGGCGGCGACCAGGCGGGGCGGATGAACGGGCCTTCGGCTTCGTCGATGGTGGGCCACCCGGCAGGCGGGGACGGCGTGGGCTGCTGTCGGTACATGGCGGGCTCCTTGGGTGGGGTTAGGCGACGGCTTCTGCGGGGGTCTTGGCGGTAGCCCAGCTACCGCGCTTGATGTTCTGGACGAGGCCTTCTTCGGCAAGGCGAGCGAGCGTGGTGGACGCGGTGGACAGGGGCGCGTCGACGGCGAGAGCGATGGCACCGGTGTAGGCGTATTCGACGGTGTCGAGGTGAGCGAGGATCGCCGCCTTGTATGTGGTGCGTGCGGCCTTGGCGGCGGCGGGGGTCTGCGCCGGCATCTTCTGGGGGCTGAAGGTCCTGGCGACGACCTGCTGCGGGGTTCGGGCGCCGTCCTTGAGGATCGCCGCCCACTTGGCGTAAGACAGTTCAGCGACCGCGCGGTCTTCGGGGCCGAGGTGCCAGGTCTCGCCCTTGGTGGCCCACCCGAACACGTCATCGATCAGCGAGGTTCGCATCACTGACGGGCGGGCCTGAGGACCGAGCGCGTAGCCGAGACCAGAGGTCGTGGTCTTGTCCGGCCACAGCCGCGGCAACTTGTTCGGCGAAACGTCGAACGACGACTGGAACGCAACCTGCCCGGACAGACCCGAGCTGGTACGCAGCACGATGACATTGCCCGACGCGACCGAGTCCCGCAGCGGACTGGAGTTGCCGAGCTGGGACAGCAGTGGCATCTGCGTGACCAGGCGCAATTTGCAGCCGCACTTGCGGCCCATGAGTGCAATGTCCTCGGCGGCTTCGACGGCTAGCGGGTGGCAGGAGAACACGTCGTGGGCTTCGTCGATGGTCAGGGAGTACAGCGGGTCCCTGCCGTCAGCGACACGGCCGGGCTCGAAGGACCCCTTGCCCTTGCGGGTACGCCCCAGGTGATCGGTCCAGATCATTGAGGCGTACCGCTCGTTGCGGCCCAGCATCACGTCGCGCATCACCAGCAGTTCGATGACGCCCTCGGTGGCCGAGTCGGCGAAGTGGTCGACGTTGTCCTGCCAGTCGGGCAGGGACTGGCCGCGCTGCGGGTCGACGACGCGCGACACGATGAGGCCGTCGGCGTGCCGTTCGGTGGCCAGTAGTTCGTCAAGGAGCCGGGACTTGCCGGAGTCGGAGCTTCCGGAGATGAGGCTATGAACGGCGCCGGAGCCTGGCTTGTAGTGCTGGTACTCGACCGGGATGGCGTCGGCGTAGACGCCGATCATCGAGATCCCCGTCTCGGGGTTGAATGCGGACGGGCCGGGCCAGTAGTTGAGCTGCTGCAGCGGATTCCGGGGGTACACCGACAGGTGGGCGCGGCGTTCGGAGCCGGTCTCGGTGCGCTCGATCACAACCGATGAGAGCGGCACGTCGTAGGCGCCCGCGATCTTCACGGCGGCAGAAATCGCGTCGTCGACCGTGAGTAGGCCCGGGGGGAGGTCGATCAGTGCCTTCCATGCCCCAGGGACGCCCTCGATGCCCTCAGGTGCGATGAGCGCGGAGTCGGGAAGCCGGCGGCCCGGAGCGGCGATGCTCTCGCGCCAGATCCGCACCCACTCGTCTTCGGTTTCCGCCTCCGTCTCGGCGATGGGGCGGATGCGGTGGTGCCACCACCACGGGCCGCCGAGGACGGCGAGGAACCACAGGAAAGTGAAGCCGGGAACGGGCGGCGCCCACGGGCCCACCAGCGTCATCGTCATCAGCAGCGCTAGAGCGGCACCGGTGTTGACGAGGGCGTAGAACAGCTCGCGGCGCGACAGGCCACGGCCGTTGCGGGTGCGGCGGCGAATCCACCAGGCCAGCGCGATGGCCGCGGCCACGTCGGCGGTCGCGGCGCTGCGTACACCGCCAGGCGCCAGGTGCATGGCACCCCCGGCGATGTCGACGAGAGCCGCGGCGTAGGCGGGGGCGAGACGCCGACGGTGCTTGATGCCAAACCGGGCAGCGCGGTGCAGGCCCTGAACGGTCCGCACGGTGCGCTCCAGCCGGATGCGGCGCGCCCTGAAGGGCACGACGGACACCGGGAGCGTCGGAACCTTACGGACTCCGGTGAGCAGCTGGGGTGTGGTGTGGTCCATCGGTTCGGGTCTCCTCGCGGTGATTGGCGGCCCGGCCGCAGATGGTGCGGCCGGGCCGGGGCGGGCTGCTAGTCGCCGGTGTAGAAAGCCTTCTCGGCGGCCTGCGGGGTGGAGTCGTGGGCTTCCTTCATCAGGCTGTGCTTGCGGATCACCAGCTCGCGGGCGTGGCCGGCCTGGCCGCGCAGGAATTCGGCGGCCTGCAGGCGGGTCCGGGCGGCGTCGGAGCGGGACTTGAACGGCTCGATGAGGGAGTTGATGGCGCCGAGGGATTCGCCGTCCAGGCCGAGGGAGGCGAGGTTCGAGACGAGGCTCTCGATGTTGGCAACTTCGGCTTCGGAGCGCTGCACGTCGGCGGTGGCGTCGTCGATGTTCGCGGTCGCTTCGACGGCGATTGCTTCGAGTCCAGCAATGACGCCGGTGAAGTTCGCAGCGTCGGCGGTGGTGGTGGTGATAGGCACGGTCAGGGGGGTCCTTCCGTTTTTGACGGCCGGGATGGCCGTCCTTTTGTGGGATGCGATGTCGAGAACCGGGGCGAGTCCCGGCTCGGTGCTGTCGGGGCTTGGTTTGTCGTCGCGGGTGGCGGCCGGGCACAGGGGTGTGCCGTCGGCGTGAGAGAACGGGGCTTCCATCGCCGTGGAGCCGGCGCCGGGTACGACTCGGGTGGGCTTCTTCTTCACGACGGACTTGTTGCACACCGAGCAGGCGAAGTCGGGCGCCGGGTCTTCGCCGACGGTGATGACGGGGATGGCCTTCTTGACGAAGTCCGGCACGTCAAGGTCGTCTTTCAGGGGCGCTGCGGCGTTCTTGTTGTCGAGGGCGGTGATGACGACCTCGACTGTGGCTGCAGGCGCCGGGGCGTCCTCGACCTTGGGGGTCTTGGTCGCATCAACCTTGGGGTCGTCGACCGGGCGGCCGAGCTTCTTCGACGTCCAGTCCCACCCGCGGCTCCAACCGGCCTTGGTGCCGCGGCCGAAACCGCGGGTTGCCGTCCCCAGACTGCGAGCGGTAACGACACCGACGGCCGCACTGGTGGCGCCGAACCCGATCCCGGCGATCTCGCTGCCGGACCGCTCCCGCGCTTCTTCCTCCTTTCGGGTCTTCAGTTCCTGGTAGTGGGCATAGGGGGCGATGGCGGCACTCTTGGCGCCTTGGTAGGCGCCGGTGAAGAACGCCACGAGGATGATCAGTAGGAGTTCCATGTCAGCGCGCCCCAAACATCCACGCGAGGGGCCAGCTGATGATGCTGGCCCAGATGGCGCAGACGCCCATGACGATGGCCCCGGCGGTGCCCGGGATCGTGGCGCCGGCGAGAGGGGTGGCGGCGGCGTAGGCCAGGGTGCGGTTAGTGACCTTGTGGCCGTGACCGCCTCCGCCATTACCGCGTCCGGCGCCCTTTGCGCCTGCGCCCTTGGTGCCTGCGGATGCGCCGCCCTTGTGGGGCCACAGGTCGGCGATGAGTACGGCGACGACGACCAGGCCGGTGATGCCGAGCACGACGGTGCCGGTCCACTGGCCGATGAATCCGCCGAGCCACCCGTCGGCCGTTGAAATCATGGCTCGCACGGATCGGCCGAGCGGCGTCCCGATGATCGCCGTGACTCCGGCGATCACCAGGCCCACTGTGAGTCGCGGCCACGCCTTGCGGCCGACCGTGCGGAGCAGAGCAGCGATAACGAGGGCGATCACGCCTACGCCGACGCTGATCCCTGCATGGAGCAGGTTCATGAGCGTCCTCCTTTGGATGTTGTTGCAGTTACGGACAGTTGCGGTATCCTCGCGCGCGCCCGCAGGCGCGTCGCCTGACGCGTAGGAACTGGGGACTTCACTTCCGGCAGCGAATGTGAATTGTGAAGAGTCACGGAGAGCCACCATTCGACGGGCCCGCAACCGCCCACAAGCCGGGGCCGATCCTCGCTACGGCCCCCCTGTTCGCGAGCCGGTTCAAGACCGTGGAGACCGACGACTTGTTCAGACGAAGGGCATCCGCCAGTGCGGTGGTCGTCTCGGGAGACGGTGCTTGAGCGAGGTGGGCCAGAACCGATGCCGTGACCGCAGGCCTGGCGGGGGGCGTCACGCAGGCGGCTGCGCTGATCACCTTCGCTTGCGTTCGCATCTTCGGCGGCGGCGTGGCCCTGACCAGGCGTTTCGGCGTCGATCGCGCCGGGAGTGGCCACTGCAGGTGACCGGCCCGAACGACTTCGCGCTCGACGATCTCCACAGCGTCTCGATCGCCGAAGTCGAACCACTCGCCGCGGGTTCGGAATCGGCGCAGAATGCTATGGAGCTTCTGCTCCAGATCCCTTCCGCCTGCGGTTTTCCACATCACGCACAGAGGGACGGGGCAGCCGCCCTGAAGGGATACGAGTCGGCGATCGATCTTCGTCGTTGTTCCGATCTTCACATACCGGAAGTCCGGAGACCCAATGACGTAGACCACCGAGCCCGCTTGCCCTGCCCCGGTCACAGCCCGTCCTCCCTGCTCACGGCGCCCTGCAGTCCGACCAGCGTGGTTGCCAACTGCATCCACGCCTCGCCCTGCTGCTGGGGCGGGAGGTCGTTGATGATGCGGCGCAGGTGATCCCAGGAGGCAATGGCCTTCTCTTCCGGCGTGATGGCCGCGTCGTACTTGGCCTGCCAGAACACGGTGAGGTTGTCTCGCCGGCGCTGGGCTCGGGTCTTCTTGCCCGCGCGAGTCGTCTTGATCATTTCCATGTCTCCCGTCAGCTACCGGTGATGGAGCGGACGTTGGGCGATCCGAGCGCGGCGAGCTCGGGGTGGTCGGCTTCGATGGCGTCGCGGATCCGCTGGCACGACGAGCGGGAGATCGTCTTGTCGGCGAGCTTCCCGGCGACAAGCGCGTCCCGGATCTCGGTCCACTCCGGGCGCTTGCCAAGATCGGCGTACAGGGCGCGGACGCGCTCACGGCGCCGGTCGGCGACCGACTTCACGGCGCTCTTCTTGGGCTTGCCCTGAGCGCGCTCGCGGCGCTCGGTCGCGGGCTTCGGCGGGCGCCCATCCTGGGCGCGCTCAACGCGCTCGGGTTGAGCGCTCACCGGGCGCTCGATCTGGGCGCGCTCAACCACGGCTTCGGTGAGCGCCGGGCGCTCGGGTTCGGCGCTCACGATCGGGCGCTCAACCTCGACGACTGTGGGCGCATGGACGGGCGCCTCGGCGGTCGTCGCAACACGCTCGCGCCGCCGCGCCTTCTGCTCTCGCGGCGGCGCGATCATGAGGTGCATTCGCCACAGGATGAGAGACGCGATCGACGCCACCACCGCGATCAACCACCACTGCGGCTTACCGCCCGCCGTGAGACCGAACAGGCCCACCGCAGCCAGGTGATAGATCACGTTCGCGGCGATGGTGAGACCGATCGCCTGCAGGATGTCGCGGTGCCGGCGGAACGCCTGGATGACGTACACGTCGATGACGAGCGGCAGCAGCCACGCCACGCCGCCGCCGAAGCCGACCATCCTCGCGAGCGAGTACTCACCCGACGCGGTGAGACCGACGGCGCCGGCGATGACGACACGGGCGGCCCATACGTCGAGCTGGGCGGCGGTCTTCTTCTTCTGATCCGTCTCGGCGGCGGCCTCGTCCCGGATCCGCTGGGCTTCGGCACGCGCCCGGTCGAGCTCCGCCTTGGCGGTGTCGCGGACCCGGTCGGCATCCTTGCCGGCCTTCTCGTGCATCTCGTTGGCCTTGGCGAGCAGGGCCGCGGCATCGGCGCGGTCTGCTTCGGCTTGCGGGTCGGGCTGGGGCGGCGTGACGGGCCATACTTCGCCGAACACGGGCATGGCAAGCGGCTTGGGGGTGCCGTTCACCTGGTTGGCGGTCACGTCGTTCTCCTTCATGGGGTGGGGGTGTGGGTGGGTCAGTGCTCGGCGCTCTGGTCCTCGGCGACGGTGAACTTCGCCTGCCGCCAGGCGCCCCAAAAGTAGGCGAGGCTGTTGAAGACACCGAGGAAGGCGGACCCCACCGCGAACACACCCACGGCGAACGGCAGGTGGTGGATGTACAGCTCGCGGGCGAGGAGCAGGGCGAAGACGAGAGCGATGGCGGCGAAGATCCCGTAGGCGATGGCGGGCTTGTCGGTGGCGGTCACGGGGTTCCTTCCGGGATTCGGGTCGGGTTCGGGGTCGCTGGCCGTTCTCCTTGGTGCTCACCCCGGGGGTTGAGCACCGCGGTCAGCAGTCAGCGGGTGCGGACTCGCCGCGAGTCGGTGATGGAGTCGGCAAGGAGTCGGGTGGCGTCGATACCGCGCGGCACCTCGAAGTCGTGGCGGCGGGGGCACCGGAGACGGGCCTTGCCGCCAGCGCGGCCGTAGACAGTGAGGCCCGTGCGGGCCCTGCATGACGGGCAGACGGCAGCGACGCCGCCACCGGTGATCTCTCCTGCGTATGTGGTCTCGTACTGCTCGGCCATGGGGTTCCTTCCGGATGGAGTGAGTCAGCGGTTGTGGATGTGCCGGGCCCCGGTTTCCCGGAGTGCGGTGTGTGCCTGCCGGGCGTGCAGTCCGGCGGTGTCGAGGTGGTCGGGGGTGGCGTCGCCGAGAGCCATGGCCGCATCGACGGCGCTCTGCGCGAGGGCGATGAGCCGGGTGTCGTCGGTGGCCATGTGGAGGGTGTCCATGGCGCTGGTGACGGCGGACCGGGCCGCGTACCGGGCGGTGCGGGCCTCGGCGGTGTCGGGCTGCTGCTCCCGGCGGGCGACGTGCTTCAGGTACTGCTGCTCCCGATGCCGGACCAGTGCGGCCAGCAGTGCGGGGATCGCGTCGGCCACGGCCTGACGGCGCCGCTCGGCCTTCGCCGCCTCGGTGGTGCGGGTGGAGGTGAGGTGCTGCAGTCCGCCGGCCACGACGCCACCCAGCAGGGTGCCGATGACGGCAACGATCGTGGCGAGCATGTGGGGCTCCTTTCGGGTTCGATTGCGGGTCGGGTCGTGCACCGGGGTCCTGGGCCGGGGGGAGCGTTCACCCAGGACCCCGGCGGTCTTTGCCGGGCTTGGCAGGTCGTCGGAGCGGTGGTCCGTGCAAGCCCGGCGGATCAAGGGGTGCGGCGGGTGATGCGGAACCCGGTGCCGTCCTCGGTCGTGTTGCCTCGGACTTCGCGCACCGTGTGGCCGTCCAGGCCGTCGTAGGCGTTCTGGAAGCCGGGCAGCACGATCGAGGTGGATCCGTCCGGGCGGGTGAGCTCGTAGGCGGTCACTTCGTGGGACTGGCGGTCGGCGGGCATGGGGTCAGTCGCCGTAGTTCTCGGGGAGTCCGTGGCGTCGGAGCCACTCGCTCTCCATGGAGTTGGAGCCCTGTGAGTCGTAGTAGGCGCGGGCGTCGTTGACCTCGTCGTCGGTCATCTCGCCGGAGGTCTTCGGGTACCAGGACTGCTGGGTGTGGTCGGTGCTCATGGGGTTCCTCTCGGGTGTGGCGGATGGTCGGACTGGTCAGACGAGCTGCAGGTCTTCGTTGGCGTCGTACAGCAGCCGGTCCGCCTGGGTGAGCAGCCGCTTCCGGGTCTTGGTGTCCTTCGGCCCGAGGTGCTGCACGGCGCGGAGGACGTCGGCGGCCTGGGTAAGGCATTCGCGTTCGTAGCCGAGCGGGCTGAGCCGGTTGAGGACCGCGTCGAGGAAGCCGGTGAACCCGGCCTCGGTGCAGTCGGCGGCGTCGAGGGTGATACCGACGGCGTCGGCGATGGTTACGGCGTAGTCGGTGATCAGGGAGTCGACGGTGATGGGCTTGGTCTTCACGGGGGTCCTCTCGGGATCAGTAGGCGGGGCCGTCGACCTGGCGGACGTACAGCCGCACGCCGGGGTGTTCGGCCTGGGTGCGCAGTACGTCCTGGACGATGCTGTTGAGCGATCCCGGGCCGCCGACACCGCCGAAGCTGAGGAGCTCGCCGGTGGCGTCGTTGTAGACCCGGTAGTTCATGTCGACGTCGGAGGTGTCCTTGCGGTCCGGGAGGGGCTTGCCGTTCCAGTGGTCGCTCATCGTCCGGTCCCTCCCCGGCGCTCTCGGGTGGGTGCGATGAGCGGCTTGCCGGGAATGCAGGGGCGTCCGGCGAGGTCGTCACGGGCGCGTTCGGCATCCGCCTTGTCGTGGGCCGTTCCGAGTTCGATGAGACCGTCCTTCGTCCACGTGTAGACCGACCACGCCATCACTGGCCTCCCTGCTGGCGTCGGGCTTCGTCGATCTTGCGCTGGGCCTCGGCGATCGCGGCCTGACGCTGCCGGACCTGCTCGGCCAGCGCGCGGGCAGCGGCGCCCTGATCGGATGCGGTGGACATGGTCACCACCGCCACTGCTGGATCGCCCGGCGACGCGCGGCGGAGCGCCTCGTCAGCCTGCGAGAGCTGGCCACCACCCGGGCGGGGCAGCGGAGGCAGGGCGGGGACGTCGTCGCGGTGGTCGGCGGCGCTCACGACTGCCCCCTCAGCGTCTCGCGCAGGCTGACGTTCGCCCGGTGGGTCTCCGCCAGCTCGTACCGGCGGTCGAAGGGCAGGTGCGTGGTGGCCAGCAGGTGCCCCGTCTCGCGGACCGCCTCGTCGGCGGCGGCAAACGTCGTGGCCGTGGACGGCTGCGGGAGGTCGATGCGGGCGCTCATCGCACACCCCGCTTCGGCTTCCGTCGGCACCCGGCGGCGTGCTCCTCAGCGTCCCGGCGGGCGAACGGCAGACCCGCATAGGCAGCTGGGCTGTCGCTGCGGTGACCGGCACTGCACTCCCACCGGTACGGGCTGTACGCGCGCTGCTCCGCCAGCACCTGGGCCGTGGCGCCGGAGCGCGTCGGGTAGGCCATGCCGTCGATCGGGGTCGCGGTCACAGGTCGGCCCCCACAAGCTCCAGCTCGGCCTCGACACGCAGGTGCTCGTCGGCCTCCCACTTGGCGAGGGCCGCTTCGGCGTCGTCCATCGCGGCGGCGAGCACCGGCGTCGGGATGCGGCGGGCGGTCAGCGCGAACGACTCGTACACCTCGAAGTCAGCGGCCTGCCAGTCGGCGACCGGAACCTCGGCGGTCAGTACGCCGGCGTCGGCAGTGTGGAACACGATCGGCGCGAACACCTGCGCGGACGGCTTCGGCGGGTTCGAGGCACCGGGAGTGCGCTTCGGGAGCGGCGCGGCGGACATGGCGGGGGCGGTCGGGCGGAGGGCGGTGGCGGTGGTCATGATGCGAGCTCCTCTACGGCGGCGGGGACACCCAGGAATTCGAGGACTGCGGAGGGCGGGATCTTCGTCAGGGTCTGGCGAACCTGACCGCTGCCACGACTGGTGGAGCGCAGGCGGCCGGACTTGACGGCCCGGTAGACCGTGGCCTGGTGGACGCCGATCAACTCGGCGACCTCGGGAACGGTGAGGGAATCCCTCAGCTCGGCGAGCACTGCGTCGAGTGCGGCTCGGCCAGTCATGCGCAGTCCTCCAGATGGGTGCGGAAAGGTGAAGCTGCAGGTGAAGACCACCTGTGCAGCTTGGGTATCCAAGTGCGATAGGACGACCATAGAGCGCCCGCCTTGGGTATGCAAGTATTGCGAGTGGGTCACCTTGGAGCGACCTCAAGTCATTGGCGAGGAGGTGTGGCCTGAGGGGCAGGGAAGGACGTTCGTAGTTCGTCTAGTCGCGTTTGACTTGACCTGTCTACCGAACTTAGACTTAGACTCATGAAGTACCGGGATCTGATCAGCAAGATCAGGAAAGCCGCGAAGCAGCTAGACATCCCCTTCGTCAAACAGCGACAGAAGGGGAGCCATCAGGTGTGGCTTTGCGGCACGACGCCCGTCGTCATCCCGAAGCACGGCGGTGAGATCAACGAGATCACTGCGATCAGCATCTGCAAGACCCTGGAAGAACCGCTCGGAGAGGGGTGGTGGAAGTGAAGACCTACCGCGTCAAGGCCCGCCGTGTCGGCAATTGGTGGGCACTCGAAGTGCCCGACCTGCCTGGCGTCTTCAGCCAGACGAAGCGGCTTGATCGGGCCGACAAGGAAGCGCGCGAGGCCATCGCGGTCATGCTCAACGTTGAACCGGACACGATCGGCGTCGACATCGATGTAGACCTTCCAAGGGAAGCGCGGGACGTCTTGCTGATGGCCCGACGCGCCCGCCAGGCCGCAAAGGAAGCCGCCGACGCGGAGCGGAAGGCGATGCAGGAAGCCGCCGCAGTTCTCACGCGCGATCTCAGCCAGCGCGATGCGGGGCGCGTCATGGGCGTCTCGTTCCAGCGCATCTCGCAGCTGCTCAACCCGATGCATGGCAAGCACGCCGGCTAGCCACTACACGCACTGAAGGCCCCCGCTCGCTTGAGCGGGGGCCTTCAGTGCGTTCGGAGAGTGGGGCTATACGTCGATCACGTATCGAAAGACATGGCGGTCAGTCGGCACGCGGGAGTCGAGCACCTCCAACGGCTTGCCGCTGGAGTCGTAGGCCGTCCGCAGGATCCGCGCGATGGGAACGCCGGCCGGGATGTCCAACTGCTCGGTCTCAAAGGGCTGGGGCATGCGGATGTCGAGGTCTTCGACGAACTGGACGATACGGCGGCCGATCGGGCCGTCGGGGTTCTCTATTACCGCATTGACGCCGCCCTTGATCGGGCGAGGCTCTGCGATCGGAGTCCCGGCCACGAGGTCGCGATCGTAGTAGCCGTCCACCAGTTGCATGGGGCTGTCGTCCACAGCGAAGAGGCGGCGGCGAACCAGGACGGGCGTGCCGGTCTCGACGCCAAGCCTGCTGGCGATCTCCTCCGGGGCCGGAACCTCGGACACTTCCGTAATGGTCTGCTTGGCCCGCTGGCCCTGCGCTGCAGCCTCGGCGTTGTAGTTCGAGACGCCGGTGGCTCTGCGCTCGCGGTAGATACTGCCGACCTGGAGCATGCTGACGTGCGGTCGTTCGCGGACGAACGCGCCCTTGCCTTGGTGCGTGGTCACGAGCCCCTCCATTCGGAGGAGGGCAATGCCCTTGCGTACCGTCGCCCGGGTCACACCGAAGCGTTCCGCCAGTTGGTGCTCCGAAGTGAGCTTGTCCCCGGGGGCCAGATCGCCCCGAAGGATCTCCGCACGCAGCTCGTTGGCGACCCGCTTGAACGGGTGCTCCTGGTTCGGGTTGGGTGACATCGCGCTCCTGATGGCCTGGATATACAAGCCAGAGTAGCCGCATCGGGAGCGAATGGGACTACTCCTGTGCGGCGCACCATCCTGACCAGCGGGTTACCGTGATTTCAATGACGGGGCCGCTCGGTCGAGTCTCGCGATATTGCTCGTACTTGTATATCAAAGCGCTGACAAGTTCAGCCGCATCCTCATTCGCCAGCACGCGTGCGTGGCCATCGGCGCGCACCCACCACAGCCGATCCCAGTCGTCCTTGTAGCGGTCCACTAGGAGAGCCACGGCAGGGTTCTCCTCAATGTTCCGGAGGCGCTTCAGATCCGTGTGGCGCTTCGGCTTGTGGTCGACAGCGATGGTGACCGTGTCGCCGTCGACAGCGAAGGTCGCGGGGACGAGGTGAGGCCGGCCAGCCGCGTCGACGGTGGCCAAGCGGAGGACTCGCGCGTCGGCAAAGCGGGCTCTGCACTGCTCCTCGGTCATCTGCATACCGAGACGGTACCCAGCCGCCCGGATTGCTTCATTCGCAGTACTTGCATACCCATGCTGCGCAGGCTACGGTCATCGAGTCAGCTTGGGTATCCAAGTGATTCCCGGCGCTAGGCATGCAAAAGGCCGGACGGTTGCCACCGTCCGGCCGAAGATCAAGGCGGGGTGCAACCCGCCGATCAGTTGAGGTCCAACCTGCCTGGAAGGAGCGCTCTTCTGTGAGCGTACAACAGAGCACGTCCGTTCGACCCACCGAAACCTCTGAGGCCTCCGTCACCCCTCCCGCCGTCACGCTTCTGGCGAAGCTGTGGCAGTCGGCACCCCTCTCCCTGCTCCTCGAAGCGGCGAACGCCCGCGTCCTGGACTCGGAGATCGACGACGACTACTTCTTCGGCAGTGCGGTGCAGCGCAAGGACGGGCGTCTGTTCCTCGTCATGCCGACCGGCCGGCCCGAGGCGGAGCGGGACACGATCGTCCGCGACCTCATGGCGCGGATGCTCCGCGTACCGCTGCCGGGCATGACGCCGACCAGGCGAGTGGCCGCATGACCGACGGCAACATCCCCGACTACTACATGGAGCGCGCGCGCTTCCTCGCCACCGTCAAGGACATTGGCGAGGGGACCGAGGTGGCCGACGCGGCGCTCGACCTGATGATCAGGCTGGAGAGTTCCATCCAGTCACCCTGGGCAGTCACAGACCCGTTCGCCGCCGAGCGCTACCTCGTGGCACGCGGAGCCGACCCGGACGTCGCATCCGAGGAGGGTGTCGTCTTTGAGATCCAGATGCGCGCCCTCGTCAGCATCGGCCTCGGACGCCCCGTCCAGTCGTTCAGCGAGATCGCCGGCTGGATCGCCGAACACGTCGACACCACCCCGTAGTTGTCCGTCCCTGCCCGTACAGTCGCATGACCGCCCCCGACTGGATTCACGTCCAATCGGGGGCGGTTCGCGGACCGGTAAGGAGTCCACGCATGACAACCGCATCGCGGCGGTCAGTTCGTTCGCTTGCCTGTGAGGCTGAGTTTCGGGCCCGCGTAGAAGAACTGGGGGGCTGCGTCCTCGAACCTGAATGGCTTGGGGTGCTGAATCGCCATCGCATCCGGTGCGCCCAAGGCCATGAATATGCACCGAGACCACGGTACGTCCTTCAAGGCGGCGGCATCTGTCGCACTTGCTCCGGCCTTGACCCGCGCGCAGTTGAGGCCGCCTTCCGGGCCCGCATAGCAGGGCTCGGCGGCACCATCCTGGAACCCAAATGGCTCGGGGCTGATCGGCCTCACCGCGTCCTTTGTGTCGCTGGACACGAGAGCGCGCCTCGCCCGAGCGATGTCCGCCAGGGGGATGGGATATGCAAGACGTGCGCAGGAACGGACCCACGTGCGGCCGAAGCTGCGTTCCGAGCCCGCGTCGAGGAGCTAGGCGGCACTGTCCTTGAGCCCGTATGGCTTGGGGCGCAGAAGCCTCACCGCATCCGGTGTGCCGCTGGGCACGAAGTAATGCAGCGGCCCAACAGCATTCAGCAAGGGAGAGGCCTTTGCCGCACTTGCGCCGGGAATGATCCGAAGGTTGCCGAGGCGGAATTCCGGGCGCGCGTGGAAGAGTTGGGAGGCGTTGTTCTCGAACCCGTGTGGCTTGGAGTCAAGACGCCTCATCGAATCAGATGCTCCGCCGGGCACGAAAGCACGCCGCGACCGTCAGCTGTGCAGCAGGGTGGAGGTATCTGCAGGCTCTGTATGGGACAGGTCTGGGATGCGTTCTACGTCCTCCTCGACGAGGAGGAGCAGATGGTGAAGTTCGGGATCACATCTGGTAACGCTCGGCCCCGCCTTGCCGGCCATGCACGGGACGGATACTGCACCCGCGTGCGGCTCATGACGGACCTGCCACTGGGTGCCGCACGGGGGCTAGAGAAGACAGTGCTCGCCACCCTGGACCTCGCCGGCGTTGAGCCGGTCCGTGGTCGCGAGTATTTCCATGTGTCGGCACTGCCCGTCATCCTTGATATCGCCGACAACTACCCGATCCCGGCGTCTAAGCCCCGACCCGCCTGAACATGAGCAGCCACACGTCCCGGATCGGCGAGTCCTGCCCGGCTGGCCGTGCCCATTCCAACCGCCAGCCGTAGTGCTCGACCGCTTCGATGGTGTCGGCGAGGTCGGTCAGTTCGGGTCTCTGGGTGGCTTTTACGAGCGCCCGCCACACGAACACGGTCCCGCCGGCCTCGGCTCGGTCGCGGGCGGCGGTGGCGTAGGGCATCTTCGACTGCTTGTCGCTGATCGTCATCGCGGCAGCCTAGTGGCCCCGCCCCGAACACCCGCGCGCGTGACCGCTATCACCCGGTCGACCTGCACCGATGCCGTCAACAGGGGTGCGGTCGCGGGCGGTTCGCGGGATACTGGAAGTACCACAAACCTGGAGAAATCATGAGGAAGATTCCAACGCTCTTCAAGCGGGACCCGGACGACCGCCGTCATGTGCTGCCGGAGGTGAACGAGGGCTGTGAGTGGGTCCTCGCTGGCGAGGGTGTCGCGACCCGCAAGTTCGATGGCACGTGCGTCATGCTCCGCGAGGACGGCTCGTGGTGGGCGCGCCGCGAGGTGAAGCCGGGGAAGACGCCGCCGCCCAACTTCGTGCCGCTGTCCACCGACGAGGTGACGGGGAAGACGGTGGGCTGGGAGCCAGTCGAGCAGTCCGGGTTCGCGAAGTGGCACGCCGAGGCGGTCGAGAACTGCGGGCCCCCCGAGGGCGCTACGGGCACGTTCGAGCTGATCGGGCCAAAGGTCAACGGGAACCCGGAGCAGAGCCCGATGCACCTGCTCGTCGAGCACGCGCACGCCGTCAATGTCGAGGTGCCGGTGCTGACGTTCGAGGGTATCCGGAAGACCGTACTGGCCCTGGCTGAGTCCGACGACTGCGAGGGCATCGTGTGGCACCACAAGGGCGGCCGCATGGTGAAGATCAAGGCACGCGACTTCCCGAAGGGAGTCTGACCATGACGCTTGAGGAGCTGATCACCGCTCTCGAAGTCGAGGACCCGGCGAAGGTTGTCCGTCACGGCTTCACCAACCCGCACTCCTACCGGGGCTACTACGTTGAGCTCGCCTTCGAGCCGGCCAGCAACGTCACGGTTGGCGCGATGCTGGCCGATGCCCGGTCGGCCCTCGGTGCGGTCTACCAGGGCTGGAAGGGCGGAGACTTCGAGATGAACGGCCACACGGACTGCTGGCTGTCGCTGGAGGGCTGCGCGTCCGGGGAGACGATCGGCCCGACGCTGCTGCGGCTGATGCTCGCCGACGCGGTCCCGGCCGCCGAGGTGACGCCCGACCGGCAGAAGCGCCCACCCATGGACCCCGTGCACATCCTCGGCATCGGAGCCCCCGCCGCCGTGGCGACGACGTGACTGCCGCCCTGCATCTCGCGCACGTCCACCAGCCCCCGCCGGGCCCGAAGCGCAAGCGGAAGCGGGGCGGCCCAGGTGACGGCGACGGCCCGTTCCTGATCGTCCCGCGCGACGCCTGCGAGGCCTGCCTGGCCCACTGGCACCACAAATGCTGGGGCGCCGACCTGCTGCTGCCTGACGACGAGCGCCCCGACTGCCCGTGCCCGTGCGGTGATCCCGCCGACCCGACGGGTGAGCGGATGAGCGCTGCGGCGTGGGCGGATCTGGCGCAGCACTGCCCCGCGGCCGTGTGGCGGGCGGTTGAGGGGCAGCGGATCCGGGACGGAGTTGGCGTCCACCTGTGCGTGGCGGGCGAGGATGACCGGCATCAGGCATTCAAGGAGCGGCGATGACCACCACCGTCCTGCCCCACGCCCCGCAGGTCCGCTCAGCCTCCCTGCTGGTGGCCGTGGACCCGGTGGAGGATGCCCGCCGTCGCACGGCCGGACTGGGCGCCGTGACGGACATGGCCGCGCTGGAGCTGCTGCTCACCCTCCCGGAGGGTTTCCCGGTCCCCGTGGCGTCCCTCCCGGACCGCGACCGCCGGGCTCTCAAGCGGCTTCCTGCGGGCGTGGTGGAGGCGTCCGGGGGTGAGGTGGTCCGGCTGGCCGTGAAGCCGCTGCGGGCGGTCCTGGCGACCGTGCGGGGTACTTGCTCCGAGACGGCCCTCGGGAAGGCGTCGAGCTTCGCCCCGTTCTGCGCCCGCCGCGTCCTCACCCGCGTCCGGCCGGAGTTCCCGGAGACCCTCATCGAGTTCGGCTTCTACGGTGTTGGCGTCACCTACCGCGCGGCCGATGGCGCTGAGGAGACGCTCGTCGAGCCACGACCGTGGCGGCCGATGCGGCACACGCCGGCTGGCTGGCGGTTCATCGAGCAGGCATACGAGCAGTACCGCCAGGAAGCGCCGTGACCCCCGACCACACCCCCACTCCCCGCCTCCTCTCGTCCCGCGTCGCCGAGGCCCTGTACCTGGCGACGGTCGGCCCGCTGACGGCCATCGCGAGCGCCCTCGCCTGCGCGGCAACGGGCGGCCACCTGGCCGCGTACTTCGGCACACTGGTGGTGCTTGCGTTCGCGGCCGGCTGGTGGCATGAGCGGCCCGTCGCCTGGATCCAGCGGTGGCTCGCGCGGAAGCCGACGCCTGGCGAGTAGCCGCGCGCAGCAATCAGCCCCCGGTCCGTGGACTCGGGGGTTGTGTCACGTCTCGGGCAGCGTCTCCTGCGGCACCTCGAACCGCCCGACGCCCGGCCCGACCCTGATCCCGAGCTTCTGCCGGCACCGCGGCCCAAGCCTGTACAGCCGCGAGATGCGGTCGTGCAACTCCTCGTCGCACTCGTCGCACGGAACGACGACGCGCCCCGTCGCCAGCTCGTTGGAGCGGGCGAGGAGCGCGTCAGGGGTCATGGGTCCAGTGTGCGGCTACGCGGCACTCTCGCGGCCGGGGAGGCGCATCTCCAGCGTATGGCCGCCGTCGACGTCCAGGAGCTTCACCAGCGGCACCGTGACGGCCTCGTGGCGCGGGATGGGCAGGGTCGGCGCCTGCTGCGGAATGCGCCCGGTAGTGGCCTGCCTCGTCCCCCACCCATTGCGCCGCAGTGTCGCCAGCGCGTACAGGCGGAGCGGGATGAGGAGCGTCAGGTTCATCAGCGCGTACAGCGGCGCCGCGGCGAACGTGAGGATCCGGTCGGTACGCGGCACCTGGCCGGCCGAACGCAGGTAGTGCAGCGACCGGAACCATGCGGCGGCCGAGACGTACACGGCGTACCAGGCGAACACGGTCCAGGCGTGCGGGTTGCTGGCGAACACCGCGAGGGCGACCAGCAGGGCCGAGGTGAACGCGATCCACGTGGCGAGCTCGACGAGGTTCAGCCACCAGTAGGCGCGGCCCATGGAACGGACCCTGAGCGCCAGGAGGACGCCCTCGCGGATGAAGGACTTGGTCCAACGGGTCTGCTGGCGCAGGTAGCCAGAAAGCCGGTGCGGCACGTCGGTCCAGGCGACCGCGGTGGGCACGATCAGCGACTGGCCCTCCAGCAGGCAGTAGTAGGTGAGCCTGCGGTCGTCGCCGAACGTGCACTCCTTGCCGAGGAAGCGCTGCCCGAGGAAGTCGTCCAGGTACTTCCGGACGGTTGTGCCGCGGTAGAGGGCGAGCGATCCGCAGGCGCACAGGACGGAGCCGAGGCGGGAGTAGGCGACGCGTTCGCCCAGGAAGGCGTTCTGGTAGCGCATGTCGATCAGGCGGGTCAGCAGATTCCGGCTACGGTTCGCAGCCAGGACGAGGCCTGTCACGGCGTGGACGCGGCGGCGGGCGAACGGCCGGGCGGCCTCCTCGACGGCGTGCGCGTCCAGCACGGTGTCGGAGTCGACGCACAGGTAGATGGCGGCGTCCTGGCGGGCGTTGAACCCCGTGGCGAGCCCGTGGCGCTTGCCTCTGTTGACGGGGAACCGGATGAAGTCCAGACGGATCCCCGCGGCAGCGAACGCCGGGCGCAGATGGTCGATGACTCCAGCGGCCGAGCGGTCCTTCGAGCAGTCGTCGATGACCGTCAGACTGTCGGGCCGGCGAGTCTGATCGAGGATCGACTCCAGGCAGCGGCGGAGCGCGGCAGGGTCCTCGTTGAAGGTCGTGACAACTCCGTGGATGACGTGGCCGGTCGGCCCTGCCGGCTGCTGCGCGGTGGGTCTGCGGCGCCGCTTCAGCGACGCGAGGAGCTTGATGGCGAGCAGGCTGCCCACGGCTATGCCGTACCAGCCCAGGTGATTGTGCACAGGGGTCCCCCGTGAGTGTGGGTCGAGTGGTGGTTGGTCAGCCGCGGCGGGTCTTGGCGACGACAACGTCTACGCACGCCGCGGGCAGGTCCACGACGCCGTTGAGGTCCCCGAGCCCAATCCCGTGCTGGGCTGCGACGGCAAGCAGGTCCCGGAGTAGCTCCAACGCCGAGGCCCGCACCTCCGGGCTGATGGCGGGCCCGTGGCGGTGGACGGCGGCGATGGCCTCGGCCGGGGTGCGGGCGGTCACTGCTCAGCCTCCACGTCGAGTCGCGAAGCGGCCCACTCCACACCCTCGGCGAACCCGGGGCCGCGGTCGGGGTGGGTGTCCCGGAGCCGCTGCCCGAGGCTCCGCAGGTAGTTCGCGAGCAGCGGCTCCATGACCTCGTCGAGGTGAGCGTCGCCGGCGAGGTTGATGATGTCGTTGCGGGTGGTCATCGGGTTGCTCCGTTCGGGTTCGGGTGGCAGTCGGCCCCGCCGTCGTGCCCGCAGTCGCACGGGCTGCCGGTCGGGCCGTGGACGGGGCAGGCGTCGGCGGGGGTGTCGAGGCCCTCGGTGGGGCCGAACCGGACGCGCGACCCGGTGGGCCACCCCGCGACCACGTCGGCGAAGAAGTGCCCAGCCTGCCGGGCACGGTCGTCGCCGTCGGGGAAGTTCGCGGCCTCCCGCAACCGGGCCTCGTAGCGGGCCTCTACGGCGGCCGCGAGGGCGTCGGCTCGGCGCTCGGCTCCCGCGAAGCCAGACTCGTTCGGCAGGGCGACGAGGGCGAACCCGATCAGCTCGTCTCGCGCCTCGGTGACGGCCTGCTCGGCACGGGACAGGGGGGTGGTCGGGTCGGTCATCAGAACCGCCACCACGAGTCGTAGCCCTCAGGGGGCGCCGGGTACGCGGCGAGCATCGGCCGCAGGATGGCCAGGTGCCCGGCCTGGACGTCGAGGTCTTCGGCGCCCCAGTAGCCGGTGCCGTCCCAGCGGCCGTGGCAGGTGCCGCCGTAGCGGCCGTCCAGGTCGGCGGACAGAACCGCGTTCGGGTCGTCGAGGTCCAGACGCTCCGGCAGGTAGTGGCTGAACAGCATCAGCGTTCCGATGCAGGCCCGGGTGACGCCGTTCTGGCGGCGGTACCAGACGGCGTTGGCTCTGCCGCTGAAGGCGATCAGGTTGCCGCGCTCGTGTTGGTCGCCGGTGACGGTGGTGAGGTCGATGGCGAAGGGCTTGCGGGAGATCAGGAACCGGTCCTCGCGGATCACGCGGGGCCTCCTTCGGTGAAAGCGCCGGTTACGCGGTCGGCGCGGATCATGCGCCAGGCGGCCTGGCGGCCCTGCTCGCGCATCAGCGCCAGGTTCGCGGCGGCCAGCACCTGGACCTCGGCCAGCGCCTGGTCGTCACCGGCCAGGGCACGGTCGCACAGGTCCAGGAGTTGACGGATCTCGCGGCGCATCGCGGCGCCCTGGGCGGGAGTCACGACGGGTCCTTCCGCAGCCATACGGGCTCGCCGTCGACAGCCGCGCCGATCAGGTCGCCGGAGCGGAGGAAGTGGCTGACGCGGCGGAACTTGATGCCGAGGCCGGCCAGCCTCAGGCGTGCCCAGATCGGCAACTCCTCGGGCGGCTGGCCCATCGCGGTTGCGGTTGCGGTTGCGGTCATGTCGCGCTCCGACCGGCGGGCGTGGCCCACTCCAGCAGCCGGTGCAGGGTGTCACCGGCCACGCTGATGTCGCCGCCCCAGATGCCGCCCAGATCCTTGCGGACGGCGGAGGCTTCGGCGGCGGTCATACGGACGGTGATCGCGCCGTCCGGCTCGATACGGATGGATTCCACGTGCGGGCCCTCCTCGGGCTGTCGTCGGCGCCCGTCCTTCGCGGCCGGGCAGGGGGGCGCTAGTGGGCGGCGTCGCCGTGGAAGTTGAGGGCGTCCCGGGTGGCATTGGGCGCGCCGCAAGTCGGGCAGGTGAACGCCTCGGTGAGGGCTGTGCGGAGGTCGCGGAGGTCGCGCATGAGGAGGCCGGTGCGGACGCCATCGCCGTAGATGCCGTCGGTGGCCTTGACGACCAGGGTGAGGTCGGGCTGGTCCGCGAATACGGCCAGCACGTGGTCCAGTGCCTCGATCGCATTGGCCGGGGCGTCGCCGTACTGCTCGATGGTCTCGCGGCGGATGCGGTCCATGCTGCTCATTGCGGGCTCCCCTGCGGTTAGTTCCGGTGTCTATCTCGTAGACAAGTTCCACTGTGTCAGAGCTTCGCCGTCGCGTCTAGCCGGTAGACACGATTCATGGCTAGCAATTAGACGGTGATCATGGGACGATGGGCGGCATGACCGACTGGGAGAAGCAACTCCGCCGCCGAGTAGCGGTCGACAAGAGGCGTGCCCGCGAGCTGAAGCAGGACATTGCCGCCGCACGCCTGGCCGGTCACACCTTCCGCAAGATCGGTGAGTGGGCAGAGGTCAACCACGAGACCGTGCGCAACATCTGCATGGAGATCAGCGGGCACACCCGCACCCAAGCCGAACTCGACGCCGCCCCTGCTGACGCCTGACCTCACCGCCCGCCTCCCTGGTGGCAGGCGCAGATGCAACTCACCATGTCCTGCTTGCGAGTCCGGCGGCACGACGCGTGCATGCGCTGCGCCCACCCGTCCAGTTCACCCGCGGGGTCGCCGTCGCGGCTGATGGCGCGGTAGATCGCGTGGGCCGTCTCGCACCCGGTGGACAGGTAGACGTCGATCCAGGGTGTGATCGCGGCCAGCACGTGATCCGGCAGCTTGTCGCGGCCGGATCCGGGCGGCGGGGGCACATACCGGGACTGGATGGCGGCGAGTGCGATGTCGGCGATGGCGCCCACTTCGCCGTCGATGTGTGTGCGTCCGCCGGCCATGCCGGACCAGACAATCGGGTGGGCTTCGTAGCAGCCGGCATCGGTCAGGCCACAGATGCCGTCGCAGCGGGTCGCGGCTGCTGTGAGGGCTTCGGCGATGGCGGTTCGCAGGTCGTCGGTCATCGGCCGGCCTCCTCAGGCTGGTCGGTCCACGTGTGCCACACGTCCGTGCCGGGGATCCGACCGCGGTGGGCGCCGTTGGGGCGGTGCTGGGTGCAGCGGATGAGGGTGTCGGCCAGGTGGTGGGTGGCGGGGCAGGCGGAGGGCGCTTCGGCCGGCGGGGTGGTGTCGGCCGGGCCGTCGAGGGCGCGCACGGTGGCGCAGGGGTGGGCGGTGAGCAGCCCGAGGTAGTGGTGTCCGTTCCAGCCGGAGCAGGTGCGGCAGATGACCAGGCCGTTGTGGGTGGTGGGTTGGTGGAGGGCGCGGACGGCGGTGAGCTTGGCCTCGGCGGTCTCGGCGCGGCGAATAGCAGCAACGCGGTCGGTCTCGTTGTCGGCAAGTTCGTCATGCCACCGGTCGCGGTCTGCTTCGGCGTCCAGGGCGCGGGCGGTGACGGTTCGGCACCAGTCTCCGAGGCGCTCCACTTCGGCGGCGAGTTGCTGCATGCGGCGGTCGCGGACGGCCATCACCGCGTCGGCGTTGTCGAGGTAGGAGCCTTGGGTCTCCGTGCAGAGGGTGTTCCAGGGGTGGCCGTCGTCAGCGGCGATGGCCGCCGCGTACTGGTCGCGTAGTCCGCTGTCCGGCTCCTTGTTGCTGGCCGCCGGGTTGTCCGGGGTTGTCCGGGCGGCACCGGTGAGCATGGCGGCCAGCACCGGGGCGTCCTCGCGGAACACCCAGACCGACCCGGTTTCGATGCCGTCCACGTCGAGCCAGGGGATGCGGATCGTGCGCCCGCCGTCGGCGCTGTCGATGGTTTGGGCCCACGGGTACGAGTACTCGTCGATGGCGCGGGGCTCGGGCTGGTCGGTCACTGGCCGTTCCTGTCGTGGATGCCGAGGGCGAGGCGTGGCCCGTCGAAGCGGTCGTTGGCGAGGGTCGCGCACTGGATCTGGAAGTCGACCGGGAGCCCGGTGCGCTGCCGGGCGAGTTCGGAGATGGCGGCGCAGAGCAGGCCCCAGCGGCCGTCATGCCGGGACGGGTAGGTGTGGTCCGGGAACAGGGCGTCGAACTCGGGGTCGGGCAGGATGAGGCGCACGTCCACGTCCCGCCACTGCTTGCCGACTGCGGCTGAGCCGACGAGGTACGGGAGGTGTCCGAACGCGTCGTTGATCTCGCGGCCGAACGCTTCGAGGTGGAGGGCGGCGGGCATGCCGACGCCGAACATGGGGGTGGGCTGGTCGGTCACTTGCCCCTCCGAACTTGGCGGACGCAGCCGCACCGTGGCGGGCAAGCCCACCGCACATGCCGGTTGCGGTGCTTGCCCCACCGGTGCCGCCCCCGACCGCAGGCGATCTCGTGCAGCAGCCCGTCCGGGGTGCACACCTCGCCGCGTGACCAGCAGGACGTGGAGTTGCGGGGGTCGGAGACGGAGGGGTGTGCGCGGTCGATGTGTTCGTCGAACTGGCTGCTGGGGATGTGCGGTCGGTCGGGGCACCAGATGCAGATGTCGGCGGGCTCGGGCTGGTCGGTCACTGGGTCGACTCCTCGGAGGTGGTGCCGCGCGGAGACCCGTAGCGGCCGGTGAGCTGAACGGCGATGTCGGCCTCTGTCCGGCCGCCGATGATGACGATCCGCTGCGCCGGAAGTCCCAGGTCGGCGAGGTTGAGCACGATCGGCTCGTCGGCCATGAGGCGGGTCATGTTCTCGCCGGACAGGCCAAGGATGACGATGGGCCCGGTGGCGTCACGGGCTACGGCTTTGATCACTTCCGCTGCTCCTTCAGCGCGACGAGCGTCTGCTCCCAGGACTCGAAGCGCAGGGCCCGGTCGTCGACGTACACCGTGGCGGCGAGCTTCCGGTTCGTGATCAGCAGCACCCCGCGCTCGTTCCAGAACGTCCCGTCGTAGCCAGTCCGACAGCTGAATCGGTGGTTGATCAGCCACTCGGCGACCTGGCCGACATCGCGGGTGGTGAAGACGAACACGGCGTCCTGCTCCATGAGAGCGCGTAGGCCGTCGAGAGCGCCGGGCAGGGGCGGGTCGTAGATCGTGCCGTCCTGCCAGCCCTTGCTGTAGGCGTGAATGACGCCATCAAAGTCGATCGCGAGAGTCATGGTGGTGGCCTTTCGGTTGGGCCCGGCCGGTCGTCCCGGCCGGGCAACGAGGCGGGGGTGGTCAGGCGGCTTCGATCAGGTCGGCGATCTTCTCTGCGGCTATGACGCGCTGGACAGCGAGCTCGGCATTGGTCCGATCGATCTCGACAAGGAAGCACCGGCGGCCTTCGAGGATCGCGGCGACGCCCGTGGACCCGGACCCGGCGCACGGGTCGACAACGAGGTCACCGCGCACCGTGGACGATTCGATGAGCTGCGCCATCACCTGCCACGGCTTTTCCGTCGGATGCCGCAGCGTGCCGTTCGGCCGTGGCCAGCGGATGACAGACCCACGCCGCAGACGCGCAGTCAGTGCCCCCCGCCCGTCCTTCCGGTCGCTGGGGCGTTTGAAGTGCACTCCGAACGTGATCGGTTCGTGGCTGGTGGCCCACGCCGAGGCCACGTCACCGGCCCCCGGGATGACCTTGTCCCAGATGAGTTCGGTGGTAGCGCTGAGCCGGAGCGGCTTTGCCAGGGCAGAGGCGTCGTATCCGAAGACCATGACGTGCCGCTTGTCGGCCATACCGACGCTGCGGGTGCCGTCGGGTCCAACCCACTCGCCGAGCACTGCCGGCCAGTCCACGGAGCCGTCGTCGCCGGTGAGCTGTTCGAACTGCTTGGACCAGTTGGAGCGGTAGCCGATGCCGTAGGGCGGGTCGGTGGCCAGCAGCCCGTACTCACGCGGAACCCGGGCGATGATCTGCGGGTCGCGGCAGTCGCCCCAGGTGACCGTGGCGCGCGGGGACTGGTGGAGGATCTGGCCGCCGGGTGGCGGGGTGAGCGGGAGGTCGAGGGTGTCGGTGGTGAGGGTCATGGTCTTGGCCTTCCGGGTGGTGTCGGGTGTGTCGAGGAGCCGGGCACAGGCCCGGGGCTACGGGCGTTCCCCCCGCCGCCAGCCGGCGATGGCGCAGGCGGCGGCGAGGACGGACAGGGCGAGCTGGGGGAAGTTGACGTCCTCCCCGACTAAATGCCGGGGATCCCCGCCTGCTCCCACCGCATGGGGGAGGGCTTCGGGTGGGTTGCTGCTTCGTCGCGCGGTGCCGGCACGAGTACCGGTCTTACCTGCGCTCCACGGCCGTTTACGGTCTCCGCCCGTCCGGCGGCGACCTTTCGTCCTTCGGTTCGGATGTTGCGTGCCGCGTTGATGTCGCGGTCGTGCGTCATGTCGCAGCCTTGGCACGTCCATGTGCGGACGTTGAGGGGCTTTGGGCCGTCCTTGAACCCGCACGCTGAGCAGAGCTGCGACGACGGGAAGAATCGGTCCACGCGGGCAAAGGTGCGCCCGTAGCGTGTGGCTTTGTACTCCAACATGGTCACGAACGCAGACCATCCGGCGTCGTTGACGGACCTGGAGAGGCGCGTGCGGGCAAGGCCGTTCACCGCGAGGTCTTCCACGTACACCGCTTGGTTCTCGCGGATGATCGTGGTCGACAGCTTGTGGTGAAAGTCCCGGCGCGCGTCCTTCACCTGGGCGTGAACCTTGGCGACCTTGATGACGGCCCTCTTGCGATTCGCGGAGCCCTTCGTCTTCCGGCTGAGAGCCCGCTGCGCCTTCTTCAGCTTGCGTTCGGCGCGGCGGAGGAACTTCGGTGATGCCACCTTGCGGCCGTCCGACAGCACCGCGAAGTGGGTGAGGCCAAGGTCGATGCCCACCTCGGGCGTGGTCTCCGGCAGCACCTCGGAGCCGTCTGTCATCACGACGAAGGAGGCGAAGTACCGGCCGGCCGCATCCTTGACCACAGTCACTGATGACGGAGTCGAGGGCAGGGCGCGGGACCACTTCACCCGCAGCTCGCCGACCTTGGCCACGTACAGGTGACCATTGGGGCGGATTGAGAAGCCGTTGCGGGTGAGGCGGATTGCCTGCCGGTTGTCCCGCCTGGACCGGAACCGGGGCGGGGCCACTTTCGGGCCCTTGCGCTTGCCCGTGGCCGAGGTGAAGAAATTTCGGTAGGCGGTGTGCAGGTCGGCGAGCGCCTGAACCAGAACGACCGAGGACACCTCTGCCAACCATGCCCGCTCGGGGGTCTGTTTCGCGGCGGTGATGACCTGCTTCTGGAGGTCGGTGTCCTTGAGGTACGGCAGCCCCGCCGCACGGGCGTCCTGTCGGGCCCTCAGGGCGTCGTTGAAGACCGCGCGGGCGCAGCCGAAGGCGCGGGCGAGTTGCTGTTCCTGGCTGGGGGTGGGGTAGAGCCGGAAGTTGTACCTGAGCTGCACCCCGCACCCCCTGATCAAGTAGTTGAACTACTCCAAGCATAGCAGTAGCCGACCTATCGCATGCCGGTATCGTGAACCCATGGAGATCCCCGGCTACCTGACGACCGAGCAGGCCGCGAAGCGCCTCGGCATCAACCCGCAGAGCGTCTACAACCTCGCCAACCGGGCCTCCGACTTCCCCAAGCCCGTCAAGGTCGGCCGCGCATCCCTCTGGCCCGAGGCCGGGATCGATGCCTGGCGAGCCGCACACCCTGCGCGACGGCGGCGGCAGCCCCCGACTGCCTGACGGTTGAAGGTCGGCATTCAGTTCGGGCATGACGGGGCCTCACGGTCGATCGGGTGGCTTGCGGCTGTCGCTGGCGCCCTGGGGCTCGAAGCTGGCCCAGGACCGTCGGAGGCTGCGAGGCCGGGAGAACCCCCGTGGAGCGCGTTCTCAGCCTCGCTAGGGGTGGAGTCGCCGGAGCGCCCGGCGCGCGGCGCCCTCCCGTCCCCGTTGAAGCCCGCCCCGTCGTCACCAGAGCGCCCCGCAGCATCCCGGCGGGGCTCGGGAGCCTCCGCGCAGCCTGAGAGCCCCTGAGGGCCGCCCCTGGGATTCCGGCGGGCAGCCTTCGCGGCAGCACGGCGGGCCGCTCGGTTCGCCCGTGGCGGCTGCGGCAGGTTCATCCCGGGCGTCGCCGTCTCCGACGCGAAGCCCTCCGCCCACCCGAACGGCGATCCGTCGTCATCCGGGACCACCACCTCGCCCAGCGACCTGAGCTCGGTCTCCCACGTGGCGCCCGGTTTCCCCGCACGCTCACCGCGAGGCGACGACGGGCCGGTCACTGGGCGTCCCGCCGTGGCTCAACGTCCGACGGGGCGGCGAACGCTGCCTCCTTGGGCGTGGTGTCGACGAACGACTCCAGCGGCAGCGGCGAGTTTGCGACGAGCAGCAGCCAGTCGCCATGGCACGGGTCGCCGACCTTGCACCAGCACATGAGCGTCTTGCCTGCCAGCTGCTCCCGGATTCGGCGCAGGTACTCGACGTCGTGGGTGCGGGCGTTGCGGTAGCTGTCGACGGCCTGCTGCTGGGTGAGCGGCTCGTGCGGTCGGCGGTCGATCCAGCCGCCCGGCAGGACCGTGTGGCCGGTGTCGCCGACCCTCCACGAGTTCGACCAGACCGAGGGGCGGCCTACGTAGAGCGCACCTTCAGGGGCGGACCATCCGGCCGTGCGGCGGCGTTGGATGCGGGCGGGCTTGCTGGGTTCGGACATCAGATGTCTCCGGTCTGTCCTGGTATCACCCGGTTGGCGTACCTGGCGGGATGGCGGGCGGGGATGTCTGGATGGGAGGGAGTCAGGCGGCGGCACTGAAGGCGGGGGCTGCGGCGGCGTATCGGTCCAGCTCCTCGCCGGCCACGGCTTCGACGAGGGCGCAGACGATGACCTCGGCGGCGTTCGGGGTAACGGCGTTGCCATATTGTCTGACTTTTTCCCGCTTTGACCCGATCACGATGTACTGGTCGGCGAAGCTCATCGCCCGGCCGATCTCGTGGGGTTCGAGCATCCGGAACAGCACGTCCTCGATGTCGACCTCGCCCTTGACCAGGGCGTAGTGATCGCGCGTCATCATCGTGCCGACCGGCTCAGCGACCGTCCTGGCCACACCCTTGCCGTAGTACGGCACCAGCAGGTGCTCCCAGGTGACGAGCGACTGGTGGCCGGCGGTGGTCAGCGACCGGAGCGGCTCGTTGACGGGGGTGCTGAGGTATCCGGAGTCGCCGCGCGCCGAGTTGTTGCGCATGACCATGGCGGCCGTGTCCGGCATGACGAGCCCGTGGTGGTTCCCGGACGCGGTGACCGTCGCGAGGGCGTCACCCACGGACCGGGCCACGGAACCGCCGCCGCGCAGCTCCGCGACGAACGGCAGCCAGGCGAGCCCGGTCTCGTTGCGGGCAGTCTGGGTACGCAGCGGCAGGTTGGCGCTCGACGGCTCCTTGCCGTCGCGGCCCTCGACGGGGATCAGCAGCGGCGGGATCGCTATGCCGTCGTTCTCCCGCGTCGTCCTCGTCGACATCGGCTCCGACACCGGGCTCGGGGCGTCGCGCCAGGTTCCGCCGGCCGGGACCATGAACGGCTCGTAGGCCATGGCCTTCGTCGCCGTCGTGGTCTGGGTGGTGAGCGGCGCGTCGATCGGCCAGGTGCGGACGCCCGGGCGCCGCTCGAACGTGTTGCCCGCGGCCTCCAGCGAGATTGGCCGGGCGAACTTCTTCAGCCCGGCCTGGATGCGGGCGAGCGTCTTGTCGGCGAGGGGCTTGGCCCGGTCGCCGATCCGCTGGCCCGGCAGGCTCCAGTCGATCGCCACGGCGGCCGGGAGCGTCTCGGGCTCGACGACCTGGTTGCGGCACTTCACCTGCGGGCAGCGGTACACGTACTGCTGCCGGTAGCGGCCCATGTCGCGGGCCGGGTCCTTGAACGCCTGGACCGCCTGGACCCACTCCTCGCAGCCCGTGCACCAGGCGCGCGGCCGGAGCCACTTGTTCCAGTCCGGGGTCCGGCCCAGCGACTCGTGCCAGTACGCCACGTAAAGGCGATCGCGGCTCTGAGGCGCACGGTGGACCGCACGCGGGTCGGCGTGCATCGAGTTCAGGGCGATCACGCGGGTCAGATAGCCGAGCTTCTTGATCTCCCCGATCCAACGGTCCCACTGATCCCAGGCCCGCACGTCCACGACGTTCTCGACGACGCCGGCCTTCACCAGGCCGCCGCGCTCCTGAACGCCCCGCAGGTACAGCGGCACTTCCTCCATCAGCGCCCGGGACCGCTCGACCTCCTCCGACGGGGCCGTCTCGCCGAACAGGTCGTCCTGCAGCGAGTTGGCGAAGTCCCGCTTCTTGCCTCGGGCGTTCGACCACTGCGGGCACTCGGGGCTGGCCCAGAAGATGTCCGTGACGGGCCACTTCTCGACCGGGGCCTCACGGATGTCGCCGCGGTAGTGGTCGACCTCGGGGAAGTTCGCGGCGTGCGACTCGATCGCGCGGGCCCAGTGGTTCGCGGCGCGCTCTACCCGGACGCCGGGGATGGAGTGCATGCCCTGCGAGCTGCCTCCCGCGCCACAGAACCAGTCCATAACGGTCAGGGCGTCGTTGTCGTATCGGGTCATCAGCTGGCCTTCCTGGCGTCGCGTGCGGGCTGGCAAACGGGCTGGTCGGGGGCCCGTCGCACGGTGAGGTGCGGGGGGTGGTTGCGGTACACGGCGGCCGCGAGCAGTTCCCGGTTGGCGGTCTTCTGCTCGGCGCTGAGCGGCTCCCGGTAGCGGTTCCGTATCGGGACCGGCGCCTCTTCGGCGGTCAGCCGGTCGAGGACGCGAACCGACGGCATGCCCAGGGCCTGCCGGGTGCGGTGGACGGTGGTGCGGTCGCAGCCCAGCTCGTGGGCGATGCGGGTGTCGGTGTGGCCCGCGCGGATGCCGTCAGCGATGTCGTCACGGATCTTCACGCGGCGGTCTCCTCGGCCTCGGTCTGCCGCCGCGGGTGAACGTCGCCGCCGTGGAGCGGCTGGCCGGCCTCGTGGCAGTCGACGCCCGGCGCGACCTGGCAGACGGGGCACACGGCGGTGGCGCGCACCCAGGCGGAGATGCGGGCCGGGTGGGGCTGCGGCATCTGGCGGCGCTTCGAGATCGTCGTGCACGGCCGGTGCTCATGCGCCAGGCAGTGCGGGCAGGCAACCGCGCGGGCCGGGTGGGCCTTGGCGCGGAGGAAGTGGCGGACCGAGTCGGGCATCTCGGCGGCAGGACGGCGGGTCATCGGGTGCTCCTCGGGTCTTCGGTGGGTGGCGTGCATCCGCACTCGCAGCGGTACTGGCCGGGCGGACTGCCGGCGCGAAGCCAGGCGCGGTGCTCCTCGGTAGCCGCGGCCCACGCTTCGGGCGGCTGGGGTGGGACTGGACCAGGTGGGCTGGTGCCGGTTGGCCAGGCGCCGGGCCGGTGGCCGGGAATCGGGGGCGCGACCTTCACGGGTTTCGCGGTGCGGCGGGCGAGGCCCTCGCGGATCTGCTGGCGCATGAAGGCCGACAGGTCCTTCTGCTGGCGCATTTCGTGGATGTCGGCCTCGTCGAAGTCGGTCATGACGCATCGACCCCCGCGGCGGATGCGGGCTGTTCGCCGAAGCCGTCGGCCGGCTCAGGCTTCGCATCGGACGGCAGCGCGGCCAGGTAGGCACGGGAAGCGGCCTTGCGGCGCGCGATCTCCGCACTCGCCTCCGAGTCATCCGGCGACAGTCCAGGCACCTCGCCGCCAGAAGCCAGTACGCGCGCGGGGTGCACCGGGCGCTCCTTGCCGCTCCCGAACCGGCACGGCCGGCCGATAACCGCATGGCACTTCGGGCACTCCACTCCGAGCGGGCCCGGGCGCTTGACCTTCTCGACCTCGCCGTCCTCGCCCGGCACCTCCCGGAACGCGCCCTTGAGCTCCTTCGCCACCGACGGATGCGGACCACCCGTCAGCGCCGGAGCGTCCGACGGGCCCACAGCCCGACCGCTGCCTATCGCGTCCAACTGGCCGCGAAGCCGGGCGAGGTACAGGGGGTCGCGGTCGCCGGATGGCGGCTCGTAGATGAAGTTCTCCAGCCGCTCCGAACGGATGATCTTGCGGTGGGTGCGGACATCGTGCGGCTGGATCCACAGGCGCTGACCGGCCTCCTTCGGCGGGGTGCCGTAGAACCGGGCGACGGCATCGAAGGCGTCCTGGTCGAGCGGAACGTCCCTGAGGGCGGTCGCCCACGCACGCTTGGCGATCTGGCTCGGCTGGCGGTTGTCGAAAGCGGCGCAGGCAGCGAGGAGGCGCTGAGCCTCGTCGGGGGTCATGAACTCTCCTCAGAGGGCAGGGCGAGCCAGCCGGCGACCTTCGCGTCGGTGCCGACGAGGGTCTGGCCGGTGGGCAGTTGGATGACGTTGCTGGCAGATGTGGCCTTGCGGATGTCAGCGAAGGCGAACTGGAGGGTTCCGGCGCTGACCGGCTTGCTGGTCTCGCCGAGGCGGAGGAGTGCGCGCCCCAACTCCTCGGGCTCGACGCCGTTGGCGAGGGAGTCGACGATCACCTGGCGCACCTGGCGGCGCTTGTAGGTGTTGCCCCGACTGAAGCGGTCGAGGAAGTCGTCGACCATCCGGTCAGGAAGGGCCCTGCCCGTCTGCACGATGGCGGGCGCGTGGGCGTGATCACCGGAAGGGGGTAGGGGGGTTCCCTTCCCTTCCCTGTTCCCTTCCCTTCCCTTCCCTTCCAGCAGTGAATGGTTCAGTGAGTCATTCACTGAATGGTTCACTGAGTGGTTCAGTGAATGAATCTCACCGTGCGTATATGACTCGTAGCCTTCGGATCCACTCTCGTCACGGTGCGCGGTCGCGCTCTCGTGATCCCGGTTCACAGGTCCGTTCACTGAACGATTCACTGAGTGATTCAGTGAATCGTTCAGACCGTCGAGTTCCATGGGCGGAATGAACTCTTCGTCCGGTCCGCCCCGGGGGCTGTTGCCACACGCCTGGTGGAGCGCGCGGACGTTGGACGGGTGCTCCGTCCCACCGGCGCTCTGCGGCCGGATGTAGCCGATCGTCAGGTTGTGCGCCTCGTTCCGCACGGGGCGATCGGGGATGCCGCCGCCGCACAGCTGGCACGTCCACGCGTCCCGACGGCCGTACATCCGCCGCGTCTCGCCGTTCTGCAGAGACGGCGGAGGCAGCTTGCTCTTCTGCGGCCGGTTGATCCTCTGGTGCTTCCGGAAGTTGACCACCACGGCCATCTGCTGACGGGCCACGCCGGCGATGTACGGGAAGACGAGGCCGGCGTCGGCCAGGCAGTGCATGAGCTTGCCGACGTCGGACACGGCGAGGTCGTCGTCGTACATGAACGCCGACGCCTTCAAGTACGAGGGCGTCCAGCGCAGGAGGCCTTCGTCGTCGGCCAGGTTGAAGGTTGCGATGAAGAGGAGGCGGGCGTCCCGCGGGAGGACGCCGAGGAGCTCATCCTCCCAAAACTCCGGTTTCACAGTTCGGATGCGAGCCATCAGGCTTCACCGCCCGGCAGCGGGAAGCCAGCAACCTCAAGAACGGACTGTTTGCACAGCAGATGGGGACCTAGATCACAGTCCCCGTAGGAGCCGGCGGTGATCGCGGCTGAGTCGACGTCCAGGTACCAGTGCCGATGGGTGTCGCGGATCCGGCCGAGGCATGAGCGGAAGGCCTCACGCTCATCCTCGGTAGGCCAGGATCGACCCGATGTTCCGTGCCGCCACGCCAGGGCCCACAAGTCTTCGGCTCGCTGCCAGGCCGGGATGACCTGGATGGCATTGAGCATGTCGCAATCCATCAGGCCGTAGTGCATGTGCGTGGTCATACGACTGCCGGCGATTGCTGCGGCGACGGATACCTGCACAGGGTGTGCGCCCGCTTCGTAAAGGGCTACACAGTCGTCCCAGAACTTCTTGGTGACTTCATCTGAGGGCATCTCGCGGGCGGCGTGATACCAGGCGTGAGTGAAGACCTCATGGGCGATGTACTGCCGGTTGAATTCATTGCTTCGGTCGAGGTGCGCGAGTCCTTCCTTGGCACTGACCTCGCCGAACCAGACGGCGTACTCAGCCGCTTCGAGCACCTCATGCGGCTTGCGCCCCGCGATCAGCGCTTCGCGCGCGCTGGTCTTGAACTGTTCAACCTGCTCTGGGGTGGGGCCGGACTTGAATGTGTAGGCCCATTCCTGTCCCCAGACGAGGTGAGCGGCTCCTACCGCAAGGGCGTCAATGTCGTCGATGTCAAGTTCGGCGCCCTCTGGGGCGGTTTCTCTCAGGATCCGTCGCGCTTCCTGCTGGATGACGGTGACCTGATTCCAGGCGATGCCGCAGCAGTACTTGAACTTGCCCTCGTTCTTGACTTTCTTGTTGCCCATGGACGCGTCGACGATCTCGGCCCAGGCCCAGTCGGGAAGACCGGCGACTCGGAAGCGTTCGAGGCTGGCTTTCCAATCGCCGGGGAGTTCGATCTTTTTTCGGCTGTCGCCCTCTCCGTACCCCCAGCGATTCCACTCGCGGACGAAAGTCTCGCGGTAGGCGAGCTTCGGTTTGTCCTGGCGGAGCAGTACGTCAGCGGCCTGCTCCATGGCGGCGGCCCAACGGAGTGCATCGTCGGCAACGTCGGCGACGGTGGCTGCATCGGCGGGCATGCTGCTCTTGCCGTTGTTGCAGTCCTCGCACGACGTGGCCAGGTTCGCCGGCTCGTCGCCACCACCGAGCGCTACCGGCGTCACATGGTCAACGCGCAGCGGGACATCAGGTGCCTTTGCGCCGCAGTAGCGGCAGGTATGCGAGTCCCGCCGCAAGATCTCGTAGCGGAGGCGCTTGGAGACGGCCATTGGTCGGTGCTTCCTTCGTTAGTGCTGGTCAGGGGCTTTCGGGCACGTGGAACCAAGCCCTTAGGGCGGCATGGCGCGATTGGCCTTGACGTGACTATCATAGCTAAGAAGTGCACGTTCGTAGCTAAGAAAGCTAAGAGAGTCGAGGAAGGCATGGAGTGCGTCAGTTACGCTTTGCACATGAGCGATCAGCCGAAGGAGCACAGGGCCCAGATCGCCGAGGCGCGCAACGTCCTCGGCGAAGTCATCGCGCGCGCCCGCTTCGCCGGCGAACCGACGATCCTCATCAACCGCACCAAGGAGGCGGCGGTCATCGTCTCCATGGCCTTCTACCGGCAGGCCCTTGAAGACCGCGCCCGCCTTGAGGGCCTGGAGAAGTAGCCCCCGCCCCCCGTTCGCCCCGCCCCCGCGGCGGGGCGTCGTCGTGTCGGGTCGGCCGGCTTCGGGTCCGCGCCGCCCGCTCACGCCGCACCTCCCCGCGCGATCTCGGCCCGCTCTTTGGCGTCGAGCGCTGCGATGACCCCGTCATGGGTAGCTCCGGTGATGCCGGTCTCAGCCCCGGTGATCCAGGTCCGGCAGGCGGTGAGCGCCGGGCATCGCCGGCAGACGTTCTTGGCGTCGGCGGTCCACTTCTTCCGCGGCATCCGGGCGGGCTTCTCGCCGGTGAACAGCGGCCGGTAGGCGGACACCTGGCAGAGTCCGTCACGCATCCAGTCGGCGGTCATGCGCTCACCTGCTGCTGGCTGCGCTTGCGTTCTTGCTGGCGCCATTCGGTGAGCCGGTCTTTGACGTCGGCGGCGCGGGCGAGTCCGACGCGGCGGGCGATTTCGTCGGCGGGGATGCCGTAGCTGGCGAGGTGCCGAATCTCGTCGTTGCGGTGCTTGTCGCGCTTCTGTTCGAGCCCCGATGGGGTTTCGAGGGTGTCGGGCTGGCATGTCGGGTCGTCGAGGTCGGCCCAGGCGATGGGGGGTGCCCAGCCAAGGCGGCCGGCCCGTCGGCGGGTCATGTCGCTGGCGCCGGGTGTTGTGGCGAGGAGCCGGTAGGCGAGGCGCACGGCTGCATCGGTCGCGCCGTCGATTTTTGCGTAGCGGCCGTTGGCGAGGCTGCTGATGGTGGCGATGTGGAGGCCACTGGCTTGGGCGATGGCCTGCCGGTCGTGGCCGATGGCGCTGAGGGCTTGGAGGCGTCGGGTTGCGCCGAGGGCGGGGCGTTCGGCTGTGGCGTCGAACTGTCCGGGCTGGACGGCGAGGATGCGGAGGGCTTGTTCGCGGCGGCAGGTCTTGCTGCGCCCGGAGACGAGGTAGCTGATGGTGGCCTGGGCAACGCCGGCCTGGCGGGCGACGAGGAGGTGGCTCATGCCGCTGGCGACCAGTTGCTGGATGTGGGGCAGGACTGTTTCGCGGGGGAGGCGGGCGATGATGCCGCTGTTGCGTGCGCGGGCGCGGCGGATTCCGGCGAGGCAGTTGCCGCGGGTGCATTTGGGGCAGCGGCAGGCGGGGCGGGTTTTGCAGCCCTTGTAGCGGGCTTCGGTGCCGTGTGCGGGCAGCTTCTTCGTGGTGGCGCTCACCGCGGGTCCTCCTCGCCGATGAAGTCGTAGGCGGGCATCGCCCACAGCAGTTCGCACAGGTCGAGGCGTTCGGCTGCGTCGATGTGCGCGTAGAGGGCGGCCTGTGCGTCGAGGTCGACGGGCCATCCGTCTCCGCCGCCGGCGTTGGCCTGCCAGCAGATGCCCTGCCGTTCGTCGGCGATGGCGTAGCGGCGGGCGTACAGCCGGTGCCTGGCGGCGCGTCGCACGGCCCGATTGCGGTAGTGGCGTGCGATCCGCCACGCGCCCCACCCGGCGCCCGCGACGACGCTGGTGGCCCCGGCGGCGAGGAGGGCGGCGTACAGCCACCAGGCGGCGTTGGCGATCCGCGTGTACAGGTCGAGGAGTGACGAGAGGTCGGCGGTCATGCCGTCACCTCGCCGAAGAGGACGGGTGCGATGGGCTTGCTCAGGCGGGCGACACACAGGTCGGCGCCGTCTTGCTCCCGTTCGACGCCGATCGCCTGGAACCCTTCGATGGCGGCGGCCTCCAACGTGGTGCCGGTCCCGGCGCACCAGTCCAGGACCAGGCCGCCGGGCGGGGTGACGAGGCGGACCAGCCAGCGCATCAGTGCGAGGGGCTTGACCGTGGGCCAGGCCGTGCCGTCGGCGAGCCGGGGACGTTCGAACGCCGGGGCCTTCGCCTCATATCTGAAGACGGGGAAGAAGCGGGACGCGCCACCGGAATCGACAACCCCGCGGGGTCCAGCCGGACCGGACGGGCCGTGGCCGCCGCCGTACACGGAGCCGTGGCGCTCGCCCTTGTTGGCGCGGGCGTTGCTCGGCGTGACCCCGCTCTGCCGGTCCATCTCCGCGACAGGGCAACCTGCCTGGCAAGGCCCGTCCTCGACGCACTCCGGTCCGTGGCCGAGAAGGACGTTCGTCGGCCAGCGGCCCGAGGGGTCGCCGCCGCGACGGCCCGGCAGCGCGGCGAAGTTTGTCCCGCCCTGCTCGGTGTAACGCCGCGCCTGTGATGCTTCACCGACACGCTCCCGGCTCTCCCCGGTCGAGGCCACGCGGGATCCGTCGATGTTGAGTGCCCCTGTGCCGTGCTCCAGAACGTTGGCTGCTACGGTCCCGGCGGGCGGCTTCCTGGCCACCACGATCGGCTCATGGGCGGGCTTGAGCGCGGTGCCCCAGCCCTCCCAGCAGGCGGCGTCTGGGGTCGTTGGCGCCCACTCCTGGGCCACGGCGCCCATGGCCGATCCAGCGCCGTGGTCGTAGTTGACCCGCCCCCTTCCGGAGGGCGAGTAGTCGGCTCCCATCTGCATGCGCCGGATGTCCTCGGGCCGCCCGCCACCAGCCTCGATGGCCTTGGCGACGTTCAGTGACTTGGGGAAACCTGATCCGCTTACCCACATGATCGAGTCGCGAATTTCAAATCCGGCGAGGCGGATGGCCATGCCCATCAGGTCGGCGGTGCGCGGCGCCGCGAAGGCGACCAGGTGGCCGCCGGGCTTCAGGACCCGCAGGCATTCGTCCCACGCGGCGGGCGGGGGAACGAACCGGTCCCAGGCGCGGCCCATGAAGCCACCCTGCCCGTCGGTCGGGACGTAGGCGCGGTCGCCAGACAGCCACGCGGCCAGCACCTCGGCAATGACCCGCGGGTGGTGGTTGGCGAGGCCGTAGGGCGGGTCACAGACCACGGCGTCGACCGACGCGTCGGGCAGCGTGGGCAGCACGTCGAGCATTTCGCCGAGGTGCAGCGTGACCGTGTCGTCGGAGTAGTAGACGCTCACGCCGCGTCCACCTCCGTCTGGTGGAACCTCTGCGCGGCCTCGCGGTGGCCCTTGCCGGTCAGCATCCAGACGGTGAGGCGGTGCCCGTGGGTGGCCGGGGAGGTGGAGGGGACGCCGTCGACGGGGACGCGCCGGATGATTCCGGCGGAGCGCAGTCCGTTGATGGCGGCACCCAGGTAGCCGACGCCCATGTCGGGCAGGAGTGTCCGGATGTCGTTGGCCGACCAGGTGTCATGGCTGGAGCCGTACAGGAGGACGACCTGTCCGACGACGTACCGGTCCCATGCGGAGCGCTGGACGATTTCGGCGAGGGTCTCGTCCCGGCGGGCGGCGGCCAGGCGCTCGGCGAAGTTCAGGCGGCGGGTCATCGGGCACCCCCGGCGGGGGCGAGCTGCAGCGCGCGGTCGTGCTGTGCGTTGAGTGCCATCACGGCGCTGATCGGTCGCGGGTCCTGTTCGGCGGCGGCGCGCAGGATTGGCATGCCGGAGTTGATCGAGGCGAGCACCTCGTCCCGGGTGGCGGCGCGGCCCTCGGCGAACCACAGGGTCTCGGCGGGCTCGCCGACATCGAACAGGCGATGGGCTGGCATCTGTTGCCAGGCGCGGGTGACCCAGACGAGGGCGACGCCGGGGTTGCGGCAGATCATGTCGCCATCCGGCTCGGATGCATCGTCGGGCAGGTCGCTGTCGCGGCGCCGCATGTTCGGGGTAGTGAGGAACGGGCAGGCGGTCGCGGCGTAGATGGCGCAGTCGCGGTGTGACGGGGGCTCCGAGCTGACCCGGTTGACGGCGCACATGGGGCCGATGACGAATGCGACGTTCGCGCCGAGTCGGCCGCCGCACAGCCAGCACTGACCGAAGCGGACGGCGTCGTCCAGCTTGTTGAGGCCGACGACGCGGAAGTCGGGCTGGCCGTCGATCCAGGCCACGAACCATGGCACGGGGTATCCGACGGCGTTCGTGGGCAGCTTGGCGATACGGGGCGGCGGGGTGGGTAGTGAGCGCATGGGAGACTCCTGGTGGTCTGCCGTGGCCGCGCTGTTTCGGTCAGCGCGGCCACGGCGAAGCGGGGTGGGGTTAAGCGGCGGGCGGTGCGGCCGTCGTGTTGGCCCACGGGTCATCGGCCGGCGGCGGCGCGGACTGCTGCTTGCCCCCGTTGGCCTTGATTTCGGCGGCGGTGATGCGGGCCTGCGGGAACGCCTCGTCGACGGCGATCTCACGGCGGTCGATCGACTTGTGCGTGATGAGCAGCTGCGCGATGTCGGCGCCGGTCCACTGGGTGCGCGGCCGGCCGAGCTTCTGCTCCAGCCGGTCGGCGTTGATGCCGAGCTTCTGGAAGACCGCGACGGCGCCATCGACGCGCTGCTCAAGCGGCTTGCCGTCGCCCTTGTTGAGGGTCTCCCTGCACAGGTCTTCGGCCTCGCCGATGAAGAAGTCCGGGATGACCGCGAAGATCGCCTCGCGCAGTCGGCGGGCGCCGCTGTTGGCGTTGTTCTCGTAGATGTCGCGCAGGTCGACCAGCGGTGAGACCTTGCCGCCGGCGAACTTGGCGTGGGGGACGATGAAGGTGAGGACGTGCCGGGTGTTGGCTTCGATGTCCCAGGCGAAGGCCTGCATTTCGGACTGGCGGTAGCTGTCGTCGCGGCGCATCTCGGAGACGCCGTACTGGATGTTTCCCCAGGCCTGGGCGAGGGTCTTGGCGAGGTGGATGGTCGGGCCCTGGACCTTGCCGCCGGATCGCGGGAACTCGTAGAACGCCTTCTCTGCGAGGGCCATGGATCCGCAGGCGGACTGCATGCTGTTGCGGGCGCGGCCGATGTCGCGGGGGAACTGGCGGGCCACGTAGATCGCGGCCTGGACTTCGGCGACCGCGCGGGACTGTTCGACGGCAGTGCTCTGGCCGATGCGATCGGGTGTCGGGGCGGCTTGCATCTGCTGCTTGGCGGGGTAGTTCACAGGTAGATCTCCTTGTCGCGGGTCTCTGCCCATCCGGGCAGGGCGAGGTAGTTGGGGTCGTCGCCGTATCCGGGCCAGTTGCCGGTGGCGGTGCAGTCGGCGAAGGTTTCGATGGCGGCGCGGTTCTTGGCGCGGCCGATCTCGCGGGACATGAACTCGATGCCGACGATGTTGATCAGGTACGGGGCGGTCTTCTCCTGGACGATGAGGAGGAGTTCGACGTCGCGTTCGCCGAGGTCGAGGGCTTCGGCGCCTTCCTCGTACCAGGCGGCCTGGCAGTTGTAGCCGTACTTCTCGATGGCCTTTTCCATGGCCCGGTTGCTGGCGTCGACCGCGGTCTTGTAGTCGGGGATGATCAGGCGGCCAGAGGCGGCGGTGAAGTCGGGCAGCCAGTCGAAGCGCACCCGGCGGCGGATGCCTGTGGGGCCGTCGATCCAGAACCCGGACTGCTCGGGCTTGCCGTGGGCGGGGTCGAGGAGGGGGCCGGCGAGGGGGTGGCGGCGGATGGCGTCGGCCATCGCTTTGACCATGTCGATCTCGTGCCGCTTGAGGGGGATTCCGCCCTGCGCGCGGGCCTCGGCGACTTCCGCCTTGGCTTCCTTCGTGGTCCACGCCGGGTGGTCGACGAGGATCAGCTTCGAGCCGCGGCCGAGGACTTCCTTGTGGGCGGCGTTGCCGTAGTCGAAGGTCTTCGTCGGGGCCGGCGGGTTGTCCTGCTCGTAGCGGAACTTCGCCGGGGTCGACGGCGGGAGAAGCTTGCGGGCGCCGCTGGACGACAGGGAGGTGTGGTCGGCGTGGTAGTCCTCGTTCGACAGGTCGTGGTGCAGGCCCAGCGCGGGCGGCTCGGTGGCGGTCTCCGTAGGCGCCTCGATGGTGGTGGTCATGCGGCGCTGCCTTCCTGGCGGGGCGTGTAGTAGCGGCGCGGGGTGCCGTCGCCGTGGAGGTCGAGGTGGCCGTCGCGGTGCAGGGCGGCGAGGTAGCGGCGTGCGGCCATGCGGAGGACATGCGTGCCGAGGAGCTGGTGCCACGTGCGCCTGATGCGGCCGGTGGTCCACTCGCCGCCCTCCGCTTGGATCGCCTCCAGGAGGAGCTTCCGGCTGCCGCGCCCCGGGTGGGCAGGGCTGGGGTCGCTACCGAGCCGGTAGAAGCGGACCCCGCGGTGCTCGGCGGGTACGAGGTACGCGCGCCGGGCGAGGTCCCGCAGGTCGCGGCGTGCGGTGTTCCTGCCTGTCGTGGCCCACTGGCCTGACTTGGCGTAGATGTTCAGTGCTCGCTTGGTGGTGACCGGGCCGCCGAAGTTCCTGAGGACGGCGAGCAGGTACGTGCGACGGGTCTGGGTGTCGGTCACTGGCCACCGCCTGCGAGCGCGATCGTGCGTCCCTTGTGGGCGGGCTCGAAGACCCAGTGCGTACCGGTCCCGGTCAGCGGCACGTCGACGAGCTGCGGCCCGAGCTCAGTGAGGCCGAGGCGGATGGCCTCGTCGGTGGTGGTCCGACGGAAGGTCCGCAGGTATTCGTAGGGCCCGTCGGGGCCGGTGGACAGCGACGGCACGATGAGGGCGGCGTTGGTGCTGTTGCGCTTGAGGTAGCAGGGGCGGCCGTAGGAGGCGCGGAACTTGATCAGCGTCAGGAGGTTCTGGACGGCGGGGGGAACGATCTGGGTGTCGGTCATGCGACACCGCCGTGGAGGTCGCGCAGCGCCTCGCCAGCCATGCTGGCGAGTTGGGTGTCGCTCATGGTGTAGAAGCCGTCGGGGATGGTGATGGCGTCGTACAGGTCGCGGGCCCAGCGGGCGTCACCAAGGGCGGTGTGCGCGGCCTCGCCGTCGGGCCGGGGTACGCCGACGGTCTCGGAGGCCTGGTAGGACTTCCATGGCCAGCCGATCCGCTCGGCGACCTTGCTGTACCAGTGGGCGTCGCAGTCCCGCTGCGTCATCCGCTCGGCCTGCCCGTAAAGGTATCCGGCGGCGAGGGTGGCGACGCAGGTCGGGCGGTAGTACCAGGGGGCGCCGTCGAGGAGGTCGCGCAGGAACCGGTCGTCGAAGCCGGGGTTGCTGCCGACCAGGACGGCGCCCTTGAGGACGCGGCCGATGGCAACAGCTACGTCATCGCGGGTACTGCCGAGGATGTGCGGCGCGTTTCCGGTGAACGCTGCCGTGAAGCCGTTCGGGACGACGAACCGCTCCTCGAATCGGCCGATGCGCAGCGCTTCCGGGTCGGCGCGCTCGGGTACGGCGGGGCGGATCTGCCACACGTACTCGGTGTCGACGCCGTCCTCGTCGCGGAGGATCACGGCGACCTCCCAGATCTCGCCCTGGGTGGCGTCGAGGTGCGTCGTCTCGGTGTCGATGAACGCGAGTGGCGGCGGTGTCTTCGTCGGGCTGTCGGTGCTCATGAGGTGCTCCAAATGGCGTCGGCGATTGGGGCGGCCCACGCCCGTCAGGGGGTTGGGCGTGGGCCGCCTGTGGCCCGGAACCGTTGGGGGGAGGTCGGTCCGGGCCTGTGGCGCCGTCTACTGGCGGGGGAGCCAGGAGGCGCCGGTCGGGGTGGTCAGAGGTGGGCGGCGAGCGCGTCGCTGAGCCCGGTGACGAGCGCGGTGCGCATGTCGTCGGCCATGTCCGGGTCGAACGCGAAGTGGACGCGGGCGATGACCTTGTCTCCGGCGTTGACCTCGAACTGCCGCTCGTCGGGCTCCAGGCCGTCGGCGCCGAGGTTGACGGCCCATGCGGAGGTGTCGGCGGCGTCGCGGACGTACTGGTCGATGGCTTCGTGGGCGGTGAGGAAACCGGGGCCGTCGAGGCTGGCGCCCCACTGCTTGCCGCTGCTGGGGATGGCGGCGGTTTCCATTGATTCGCCGACGCCCATGAAGTCGTGGTCGCGGGTGAGGTCGTTGTGCTGGCGTGCGGCTTCGTGGCGGAGGTCGGCGTCGGTGTACGGGAGGTCGGGCACGGGGTTCCCTCTCTGGGATGCTGGTGGTGGGTGCCCCCGCTCGCTTCGATCGAGCGGGGGTGCTGCACGTTCAGGCGGTGGCGGGTCGGGGTCCGCCGGAGACGGTGACCTTGCTGGCGCCGGCCGCGAACTGGAGCTTCATCGGCGGCGGACCCTCGGCCGGCTCGGATGCGGCGGCTGCGAACGGCGCGTCCCACAGGGCGCGGACGGCCATCGGGTCGCCGTACTCGGGCACGGGGATCGGGGTGACGAGGGTGTCCTCGCCGGTGGTGTCGCGCTCCATGGGCGGGGCGGTGACGGCGGTGACATTGGCCTTGAACTGGCGGAGGGCGATGAGCTCTTCGTGCTCCGCGTCCCGCAGGCGCTCGGCTTCGGCGGCGCGCGCCTCGAACTCCATGCCCTCGGCGACGGCCGTGCCGAGTTCGCTGGCGGTCTGCCGCAGTTCGGCTTCCCGCCCTTCGATGTGCGCGTCGGTGTCCCGAAGCTGGCCATTCAGCGACTCGATGAGGTGTCCGGCTCCGGCGTGGCGGTGTGCGAGGTCGCGGAGTTCGGTGCGGAGGCGGGCGTTCTCGGCGGCGAGCCGCGGGTTGGGTTCGGCTTGCCGACGGCCAGTGCCGGGCTTCCTGATGGCGAGCATGGTCACTGCTCCTCCTGGATGAAGTAGCCGTTGGGGTCGATGTGCTGGAGGGGCAGGCCTCGGGCGGCGGCGAGTGCGATGCGGCAGTCGGCGAGGCTGGTCTCCTGGTCGGCGAGGTCCACGGGGTCGGCGCCGAGCGGGGTCGCGGTGAACGCGAGGCGGAGGCGGGCCGTCTGGAGGAGGGTCACGGCTGTTCCTTGCGGATCTGGCTGGGGATGCCGAGCGAGCGGCGGAGGTCGTAGTCGGCGAGCCCCTCGACGTAGCCCGCCGCCTGGCTGGCCCTGAAGTCGCGGTCGGCCTGCTGCGGGTCGAGAGCGGCGATACGGGCGCCCGGGGCCTTCGGGTCGTCGAGCCACGGGAGGGCGGTGCGCGCAGTGTCGGGCGCCATCCCGGCGGGGCCGGTGGGCTTGGCGCCGGTGATGACGTCCGGGCCGGGGGTCTGGCCGGCCCAGAGGGCGAAGAACATGCAGGCGGCGGCGAACAGGAGGATGGCCAGCGATGCGGCGGCCAGGGTGCTCACGCGGCACCGCCTGCGGTTTCGCAGCCGTTGCACTCGGCGCGCATCAGGTCGTCGGTCAGAGCCAGCACCGGGCCACCGTGAACGGTGGCGGGCAGGTACTCGCGGAACCGGGCGATGACGGCGGGGGCCTGGCTGTCCGCGCTGGTGGCGGCGTCGTGCAGCAGCTCGGCCACGGCCTTGCGGAGCGCGGCCAACTCGGCGGCGGGCTCCTCCGGGGCGCTGATGGCCAGGGTCGCGAAGACCTGCGCCTCGGCGATCCTGCGGTCCGCCATCGGGTTGTGACCCTCGAAGGTGGTCTCCGGACTAGCGTCGGCATCGACGAGCCGCTGCTCGGCCTTGAGGCGGTATTCGGCGGCGTTCATCAGCCCTCCTCGGGCGGGTTGGGGATGAGGCCGAGTGCGGCCATGAGTTCGAGGTCCGCCAGTGACAGCGGCTCAAGCTGCCGTCCGGCTAGGCCGAGCGCGTGGAGCAGCTCCGCGCCCACCGCGTTCCGCACCCTGGGCGGTGCGTCCGGGAGTTCCAGCAGGGTTTCCGCCAGAGCGGCGGTCGCGGAGGTCATGCCGCACCACTCAGGACCAGCGCCTCGCGGTGCTCCGCCAGCGCCACCCGGACCGCCGTGACACCCAGCGCGTAACCCAGGGCCTCCAGTTCGTCCCGCCGCCACACCTCCGCCTCGTACTGGTCGCGGGGCTCGACGTCGTGGTCGGCGAACTCGCGGAGTTCCTCCGCGCGCTCGTCGAGGGTCTCCATGTCCCGGCCCCACGCCGCATCCATGACGGCCTGCTGGTGGGCGTTCCGCAGCGCCGGGAAGCCGTCGGGGTCGAACTCGGCCACGCGGTGCAGGGCGTCGAACGCCGGGTCCGTGGTGGGGAGGGTCATCAGCCAGAAGGTGCTCACGCCGCACCGCCCTCGACCGCGTCGGCGAGGACAGCGCCCGCCAGCTGGGCGTCGGCGAGTTCCAGCACCGGCTGAGGCGTGGCGAGTTTCCGCAGGCCGTAGCGGGTGACCTTGTCGTAGCGGCGGATGCCCCAGAGGATCGCGTGGCAGGCCCACAGGAATGACCGCTCGTAGTCGCGGAAGCCGAACTCCCACGTCTCGCCGAAATCGAAGCCCTTGAAGTCGAAGGACTCCAGCAGGTCGCGGGCCTCGCGCTCGTCCGGCAGTTCCCTGTTGAGGATCTCCGCGCGGACCGCCTTGCCCAGCCCCCGGGGGGCGTCGCCACACTGGACTGCACTCACGAACAATTCGGTGACGATCTGCTTGAACAAGTCCTCGGAGTACTCCTTCGCGGAGTCCCGGTGGCCGTCGAGCTTCTGCACCCAGTAGTACGGGTTGATCCCCCACTGACGGTCGGCCCGGAAGAACGGGAGCATGTCCCGCTCGCGGGTGAAGGTGTAGGCGTCGCCGTAGTCCCCACGGATGGTGAGGCAGCCGGGCCAGGTGATCAGGTCGAACCAGTACTCGCCGTAGCCGCGCGGGTTGCTGGTGAACCGCAGATGCCGGTACAGATCGTCGTCGTGCAGGACCGTCATCGCATGCTTGGCGGTGTCGTCGGCGAACCGCTTGGCGATGCGCTGCTCACGGTCCTCGGCCGTGATGAACGACGCGGGCTTGGCGGGCGACGTGGCGGGGGCGAAGCTCCGCGGGCGGCCGATCAGCGCCGCGCCCTCGGCCGCTGTCAGCAGCGTGGTGTTCTCGGTCATGAGGCCACCGCCTCAGCCGACGCAGACGCGGCCTTCACGGCGTTGTACTGGTCGACGCCCCACGCGATGGCGTGGCAGGCGAAGAGGAACTCCCACGAGTAGTCGATCAGCCGCCACTCGTCCGTGTAGCGGAAGGACCACGCCTCACCGAACTGCCCCTCGGGCAGGTACTCGAAGTCAGCCAGCGCTTCGCGGGCGGTCTCCTCGTACTCGGTGTTGTACTTGGCGTAGAAGCCTTCGACACTTTCCTGCCAGGCAGCGGTGACGCCGGGAAAGAACTCCTCGGCCGCCTTGAGCTCCTTGGCGACCCGCTCCTTGAACAACTCCTCGGAGTAGCCCTTGATGTCACCCCGACCGGCAGTGACCTTCTCCTGCCAGTAGCCGGGGTTGATGCCTTCACTGCCGGTCTCGCGGAACAGATCGAACATGTCCCGCGTCGGGTGGATGGCGAACGCGAAGCTGAAGCCGTCGCCGCGCAGCATCAGGTTGTGCGGCCACGTGATCAGGTCGAAGCGGTAGAAGCTGCCATTCGGGTCCGTGCACGCGAGGTGCCGGTACAGGCCTTCGTCGTGGAGGATCACCATCTCGTGGCCGGGTGTCTCGCGCTTGAACCTGGCGGCGGATTCCGGGTACTCGGTCATGCGGTCACCTCTTCGGTCTTGGGGTGGGCGACGCCCGGCAGCGGGAAGGCGGTGTCCGCGTCCGCGTCGAGGAAGGCGTGGGCGGTCTCCGGGTGGTGGTTGGCCAGGAGGGCCACCCGGAGCGCCTCCAGCTCGGCGGCCAGGCGCGTCGGGCGGGTCCGAATCGGGTGCAGCACCGGGTATGCGCGGCGGCGCAGAGACTCAATGACGGTCACGACGCACCACCCATCGCGTGCCGCAGGTTGGCGATCATCAGGCGGGCGACGTTCGGGGTATTCGGGTCGTCCTTCGCGGCGTCCTCGAACTCCTCGACCTCCTCGGTCACGCGGCGCTCGAACTCGCGCAGGCGGTCGACCTCGGCCAGCAGCTCCGGGACGGCCTCATGCGCGTCGGCCAGGAACACCGCCACCGGGTCCGCCCAGTCGGGGAACGTCGCGATGACCGTTTCCTCGGCGGTCGCGTCCGGCAGGAACACCTCGGACCGATCCCGGCTGTCATCCGTCGATGTGACGTTCCGGACTCGCCAGCCACCGGCCAGCCAGTCACCCAGCAACGTGCTGCGGATCTCCGCCAGACGCTCCGGCGACAGGGGGACGGGGGTGAGGTCGGGGGCGGTCATGCGAGGTCACCCCCGGCGGTACCGGTGGGGAACTGCACGATGTGCGCGCCAGGGATCGCCGGCCGGTTCCGCGACGGCAGACCGTCACGCTCCAGAGCGGCCACCAGGTCCAACTCGGCCTCGCCCGGGATGACCAGCGTCTGCTGACGGCGCACCCCGCCCTTGTCGAGCTTCGGCGCGAGGTAGAAGTAACGCTTCCCCTTCGCCGTGGGGTGCGCGTGCTCCGAGCCGTCCTTCCACTCCTGCTTCCGCTCGTCCCAGCGGGTGTTGCGCTGGTCGATCAGATAGTCCTTGCGGTACAGGTGCTCGAAGAACCCGCGCTCGCTGACCTGCGGGAAGTGCTGCTTGTGGAACACCGTGGGCGTGATCCCCGGGTTCGCCCCGTACTGGTCGGCGACGCGGGCCTTCGGCGACAGCTTCTGGTTCGTCGCCACGAGCTCGGTGTTCTCGGCCCGCACGTCCTCCAACTCCCGGGCCTGACGGGCCGCGAGCTCCAGAGCGCCGGCGAAGGTTGACGGGACCATGAACTGCTGGGACTGCATGACCTCGGCCTCACGGGTGCGCACCGCGAAGTAGGTGAGGGCGGCGGCGATCTCGGGCTTGTGAGAGTCTCCGCGCATCGCCACGAGGTAGGCCCCGTATCGGGACAGCTCGTAGTCGTTGCCCGTGCGCCCCTTCTGACCTGCGTTTTTCCTGGTAGCAGGAAAATTGGCGTCGATGTTGATGCCAGCAAAGCGGGCGGCGGTCATGGCCTGGTCGATGACGCGGGCGAAGTTCTCCCACTTGCTGTAGCCCAGGAAGGGCTGCAACTCGCGGGCGATCCAGTACTCGGAGCCGTCCTCGCGGAGTCGGCGGATGGTGTCGAACGGGGACTGCCCGTCCGGTGCGATCATGGGGAGCACGTAGCCCCCTCCTTTCGCTTCACGGTGGTTCGGGAGGTGTTGCGTAGGCCCCTGCTGCCGGAGGTGAGATTCCGGCGGTGGGGGCCGAAGCCGTCTAGCGGCCGGCGGAAACGGGCTGGCGGCGGGCGCGGCGCTGCTGGGTGGGGACCAGTGGCTCGGGCTCGGGCTCGACGGGCTTCGGCGCCGTGGCGGCTGCGTAGCGCTCGTCGAGGTAGGCGTCGATGTCGGCGATGCGGTAGGCCAGCTTTCGGCCGAACTCGACGCCTATCGGGCCGACGCCCCTCTGGCGCCACTTGTAGAGGGTGGTCTTGCCCTGGCCGAGGCGGTTGGCGGCCTCCTCAAGCCACACGTAGCCGGCCGGGGGCGGCGGCTGGACCTTGGGCGTGCGGGGCATTTTGGTTACTCCTTGTCGGTGGGGGGTTGTCGTGTGGACGGATCGTCCCGTTCTGGAGACGACGGGGGCGCGAAAAGAGGGTTGATAGTGACCCCGAGCGTCTCCACGATGGCGATTACTTCGTCCACGTCAGCGGTTTTCTGTCGTCCACTGAGGAGTCCGCCGATGAGGCCGGGCTTGCAGCCGCTCGCTTCAGCCAGGGTTCGGACGGAGTAGGGGGCTCCCCTTCCGGGGTGGTCCATGACCCACCTGAGGATCTTTCGATCACGTAGGGCGTAGCGGCGGCTCAATTGATCTCCAGTGATACAGAGTGCCTTTGACTGAGACCAGTTAAGCATGTCGTGGACGAATCGTCCACAGAACAGGACGGCCGAATCCTGAGTTTCGGCACGCTTCTCGGGTGGATAGCATGGATCTGTAGACGATCCGTCTACGATCCAGGATGGTTGTACGGCCTGACGTGGGACTTTCCAGGATCTTGCGGGCATCGATAGAGACAGTCGGTATTGATGTGAACCGAGAGGAAGAGGACATGACGGCTCCGGCCCCCACCCCGGACCTCGCCGCGACCGAACCCTCCCCCGTGGGCGCACTGTCCGCGCTCATCCAAGCGGCGAACGACGCCGGGCTCTCCTATCAGCGCATGGCCGACCAGGCGATCGACCCGGAGACCCGCACGCAGGTGTCCAAGCAGTACCTGCAGAAGCTCGTCAAGACTCCCCCCTTCAATCCCCCGACCGCCCCGCAACTCAATGCGATCGCCGCCGCACTCCGCACGTCGGAGCGCCGAGTGAAGGCGGCTGCCGCCGCCCAGTGGCTGGAGTACGAGGCCACGGAACTCGCGGGCTACGGAGAAGAAGTGCGCATCATCGTCGCCCATCTCGCCGGGAAGCCGCCGGCCGAGGTGCGCCGCTGGCGGAGGATGATCGAGGCGTCCGAACAGGACGACGACGAGTAGACCGCTCCTGACATCAAGTGCACCTCGCGTGACGTGTTCTGACGCACTATCATCAGATTCCCCCAAATGGCCGGTTGTGACCCGGATGGGTGAGGAGTAAATTCCGCCATCACGCGCCGCGCACAAAACGTTCACCTGAGTGATCGTTCCTGCGGTGACTGGTTCATGCACAGGGGGCAACACATGCTTGAAGGTCTCTTCCAGTTGGCCGACCTCGACAGCGAGGAGCCCGTGCGTATGAGTGAGCGCCGAGGCAACATCACTGTCGATCTCGCCCGGACGCTCTACACCGCAAAGGGCAGGGACGGGCTGAACGGCGCCGTCAAGGAAATGCTGGAGAGCGGCAAGTGGTACCAGCTCTGGCGCGGCGAGATCGTCTCGATGCAGTCGTCCACGACGCCACGGCCTGCCAGCGCCCCCGAACTAGTTGCCGCGCAGGAGGGTCCCCGCGAGTTGCCCAAGGGCGAACCAAAGATCATAGTGCGGTACGTCCTCGACGAACTCCTCGACGACGGAGAGGTCCGACTCGGGCAGGACCGCGGCCTCGTCGTCTTCTCACTGTCTCCGACCTGCTTCACGCCCGAGGGCCTGGCATGTGACGCTGTCGGTGCCCTCACGGCAGCCGCGCAGGGAATAGTGGAAGGCGGGCAGTGGATCCAGGTCTGGGACGGCGAAATCATCACCATGTACGACGGCGAAGATGGGGGCGGCACGGATGGCCGGATACATCGAGGACCGCTGGTACCGGAAGGGTCCGCCTGACCCCGAAACCGGTAAGCCCACCCGCGAAGAGACCGACCTGCACGGCGTAGGAATGCGGTACAAGGTCGCAGGCATCCCGGGCGTCCGTGCGCGGTCCTTCCCCGAGAAGCGGCTCAAGGACGCTCGGGCATGGCTTGCTGACGCACAGAGCAAGAGCCGCGCGGGAGAGTTCATCGATCCGCGCCGCGGGCAGATCCTGCTGGTCGACTACATCGAGCAGCACTGGTGGCCGACGATGACCGGCGACCCGGCAACGCTGGAGACCATCGCGAACCGGGTTTGGGGTCACATCGTTCCGCGCCTGGGCCAGTTGTCGCTGAATGCCATCAAGGTGGAGCAGCTACGGCGGTGGCTCAAGGATGTTGAGGCGGACATCGGCCCGAGCACCATCAACGCCGTGTGGGGCTACCTGTCGGTGATCCTCACCGCCGCAGTTGAGGGCGAGCGCATTCCGCGCAACTACTGCAAGTCCTCCAGCGTGAAGCCACCTGCGGTGCCTGAGCGCAAGGCCCGCGCCTGGACCAGGGAGCGTGTGTTCGCGGTACGGGAGGCCATCGACCCGCGGTACCGCCTCATGGTCGACCTCGGAGTCGGCGCCGGCCTGCGCCAGGGGGAGATGCTCGGCCTGTCCGTCGATGACATCGACACCCACGCGGGTGTGATCCGTATCCGGCGCCAGGTCCGCAAGGTGGACAACAAGCTGGTCTTCGCTCCACCCAAGCGCGGCAAGAGCCGTGTTGTGCCCTTGTCGCAGCACCTTCACGCCCTTATCAGCGCGCACATGGAGGCGCGTCCGCCCAAGAAAGTGGAGTTGCCCTGGATCAACTCGGCGGACCCTGAGACGGACAAGCAGATCAAGGACTGGGCGCCGCAGACGCACGAGCTGATCCTCACCAGCCCGTGGGGGAAGGCGATCCGGCGGGACAGCTGGAACCGGCTGGTGTGGAAGGAGGCATTGGTCGGGGCCGGCGTCATACCGCCGCCCATGACGCGCAAACAGCCCGTCAGGGGCACGAACAAGTTCCGGACGGTGAAGAGTTATGCGGAGAGCCGCCAGGACGGTCTGCATGCCACCCGGCACACGTTCGTGAGCCAGCTGCTGGGCGCCGGGACGTCGATCGTGGCAGTATCGAACTACGTGGGCCACAAGGATCCGTCGATCACGCTCCGGATCTACGCGCACATGATGCCCGAGTCGGATGAGCGCGGGCGGGCCGCGATTGATGCCTGGTTCGAAGGCGAATCCTAAAAGATCTCCCCATCCGCTCCCTGGCTGTAATGGATCAAGCAAATCGGGCCCCTTCCCGGCACTCCGGGAGGGGCCCGCATCATGTTCAGCGAATGCCCAGCGAGGCCAGTACGCGGCTCTGACCTGGGCTTGGATGGGTCGGCCAGTACAGGTAGCAGACCCCGCCGGTGCCGCTGCGGATCTGGCCGGCGGCGTTGTAGCGCCTGGTCCTGAGCCAGATGGTCTCGAACTGGATTCATTGGATCCCGCATCAGGGGTGATATTCCGTCGCAGCCGCCTCAACCGTCTGACCTGCTAAGACTGACTGAGACTGAGTGAGATTGAATCGGCGCGAGTGAGCTATTTCCTGCCCCCCATCCGCTCCCCGGCGATGCGCCACTCCCCCACCACTCCCTGGAAACCGGCCACTAACTGGCTTCTGAGCAGCCATCGAGCAGTGCCGGGGCGCCGCCCCCCGGAATCCA